AGGCTGGCGCGCGGGCGGCGTGCGAGTGCTAACTGCCGTTCCCCAGATACTCATTCAGCAGGTGACCGCGAACCTCGTCATTGCTGAAGGTTTCGACGAGCTTTCCGTCCAGACAGAGGTTTCTGACGCGATACTGGAGTACATTAACAATCTTGGTATTTCAGGAGATGTGCTCCGCAACCGGCTTATCGAAATCATCATGAGCGTTTCGGGGGTCACGAATACCACGCTCACGCTGCCAGCTATCGACGTCATTATCTTAGACGACCAACTCCCGCGGACAACAGCGGGCAACGTGACACTCACCTAATGGCTTGTCTGAATGTCGCCCGACTGTCTGGACGCGTAGCCCCTTCCGGCTTCACGCGGATGCGCTACGGTGTGTCTCATGTCTGATATCTTCACGGGCTTCGTGCCGCCGCCGCTTGAGGATTTCTCGACCACCACGGTGGCCGTGGATTCTATTCAGCCGTCGGTGGTGGACGACGATGGGGGGAACGAGGTGTTCCTCATCGGCACGTTCAAGAACGAGCCCGCTCAAGTCCTCATCACGCGTGAGGCCTTGACGTTCGAGTGCTACAGCGGTTCACGTGGGCAAGGGAACCGGCCCGTGCCTCTTGCGGGCAACGTCCTTCGCGTAGTCATGCCCCCGATGCCCATCGGCGCGGACTTCACTGTCGAGGTCATACAGGGAGCCTCCTCGGGATCGCTGCCCCAAGGACTCGTTGTGGCCGCGAGGAGCTGGCGCTCGAAAGTGTTTGAACTTCGCCGGGCATTTCCTCCAAGAATGCGGACGGGCGCCCGCAGTTTGAATACGGTGGCCGCGCTCCTCGGTGCGCTGCCTCCAGTGGCGGACTTCGAGTCCCCCGACACACAGCAGGTGGACAGCTTTGAGGCGTGTGAGGGGTGGACCGGGTTCTGTGAGCCCGATTTTGACGCGCCAAGCACACAGTTCTTGGACAGCTTCGAGGCGACATCGGGGTGGACTGGCATCGTCGTGCCTACGCCTGACTTCGATGCTCCTGATACACAACAGACAGAGAGCTTTGAAACAGCGAGTGGGTGGACCTGATGGCGTTTGTAGATTGGGATACGGTTAAGTTTGTAAACAGCGGTCCCCCAGCGTTCATAGGTGGTGACGAGGGGACGCAGCAAATAAACGCTTCGCTCGGTAGTCCGCTCACTCTGAACGGCGCGGATTGTCGACGCTACGCGCAGTCGAATACGAATGGAGTCCACAACACAACATTGACGTACAATCTTGAGGAGATCGCACACCCCGATTTCTTTCAATATCCCGATACGGCTGCCATCTCAGTGCGTGCCTGGATCCGCTCCGCTACGAACAACAATGAAAAGTGCGCGGTTGGTATCCACGTCAAAGGTGGTCTCGGGGGTTCGAGCAGCAGCAACAACTACCATTCTGGCCTCTGCATGGGGATGGGGGGTCGGACTGGCGGAAATGCGAATAGCGATAATGGGTTTCTCGGCTTCGCGGTGAACGGAACGAACGGTGGAACACTCGGGTCGCCTCTCTATACAGATTTAGTCAACATCGGAGTGAGCACGTGGGTGCAAGTTAGGATTGACGTTATCCCGACCAAAAACGGACCCACCGTCGATCGCGACACTGTCCGCGCCTACTACAACTCTGGCACGGAGGCCACGCCTGTCTGGACATTGTTGCAGGAAGTTGTGGTCGGCCCCGGTGGGAGGTTCGTTCCCTACGGCACAGCGTCGTGCCGCGTAGGGTTTTGGATCACTATGCGAGAAAACTTCAACAATCTAAGGAACCAGTGGATCGACGGTTTTGATGCACGGAGGGTAAACGTCTGATGGCTGGCGTCCTCGAAGCTATCACGCGCGCTATCGGCGGGCTGCTCAACGAGCTCGGTGGGGTGCGGTTCACGCGCTCCACGGTGGCCGCTGCCGTTACTGATACAACGCTCACCGTGGAGACCACGAACGAGTGGCCTGACTCGGGCGTCATCGTGGTCAATAGCATCGTCCACCTCTACGCGAGCAAGACGCTCACGACGCTGGACGGCATCACGCACTTCGAGGGTGTTACGGAGGTCACGGGGCTCAAGGGGGACGTTGCCGTCCTGTCCGACGTCATCGACTTCTCACGGGAGTTTAGTGACCTTGACAAACTGCGCCTAAGTTTGTTTGTGGACAGTGCGGTGGGGGCGGACTTATCGACGCTCGGTCGCAACCTTGGCGTTGGTCGGCCCCCTGAACTCTCTGATGACGATGTGTTCCGCGAAGTTATCAAAGCTTTAGCGTACACACCGAAGGGAACTATCTACGCGCTGGAGTTGGCTCTCACAGCTTTCTTTGGTGCTGGTAACTTCGAAGTCTACGAGAACCTCGTTGTCACTCCCAACACGGTGTTCATTCGCATCACGGGCGGCATTTTACTGCTGACCACGGTGTCGGAGGGCAAAGCCTACGTAGGGGTGGATTTACCATTGGCGTTAGACGACGCTGCAAAAGAGGTAACGCTCGCGGAAGCATCCCTCGTTGGCATCTTTGCCAGCGCGCTGCTCGCCGACGAGCTTGGAGAGTTTGAACTACTCACCCAACTACCCAGTGTGTTCACTGAGATTCGCTACACTGGTGACGCGGGGATAGCTGTCTGGACTTTTTCAGGCACTGGCAGCGAAGGCGTTGAAGTGGCCAACGTAGCCGCAGACGACGGCGTCACGCAGTTTGATATGACAGGAGGCGCTGCGTCTGGACTCTACACGCACCACGCCCGTATCCAACCCGAGTCGGCCAATGCCTATTTGGACGCGCACTTGCGCTTCGCTGCGCTCACGTCTAACGGGAACCAAAACTTTACGCTCGACCTTGCCGATGGGGCCCGCCTGCTGCGTATCGTGTTCGAAGACGCCGGTGGGGGGGACGTTGCCGTTGGTTTTGGAAACTCGTCTGGAAACTTCATTGCAGGTAGCAGCGACTTCACCGCTGACGAGTACGCAACCTACGCTATACACAAAAAGGCAGAGGACCTCGTCGCGCTCACCCGCAATGGCGTTGTTGTCCAGACGCTCGCTCATGCTTCGTTTTCGGCCACGACCGAGACCTCTTTCGTATTTGGCGTCACGGCTGCCACCGAGCTTCCAGACATTTTCGTCAAGAGCGTCAACTTTAACGCAGAGACCTCGACGGACTATTGGAATGTGCGAGGCACGGTTGCGGACACCCTGGCCGCTGCTCCGTCGACTCTGGACACAAACTCCGCCAATCTCCTCGCCGCCGACGTGGGCAGCGCGGTGCGCACCTTCGATTCGCAGGTAACCAATGCGCAGGGGGGCAACAACAACGGCACTTGGGTGGCCGCTACTTTTGTCGACGTAGACAAGGTCACACTTGTGGGCCGGGAGAAAGACCGCGCCTTCGTTGAAACCGCGCATGTGGCTCGCGTTACTGTTGTAAACGATGACGACGCGTTCAAGTTTCCAGACGACCAGGGCAAAACGCTCGAAGTGTTGGGCGCCGGTCCTAACGCGGGGAGCAGTTTGGCCACACACGTTCTCGATACGCTCACAGGTTTCCCCTTCCAGCCAGGAGAAGAGGGGGCCTCTGGCGAGTGCCTCGTTGTTGGTGCGGCTACCGGCACGAGTGGGACCAACGGGGCTGTAAGTTCGGGAGCGCCTGATAGGTTTGTAGACGCTACTGCCAGCGCATTTGTGCCTGGAGATATCGGCCGCGTCATTCTCGTGCCGTTGGCAGCTAATCCGACAAACACCGGCGTGTTTCAAATCACCGCTTACATTTCCGCTGATGAAGTGGAAGTGAACAGCGTCAGCATTGGCCAATCGTTTGTCACTGAGACCACCATCACGTGGGAGCTTCGTGAGTCCTCAGGTTACGTAACTGAATCTGGGTTGACGGTGCGTCTGGACCCCAACTTTGTTGATGAGACCGGTACGCTCGCGTGGGAGTTGTCCGATGCTGGATCGGTCGCGGGTTTGGTGGCGACGTTGCGAGACAACCCTCCGTTCAACTTCACAAACATCGAACTCATCATGCGGGTGCGGTACACGATGGTGCTGAGCGCTCAAGCGCTAATCGATAGCTCTGACGACACCACGCCCATTCCAGCGACCGATCCCGTAGAGTATACGCACTATCCGTTTTTTCTACCGTCGAGCACGCTCGGAGCTTTTGAGGCGTTCATCGACGAGCTAACTGTTGCTGGTGTGATCCCCGAAGTCAGTTCCTGAGGCCAATATGCAAAACCAAGTCCGTGTAGAAAACAATGAGCGCATCGACCGCAGCGACTTTGAAGCTATCGCGCAGGTGACTCCGCAGGACCACGCTGTCGAAGGTCCAGCGAACTTTTCCACAAACCCAGCGGGCACGCGCGCATGGATTGTGGGCGGGTTCAAAGCAGACAACCCGACAGCTGCCCAACTCCGTGTGCAGTTGGGTGTGGCCATTCTCGCTTTTCGCAATAAGGGAGCCGTGGCCTATGGTGCCTTGACGACGTCAGGGGACGCACAGAAGATTCTGGACCTGGCTGGCTTCGCTGATGGCACGTACAACATTTATGTGCGCTTTGAGTACGTCGACGGCACTTTTGAAAATCGCGTGTTCTGGAATCCGGCGACACCCGCCGAGTTTACGCAGAGCATCCCCACGAAACGTCTCGCTAACTGGAGCCTACGCGCTGGTTTGGTTTCTCCGGGAGCGGATTGGCTCCAGACCGCTGAGGTCGTCGTCCTTGCGGGCGCCATCACGGCTATTACCAACAAGCGCCCCCTCTACTTCGAAGGCCTAGAGTTTGTCGCGACAGCAGCGTCTGGAGCAGCGGCTGTGATGGGGGCCCCGGGTGCTGGGGTTATCCCTGTTACAGGCCTCACGGGTATGACGGCCGCGTCACGTGGAAAATATTTACACCTCCCAAACGGCACTGGCCTCAACGCTGGCTTGCACCGCATCGTCGCGCGCACGTCTGCCGCCGAAGTCGATATCGACGACAAAGGCGCCACCGTTCCAGGTTCAGAGGCGGTAGGAGACTGGGCAGAGACCGATAGCTTCCGCTCTGCGTGGGGCACTGCAGCTGACCGCAATGACGACCGTGGTGGCCCAAACGGTATCCAGGACCTCCAGACGTTTGTCGCATTTGTTATGAAGAAGCTGGAAGAAATCCAGACAGGTGACAACCCAATCGACTATCCAGGCAGTCGAGTTTGGGACGACACTCCAGACAGCCTCGATAACAAACTGAGCCTAAACGGTAACCCGAGTACGAAGCCTTTGGGTTCTATTGTGTTTGATACCGATGAGCAGGCCACCCTGCCTTCAAGTGGCGACGACATCACTATCGGCGCCGGTGTTCTGGACCTTGCGGGCAGCGCCGAAATCTCGATGGGCACAGGGCCGCTGCAGATGGCTGGCGGCGAGCTCACGATGACGGGCGCCAGCAACATCGCCATCGACGGAACCGGGAGCTTGACCATCGCTAGTGCCGGCGCTGTCCTGAACGGTGACGGGGTGCTGACCCTTAACGGTACGGGTTCCGGGGGGATCGTTCTCAACAACGACGGAAGCATCACCCTCAATGGTACGGGCTCTGGCGATATCACCGTCAATGACGACGGGGACATTATCCTCAACGGCAGCGGCTCCAGCAATATCACCGTCAACAACAGTGGGGACATCACAGCCAATGGCGGCGAAATAAAAGCGGTGGGCGCCGCTGCGCTTGTCCGAGCGGTCGACGGTTCAGCATCAACGACGCTGAACCCCACCGACGTTACGATAGCGGACACGGGCGCAGGCGTCGTGATAGGACCCGCGCTAATCACCTCCTCAGTAACTGAGACGGTTACGCAGGGCGCTACCGACAAGAGATTCCTCAAAATATGGTCAAAAGATATTGACCTCAGCGGCGTGCTTGACGTCGGGACTTTCCTAGACCTGACGGGCGGCAGCGCCGTCACTGGCGACGTGCTTCCGTCAGCGGGCACATACAAGCTGGGTACGCCAGGGAACCCGTGGGCTGAGGTGAATGCGGACGAAGTGGATGTGACCAACATTTACGTTGGCGCAGACGCAGTACGCGTACAGGCGATATCTGACGTCGTAGTAGTGGGGACCAGCATAGCTGGTGAGGGTGCAGGGTTGTCGGTGATTGGAGGCGACACCATCACCGGAGCGAGCGCGGAAATCCTTTCCTTGCAGACAGAGTATGTGGGCACCAAGACAGCGGGCGCATCCGCGAAAACTGGCGTGACGTTAGCCACAGCTACTCAGATGAACATGATGCGTTTCGTCGATGAGGACGCCACTATCACCACGGGGAGCAGCGCGGCGCCGACGGCAGACGTCACTATGTGGTTTGACAAGGACCACATCAGTGCCCACTCGGGATCAGTCAGAGTCACGCTACGGAGCGGCGCCGATGAAATCGCTGGGTGGATTCGGGTGTACGGGCGACCATAGGAGCGGCATGACCAACGAAGAGAAACTACAAGCGCTGCGCGCATCGCACGGCGAAACGCTGCCTGCTTCGGCAAAGCCTGTTTTCCAGAAATGGGAATCCACCATCGTGTCGGCTAACGGCTTAGTTCAAAAGCTGACTTACTTGGAGAAGCAAGTTGTCACCCACCGGGAGTCGCTTTTAGTGGCCCAAGGCGGCGTGAAGGTTTTAGCTGATATGTTACTTGACGTCATTAACGCCAAAGACAAAAAGGATGACGTCGACAAAGACGCCACCGAGACTGAGACTCCACCCAAACCAACGGACAGTTGATATGGACAACAACGCACCTTTCGCCCTTTCAAACTTGCTCAGCCAGCAAAACGTGCTCATCGTCGTAGCTGCGTGGTTCACTCTGGAAATACTGAAGACGCTGTTCAAATCGTTTTGGGCGGGGCCCATCGGTCAGAAACTCATCGTCGTCATGTCGGTGCCCATCTGTCAGATTGCTGTCTGGACAACTGTAGCCTGGCAACCCACAGCTACGTATGGGGAACGAGTGGTGTTGGGTCTTGTGCTCGCGGCGGTGACGGCGAAGGGCCACACCATATTCAAACGTTTTGGGTTGCTCAAATACTTACCTGTCCTCGGGGTCAAACTCAAAGAGAACGGCACGCCACGCGATGAGTAAGCTGCGAGCAGCGGCCACCTGGCTGCGCCTTCACTGGTACGTGCCAGGCACGTTCGCCGTCGGCATTCTCAGCATGCTCGCCGGCATCGCACTTCAACGTCGGTTCAACAGCCCGCTCGACACAGTGAAAGATGAGCTGAAGGCCATCGACTCTGTGGCCGAGACGACTAAGCTCGTCCAGATGGAGGGCGTCGAGGCGGCGTCCAGACACCTGGAGAAAACCCATGCCGAAACTATCAAAGAAGCTGATGACCGAGCGACCGCTAAAGTGGCTCGTCTTCGCCATAAGCCTTCTGCTCTCAGCAAACACCTCGTTCGCACAGGGGAGCGCCTCCGACGAGAACGACGAAGACGAACTCAACGCGATTGAGGTGCATCTAGGTGAGCCGGCACCTTTCTCGGGCCAGCTGCTCACGTTTTCGCTCGCATCCGAGCTCAGCGTGGGGGTGGAGCATTGCGAAGAAACGCGAGTCCTGGAGAGCGACCACGCGACACGGCGCGAGAAGTTGGCCGTGGCGGTTGTCAGAGGTCCTCTGGAGGTCGACAACCGCGCGCTGAAGGGAAAGCTGCGGGTGATTGCAGCAGCGCTCGAGGAGGCGCGCAAACAGCGTGAGATCCCAGTCTACGAGGAGCCGTTGCTCGTAGGGCCCGTCGCCTTTTTCGTTGGTGTGCTGGTGGCGGGCGTGCTGGCGTACGCGGGCGTCTGGGCAGTAGGTCAACTGCGTCCCGCTATACCACCTGCAGAACCTACGCCTTGACCTAGCGGGCAATATGCCCTAGCTATAGACAGAACATAAAAAGAGCCGGCGCTACCCACCATAAGTCGCGCCGACTCTAAGAATCACATGGCGACGGGAGTATGCCGCAACGGCTGTCTCGGCGCTAGGAGGCGCCGTGGACAAACATCTCTCTTCGTCGATGACCGATCTGCTCAACGAAACCGAAGCGAACCGACGCATTTCGTTCAGCATTGGATTCCTCGACATCTGCCAACGCAAACACCTCGATGCGCTCGTGTTGACGCAACTATTCGACAACCTCGCGCGAGCTCGCCGAAGTGAGCACGTGTGGGAACTGCGCGACAACAAAGTTTTTGTCGAGGCTACCTACGCGCGCTGGTGGCAAGAACTCAGGTTGGGTCGCAAGGCTGCTTACCGAGTGTTGCAGCGTCTGGACAAGCTAGAGCTGATTGAACGGCGCACGTGCAAACGGACTGGCGGAGGTACCGCGCTGTTTGTTCACGTCCGCGAACAAACATTATCCCAAGCTTGGCTCGCAGTGCAGGAAGGTGGCCTTTTTGACCCTCCACCGCAGGAATAACCCGGATGGGACAAAACGTCCTTTCCGGGATGGGACAGAACGGGATTTCCCTTTTTGTCCTTTCCTTGCCTGCGCCACTAATAACTAGCTGATCGTTTAACTAATAGATTTGCTTAAAGAAGAAGAGCAAAGACATTTGTCTTGACGAGGTTTTAGCAATGAACTGGGCAGGAAACCAACAAGCGCTAGGAGCACCCTCGGCCTTCGGCCTCGGGGCTCCAGCGCCCATCCTTGCGGACGGTTTTTCTGAAACGATTTTCGAAGTAGGCAACACCTTCTGTCGGATTTACGGAGCCCCTCCCTACTTGCAGCAGCTTCTCGCTTTCCACACCAGATACCCGTCTGACGTTGCGCTCCAGCAGACGGAGGGTTGGAAGCCTCCTGAAGCGTACATCGGCGAAGACTACTGGGACGGCTGGATCCATCTCACGCGCTTTCCCGCTCAAGGACCAGGGATAACCCCAACGGGTTTGCTCGACCTTTGCCAGTGGGTTTGCCAGCGCTATGGCTTTGCGTTCTCTATCGACGACAGCAGAGAGGTTCCGCTTGACGGCCTTCCCGACCTCCACACACCTGTCGTCGACCGCGACTACCAGCTAGCTGCTGTGGAGGCTGCGCTCCGAGAAGGACGTGGCGTTCTCGATATGCCTCCACGCTCGGGAAAAACTCGTACAGGTATTGAAATCCAACGGCGGCTAGCGCTGCCCGCTATTTGGATTGCTCCGACGACAAACATCGTCAAACAAACCGTGCGCGCGTTCAAAGGATTTTTCGGTGAGAACTACGTTGGGCACCTAGTTGGCGCGAGCAACTGGCGTGGCGAGGTGCACTGTCGTGTTGTCATTTGCACGGCAGCGACGGCAAGAGACCTTCCCCCCGAGTTTTTCGCGACGCGGGACATGCTCTTCATCGACGAGTTTCACCATTGCTTTAGTCCCACCACGCTGGTAACTACACCTACTGGTCCACGAGAGATTCAATGCCTGCGGGCGGGTGATGAAGTATTTGCTGATACGGCGGAAGGGGTAGTTCCCCGTAAGGTTGCGCGCGTCTGGAAGCGCACGCCGCCACCAACGATGTTGCGTATTGGCACGACGGTAGGAACGATGGAGGTTACAAGTGAGCACGAAGTCTTCACCTCAGATGGTAAAAAACGCGCCGGTGATCTTCGAGTTGGGAGCATCGTTCACGTGCTCGAAGTGCGGCCGGAAAATCAAGCGGCGCGGTCCGTTTCTCCTGCACGAGAGGGTTTGCCAGGGCCCCAAGAAGAAAACCAAGCCGTGCCCTATTTGCGGCGTCGAGGTGAAGCTCAAATCGCTGGGGGGACACGTGCTGACGTGTTCGGGGCGGAATCCTTTTGCGAACCCCGCGGTGCATCGACGCGCGATGAAGGTCCGCTCCGAGAATCAGAGTTATCGACAGCAACTCAGCGAGCGCATGCGCGAGAAAAATCAAACGCGTTCCCCCACCAGTCGTGCGCGAATGACGGCGGGAATCCAGCGAGCGATAGCGGACGGGCGAATGGTGGCTTACGGGCGTGGCACAGGAGGCAAAGGTTCGGGCCCAACTTTGTCAGAGCGAAAAGCTTGGAAGATCCTCAAGCCACTGGGTTTCGCGCGCGAGGTGGTGGTGAAGACCGGGAACAAAAAGGGCGAGGGAGCGACTTGGTACAGCCTCGATTTCGCGCTGCTCTCTCGGAAAGTTGCGGTGGAAATCGACGGGTCGTCCCATCAGAATCGGCGGGATGTCGACGACAGGAAGGATGCTTTTCTTCTGGCGATCGGTTGGGCGGTGATTCGTGTTCCCGCGAATCAAGTCGAGGCGGCAGCCGAGTGGTTGCGGGTGAGGTGCTCAGCGTCGAGATTTTCCCGTCGACGTGTGCTGCGGTTTACGATCTCGAAGTAGAGCACGACCACAACTATTTCGCAGAAGGGGTCAAAGTCTCCAACAGCGCCGCGAAGACCTACCACGAGCTCGTCGCCAAGTGTCCGAGCATCTACTATCGCTACGGCATGACGGGGACGTTCTTTCGCTCGGGCGAGGACGCACTTGCGATGCATGCCGTTCTTTCAAAGACCATCTACAAGGTCACGGCCGAAGAACTCGTCGAGCGTGGCTACCTCGTGCCCACCGACGTTTGCTATTTACCGGTCAACGGTCCTCGGGCGAAGGGCGGCCCCACGTTCCAGACGGGTTGTGGCAAGAACGGCATCTATCAACATGAATATCGCACTGACCTCGCTGCATGGGCCACACAGGTGCTCACCCACCACGGGCACAAGGTGCTCGTCCTCGTCGGGACAAAAGAGCAAGGCAACACTATTCTGGATCGACTTAAGCATCAGTACCCGACGCCAGCAGGTAGGCAGTTTCGGGCTGTGGAGTTTGTGAGCACCAATCGGCCAGCACACATTTGTCAAAACATCATCGACACCTTTGCAGAGAGCTCGGCCATCCAGGTGCTAATCGGCACGAGCATGGTCGGAGAGGGCACTGACCTGCCAAACACTGCCGCCTGTGTTTACTGCCCAGGCCAGAAAGCGGAAGTCCCTCTCATCCAAGCTGCGTATCGAGCGTGCACCGCAGTGCCTGGTAAGACCCGCGCGCTCTTCGTTGATTTCTCGGATAGACACCACCGAACCCTTATGGATCACAGCCTTGAGCGGTTGAGTGTGTTCTGGAAGGAAGCTACATTTAACGTTGAGGTTCTTGAGGACGCATCTTTTTTTGGCGCCTGGGTTGCAAACCGGCCGCGTTGAGTGTTGTTCGTAAGTAAGAGCCCTTGACGCCCGTCGCGCTGGCTCCCGGTGCGGCGGGCATTTTTTCTTTTTTTGTCTGGAGGATTTTATGGTGATGCCTACCGTTGATGCACGCGCTCTAGCCCGAGCACAGGAAGCGGTTGCTATCAGCGACCCCGAACATCTGATTAGGTTTCTGCAGGGCAGTGACCGCACGTACCTCGTGTTCCACGCTCCGACGCTGGTGCGAGGACTTCCTTGGCCCACCGGCGTCGACGCGCTCATGCAAGTTGTGCACGCGTACAACAGCCAGCGCAATGTCGAGAAGACGGGTTACGTTGTCGACGAGCAAGTGGCTGGTGGGTCCGCGGTGGGCGCACCCATCTTCAAGGATGACAGGCTTTGGCTTGATGAGATTGACAACGCCATTGCCCAGCTGCAACGGCTCAAGGCCCAACATCAAGCTGACTTGAAGAAACGGAGCGCACGACGTGGGTAAAAACAATGGGCCGGAATCTGGGTTCTTGGACAAGCTCAAAGGAAAGCAAATCGGCATCGTTTTCGTCGGCGACGAAAAGGTGTCTGCGACGACGCCCATCAAGTTCCTGCGCTGTCAACTCTTGTGGGTCGACCGTTACAGCTACGGCGTTGAACTTCCGCCCGACCCCCACAACCGCCAGGAGATGATTCCTAAGCACGCTGTTGCGCGTCTTTTCCTCGTCGAGGGGACTGGGTTCGAGCGCGGATGAGTAGCGATCTTGCGGTTCAACTGCTCGCAGATTGGAGTTATTACCGAACCCTCACGAAGCATTTCCATACGCTGCAAGGCAAGGGTGCTCGCATCGGACCGAAGAAGATGACCCCCGAGCTTCGCGCGCTTCTCGACGACCTTATCGTATGGTGCCGGGAAAAACGGCTGGAGCCGCGGCTGTGGCTGTTTGCGTTGTTCAAGAATCGCAGTTGGGTGGGGGCACCGAGTTTGCTCCGCGGCCACCTCCTGAGCGAGAAGCAGATTTTCCGTTATCGACGAATGCGGGGTATCGGTTTTTTTGGGCGGCGGGTGCGCGCGACCGGTCGCGACGCCGCTGCCGAACAGGCTTTCGATCCTAACCGGGACCTTGCCCACACAGTCGAAGCGATGAAGCGCCAGTATGTCCAGACGGGGAAAGCTCAAGAGTGTCTGGAACAAGTTTTGGAACGCACGCTGGGGTTCCACCCCGCGTCCAAGGTGTGCTGGGCGTGCCCGCTGCGGGATCGATGCTCAATACGGATTCAGAGCTACGTGATGTTCGATATTTTGGCTTTGCGTGAAGGGCGTTTGTCGTCGTCACAGGCAGAGTCCATCTCGCGGAGAGTTCATGGATAGGCGCGCCGTCACTCTCATACAGCAGCGCCCGCAAGCGACGCCGGCAGCAGAAGACCTCGGTAGCGCATTTGGCGTTGTGTTCCAGGGCATGCTCATCCGGCTTCTCCTAGAGGACAGCGCCTTCGCCAGACAGGTGGCCAAGTACCTTCAGCCTAAGTTTTTTCAGAATGAGGCGATGGCGTGGGCCTTTGGTTTCGCGCAGTGGTACTCGGAAACGTACGGAACGTTCCCGACGCTGCTCGTGGTCCTCGACCAGGTGCGCACCCTCGATGCCAACATCCAGCCCATCTTTGCGGCTGTGCTCAATGGTGTCCGCGAGCGCCCAGTTACTGACGAGCCCTGGTTACGCGACAAGACGATGGATTTTATCAAGCGCCAGGTTTTTCGTGACGCGTTCATTGACTCGCGCGACTTGTTCAACGCGGGCAAGGTCGACGACGCGTACGACCTTATGCAAACGCGTATGGACTCGCTGCATTCAGTCGCGTGGGAAAGCCCAGACCGGCAATGGCTTATGGACGAGCTTCCTGACCGGCACATCCGTCGTCAGTCGCTGGAGATGCAGGGCAGACACACGGGTACGGGCATTCCGCTCCTAGACAAGACGCTCGACGGCGGAGCTCACCCGGGATTTCTCGGCGTGTGGCTATCCAGGCCGAAGGCGGGCAAGACGACGTTCCTCGTTAACAAGGGCGCGGTGGCCCTGCGCGCGTACAACCGAAAGGTGCTGCACATCCCGCTCGAAGGGTCGGGCGAGTACATCGCCGATCGCTACGATACCGTCTTCACTGAGGAGCTCTACACGAACGTCCGTCGAGGAGAGATCGACGCCCCCCGTTATGCGCTGGCCTATCAAGAGATGCAGATGCTCAGGCAGCAGTGTGTCGTGCGCGCGTTCACTGACGAGTGGGACTTCAACATGACGCACATCTGGAATGAGATGCGCGAGCTTAAACAGGCGCACGGGTGGAAGCCCGACGTCATCATCATCGACTACTGCGACCTCCTCGACGGTCGACCGCGACCGGGCGGGTACAAAAGCGACACCGACAGTCAGAAGGCTTCATTCCAGGACTGCAAGACGCTGGCTAACCGCGGCTACGCGGTTTGGACGGCGAGCCAAGTGCAGCGCCCGAAGGACGACGACTTCGACGACATCCAGGATATCCTCAAGAGCAAACACATCGCCGACTGCTACGCGAAGGTGCGCATTGCTGACATGGTGGGCTCCATCAACCAGACGCGTGAAGAACGGCGTCAAGGGGTCATGAGGCTTTATGTTGAGCTTCTGCGGGACAATGCGGCTGACGTTGAGATGTTGGTGCCTTGTGATTTCCAACGGATGAAAATCGGTGGTGAGATGCCTGCGCCAGCCACATTACAGACGACGACGGTGCAGACGACGCACCCGCTTGGTTATTCTAGTGGCGTAAATAGCTGGCAGCAGAAGCAGGGGGTGTAGCGATGGCTCGAAAGAAAGGTTTTTTCGAGTCTGCGGTGATTGGGGTTAGCTTCGTCTGGCACGACCTCACGTATCTTGTCCCCGCAGAGCCGGACCCATTTGACGACGACGTCATTTGGCTGATGCTCATGGGCGCCGGGCGCTGCGCCTGGTGAAAGAAAACCTTGACCTTCTGCTGCAGCGGTTTGACGTCGAGCGGTACCTGCAGGGGTTCGCGGCTGAGCGTGAGGGGCGCAACGAACTGCTTCTGGGCTGCCCGAAATGCGGACTCGCAAAGCTCAGTATCAACACGTCGACGGGGTTTTGGCGCTGCTTCCGCTGCGAGAAGTATCTGGTGGATGCCCTTGGTAAGAAGCGCGCCATTGCCGGCGCCGGCCGCGCGCTCGGTCTGGTCAAGTGGTTGGAGGGCTTGAACACCAGCCAGGCTATCCAGCGCATCGCCGAGTTTGTGAGCCATGCTTTAGGTTCACCCACGGAACTCCCGGAAACTTCGTTCCTCTCTGGACAAAAAACGCCCCCGGCAGTATGCCCGACAGGTCTTCCAGATGGAACGCTTGCTATCGCGGGCAGTATGCCTTACCTTAGCAAAAGACAGATTACGCTGGAAGATGCGAGGCTTTTTGGCCTTGGGTGGTGTGCGTCTGGATGGCTGGCTAATCGGCTGGTGTTTCCTGTTTGGGAGCGTGGGCAATGTATCTATTGGCAGGCAAGAGCGATGTGGGACGAGGACGAGCACGTGGCTCGTCCGTTCACCCGCAAAGACGGCACTGTCGGCAAGGACAAGTTTCGCAAGACGCTCAACCCGTCCCAAGAGCGCGGCGGCATCTGGTATTTCGGTTCGGGCGATGTGGTGCTCAACCTGGAACAGGCCGCGGCCTACCCGAGAGTGTGCATCACCGAGGGCCCGACGTCGTGCATCCGCGCGGGCCCTTCAGCCGTCGCGACGTTCGGCAAACAACTGCAACCGCAGCAAATCGCGCGACTCGTCGACGCTGGTGTGCGCGCGGTCGATTTCATGTGGGATGGCCCGACACCAAAGGAGCCCCGCGGGGCTTGGGAGTCGATGATTCAAGCCGCGGGTCAGCTCTCCGCATTCATGGATGTCCGTTTAGTTTTTCTGCCGCGGGGCGACCCCGGCGACTACAGCCGTGCCGAACTCGATGCCTATCGCGCACACGCCCAGCCATTTTCACCAGGCACATTGCTTTTGTGAGGTAGCTCATGGTCCCACCAAAAAAACTAACGCCCCTCAGGCAAGACGTCGCATTGAAGACGACGATACGCTTCGGTCGGAAAGCCCAGAGAGCTATTGACCGGCTTCTCGTCGACGCTGGTGTATCTCGCAACTCGTTTTTTGTTTTGTCCATTCTGACCAAGGGTGTTCAGCTGGCAAAGACCATGAAAGCACCCAAGGCAGTTCTGGACGTGCTTGAGAGAGAGTTCAATAAAGAGCTCAAGGAGGCGAGAGCCGAGCTTAGTTAACATCGACGGGGTTATCTCGTCGACAGGGGCCGAACGGTCCCGCAAAGGGAGAAGAAAAAACATGCTGAAGAAAAGGAAGGTGCCCGTGGTGGCATCGGTGTACCCGTCTGCCTGGGAGGTGCGGAAGGTAGCCCGGTTTGCGTTTCGAAATCGTAATCGGTCCGGGAGGGACGCTCGCGCGTTGTCTTTTGCAGATGTGGAGCAAGAAATACATCTTAAGATTTGTGAGGTGCTTTACGAGGACCGCACTCGCCCGCTCAAGTATGTTTACACAGCGATGTGGAACCACGCGCGCAACATCAGGCGTGCATCCCGCCGAACTGACACTTTTTCGCATCAGGCCCCAGTGGTGGAGGATTTTGAGGCGGATGATTTTGACGGTGCTGGCACGCCGCGGGCTGCCTGCGTCGCTATCGCCCCTTTCGATTTGGGTAATCGTCTGGAAGATCGGTCTTGCCTTCGGCGTCTGGACGCGCGACTGTCGCTCCGACATAAAGACACGCTGAAGCATGTCGTTGCGCTGAGCCCACCAGGCATTCCACGTGTCCGAGGTGAGCTGCAGCGGGCTCGAGGTGAGGTGCAGGAAGTTTGCGCTGACCTCGGCATTTCATACCAGGGCTGGCGCAACAGAGTTGCCTCAGCTCGCAAAGCTGCGGCGGCAGAGCTCGCCTGAAAGGACCACCATGGCTAATGAAGCAGATGAATCGCGTGTTCTTGACCCTCGGCAATGGAACGACAAGAAGATCCAACGCGAGTACGAGTGCTACGGCTCGGCTTTTGAAGACGACACCGACGAGGGGGATGAGAGCGTATGTATGGGAACGTGCCTTGTGCGCGACCGCTGCATTATGATTATTGCGCGTAAAATCCCTGGTATCGAAACTCAGAAGCTCGGGAAGAGCGCCGTCGACAACGGGCAAACCGCAGACGATGCTGACGTTGCTGAGGCGATGGGGGCAGAGTGTGTCGACGGCATCACTCTGGGTCGCAAACTGCTTCCTTTGCTGGCGCGTAACAAGGGTGGGCACCCGACAGGTAAGTGGCGGGAGGACGTCGAAGGGAACCCCATCGAGGCTCTTATTGGCCCTCAAGCTGAACCAACGCCAGAACTCGCTGAGGCGCTTGCTGCACAGCGAAAGGGCGTTGCCCCAGAACCACCTACCGTTGAGACGAAGCCCGCAGAGGGTGGGGGCCTTTCGCTCGTCCTAGGTGGGGCCAGCGACGAGGACGCCAAAGAAGTTTCTTCGGCGGAAGAATCGGATTCAGATGAACTCTCGCTGCCAGACGGTACTGTTGTCGTCGAGGTTACCGTGGGGGACGAGAACGCGAAGGATACGGGTATGTCCCGAAATAAGAAGAAAGTAGCGGCGAAGAAGGCCCCTGTTAAAAAGAAAGCAGCCGCGAAGAAGAAAACTGTCGCGAAGAAAAAGGCGGTTGCGGCTAAAAAGGTGGTGGCCAAAAAGAAAGTCGCGAAGAAGGTTGTCTCTAAGAAAAAGGCTGTGAGCAAGAAAACGTCAGCGACGAAGAAGACGGCTCCCAAGAAAGCGCCCGCGAAGAAAAAAGGTATTGGCGAGGTGATGTCTCGGTTTGCTCGGGAGCGTTCGCGTTCTCCAAAAGTTGCAGCACTCAAGACGGGCACTGTTTTGAAGCGTGTGTACGAGGGCAAGGAGTGGAAGGTGACTGTCCTCAGGGACGGCTACAAGATGTCTGGTAGAAAATACGAGACTCTCTACGCCACCGTCGTGCACATCACCGGTACCAAGGACTTCGCTCGCCAGGGGGACGGTGGGGGCACCCGCGCGATGGCCAACTGGTCGAGTCCGAAGTTCTGGAAGCTCTAGCTTGTTAACGAGGTCCGGGAGAAATCTCGGGCCTCTTTATTGGGAGCCATTTGTCGCTCTATATTCAAGCACGAGCGTTCGACTACCACGCGCGGCCTAACGACCCGCGTCGTCAGGTGGTGACGACGCTGTCACAGTTCCAGTGGATGATGGCTGTGCTTTTGCAGCAGAAGTCTGTGGCGTTTGATACGGAGACGTCTGGAACAGCCTGGTACCGGCACGCGCGCATCTGCGGCTACTCGTTCACTTGCTCGCCCGACGGTGCGCTGCAGTCTTGGTACGTCCCTTTCAGGCATCAGACCGGTGAGCTTCAGCTCGACGAGGGGCTCGCGCTTAGGGGATGTCGGGACATTGTCCAGAACCCCAACATCGAGAAGATTTGCCACAACACCAAGTTCGATTGGCACATGGTCCGCGCCGACGGCATCGACATGCTCGGCCCACGTCGCGACACGATGATCGAAGCGGCTCTTGCTGACGAGAATGTCCCGCTCGCTTTGAAGATGCGCGCAGTGGTGGATCTACAACGTCCAGACGCTCTTGTTTACGAGGCTATCCTCGATAACGAGGTCAATCGGCGTGTAAAGGAGTCGCCGTACGGTAAGACCGAATACAAGGACCGCTTTGGTTATAGCCAGCTGCCCATCCAGACGACCGGTATTTACGCCTGTTTTGACACTGAGTTTACTTGGGACCTTGCCCGGCTATACGACGCCAAAAACGTTCGTACTGAGTTTGCGAGCACGTACGAGCTAGAGATAGACCTTACGGGTGCGCTCATTGAGATGGAGGAAAACGGGCTTCCTCTCGACGTGGACTACATCCACCATCTAAAACGCATCACCGAGGCTGCTCAGGACCAGTTAGAGCCGCAGGTAATGCACGCGCTCGGCGGCTACCAGTTTAACCTCGGTAGTGATGACGAGCTCCGACACGTCATGAGCCAAAGACTTGGGCTCAAGATGTGGAAGAAAACAAAGACGGGCGCGATGTCGGTGGATAAGGAAGTGCTGGAGCATTTCGCCGACGACCATCCGGCGATGGAGCTTATCCTCCAGTGGCGCCAGGCGCGCAAAATCTCTACGACGTACACCGACAGTATTCTCAAAAGCATTGGCTACGATGGATTACTCCACGGCGACTTGCGCCAGCTGGGCACCAACACTGGACGGTTGTCGTCGTCATCGCCCAATCTTCAGAACTTTGCGGGCGACAGTGACAAGCGCGCGATAGCACATACGGGCAAGAGCCTTGAGGACGGGGGCTTTGACCCATGGTCTGTGAAGCGTGCTTTTGTGGTTCGCGGTGAAGGCTGGAGTCGAGGTTACTACGACTATTCGCAGATTGAGCTCCGCGTTCTTGCTCATTACTCCCAAGACCCGACGATGATCGACGTCTATCTCAAAGGCGAAGACATTCACGAGCGTACGCGTCTGGAAGTTGGGGGCCCTGACGGGAAACGCCGAGACGCGAAGATTGTCAACTTTGGGCTGGCATATTGCCTTTCGGCCAAAGGGTTCTCGCGGCAGGCGAAGATTCCGCTCGCTGAGGCTGAAGCTTTCATGCTCGTATTTTTCGAGCGGTACCCACGCATCGCTCCATTCCGACGCGAGTTCTGGGCTCACGTGCGTCAAAACGATTGCTTTTTTCAAAACCTGTACGGGCGCCCGCGACGTGTGCCGGGTATGAAGAACCTCGACGCCTACCAGCGAGGGCGGGCTGAGCGAAAAGCTATTGGCACGCTCATCCAGGGCACAGCTGCGCACCTGATGAAAAAGAGCATCGTCCGTCTACATAAGTGGAACCATCAGCACAACATTGGAATGAAGCCGTGCTCGACGATTCACGACGAGATTCAGATCGATACGCCGTCTCAATACTTCGTAGAAATCTCGCGCGGTGTGAAGCACATCATGGAGGACTTCCACGAGTTCCGCCCCATCGTGCCTGAGACGGACGTTGAGGTCATGACCACCAACTGGGCCGAGAAACGAGGGATAGCCATATGAATCGAGGCGTGACGACGACAAGCGAGTACATGAAGGTCCTACAGCAGATGCGACCGTTCACCGCGTATCTCATCGACGAGGCCACCGACGAACTCGTCGCGCACATGCGCGTCGAGGGCAGCACGCTGATTCCTGCTGTGAGCATTTCGGAGTTTGACCTTGGCGGTCAGTGTGAGCGAGTCACAGCAGAAGTTGCGTGGTGGTCCCGTCTGGAGGCCCAATGCGAGCGCGTGGTCCAGCATCAAGAACGCAAATATGCCATCTGGAAATCTCGCTTCCGTCTGGACCACGCGGCAGACGAGCATCCGGCCACGGGCAAGAAGGTGACTGTGGCACAGCTAGAGGACCTTTACCGCTGCCATGAGGAGTACACGCCTATTCACCGTCGTCTGGAAGAAGTGAAGGAAGCCGCACACTCGTGCAAGGGCGTAGTTGCGGCTTTCCGAGCTAAGCGCGAGAACCTCCACAAGTGGGTTTGGCGCGCTAGCGATCAAAGTTTGACGGGTATGTCGATTTGAGGTTGCACTCCAGGCTCAACCGTTGTTGTAACTAAATAGGAGGACCAGATGAATCAGCCTTACAACCCGTATCCCCAGCCGGGTGCTCCCGCGACCGGTTATCCACAGCAGCAGCAACCCACGCAGCCTGCGACCGTGCCGATGCAGCAGACTCAGGCGGGCGTGTGGGCTCCCGTTCAGCAGGTGCAGCAACAGCCCCAACAGCAAGCGGGGATGATGCCCGTCATCCATATGCCCGACGACGCGCTTGTGCAGCAGGCGTTCGCTCGTGCGGCTGAGGAACAAGCTCGCATCGCCCGTATCCGCTCGGGCCAAGGTGGCGGCGGCGACCTGCATTGGTTCTCACCTCTTGGCCCCGCTGGCGAGCCGAAGTGGGGAGCGAACGTTCCTATCGGCTACGAGGCGAGCTACGTCATCTGGCTGCTCCCCCCGTGGGCGGCTGGAATGCTCAACTACGTCGACGACCCGTCGCATTTCTACCGCACGCAGGAGAAGCCGCAGGGCACAGGCATCACTTGCGCAGGCAACGGGTGCTGGGTCTGTGCTGCACGCAATGCGATGTTCAAGACCGGCAGCGAGGTTGACGCCAAGAAAGCGCAGGACGCGGGCAAGCTCAGCAAACGAGCCATCTACCAGATTCTTCTGCTGGAGCATTACCAGTCACATTTCACTCCAGACGGTCGCTTTGTTCCGTGGCTCTTCCGAGCTCCTGGCGGGCTGCACACCGACATTTGGGAGAAGATTAAAACGCGAACGCTCGCGCGAATCGTGCACCCGCAATACGGCCGCCCGCTCATCCTCAAGAAAAAGAAGAAGGGCTCCAACAACTTCGACATCGACTGGTCGATCGACGACCTCGATCCGCGGCCCCTCGACCAGTATTTCTATCCAGCCTTCCAGAACTTGTACGACCTCACGAAGTTTGTGAAGCAGCCGACGCTCGGCGAGCAGTACCAGGCCATCATTGCGATGGGCTTTCCTGTTCCGCAGCAGCTGCCAGCGCTCGTGCAGCAAGAACAAGCACAGTTGGCTGCACAAGGCCAGCAAGGTGGGTTGCCGCAGCAGCAACCGATGCTGCTCCCGCAGGGCCAACAACAAATGCAGGTTCCGCAGCAGCAACCTGCTTACTCGCCCGCGCCAAACGCGCCAGCACAAAATCCCTACGGTGGTTACCCGACCACCATGGGCCAGCCTCCAGGTCAGCCGGTCTATGCCGCACTTCCCCCGCAGCAGCCGGCTCCTGGGGGCATCTACCCAGCACAACAAGGGCAACCTGTGGCGACGACGTTCCAACACGGTCCAGGCCACACAGGCACGACTGCGCCGGGACAGGTCTACATGCAACAACCCCAGCAGCAACAACAGCAGGTGCCCCAAGGCCTCCAGCAGTTGCAGACACAAATGCGCGGCTGATTCGGAGCTCGGACAATGGCAGCTAAGAAGAAAAAGCGCGCTGTTACTGTTGGCGCTGTGGACTCGTCGTCGCCACCAAAGCCTAAAGCGGCGCAAAAGGAGACGAAGGCGAAGAAGACGAAGAAGCCTGTGCAGGGCGTCTACGTTGCTAGCGATTTTAAGACTGCCATTGTTGGTAAGACGCTGACGACGGGAAAGGGGGCGGCAAAAGACAAGGGCAACAAGAGTGATAAGAACGCGCCCAAACGCGTCTACAACCCTGTCGAGGTGCTGGTGTTCTCCGACACCAACGTCATTGGGCACAGCGCCGGCACCACTTCGGCGCGATGTATCGCATTGAACAAAGGCACAGGTATCGGCGGCTGGCCTCGGGGTCGCATCATCGAGATCAGTGGCAAGGAGAGTGTGGGCAAAACCACGGTGGTTCTGCACGCTATTGCGGAGATTCAAAGTGTCGGTGGTGTCGCCATGGTTGTCGATGTCGAGCACAAATGGGACCTCCCCTACGTGGCCCGCCTTGGAGTCGACGCTGATGCGCTTATCGTCATTCAACCCGCACGCCATACTTTTGAGGCGGTCATCGATGCGATGGAACGCGCGCTTGACCATTGGGTCGCCCGTGGCCTTGGGGACATTCCGCTCGGGGTAGTCTGGGACAGCGTCGGGCAAACCCCCTCGCAGTCGGAGTTTGATAAAGGCACCGACGAGGCGCAAGCGCCAGGCAAAGCAGCGAAGTTGCTCAAGGGGGCTATGCGCACGCTCCCAGAGAGGCTTGCTCGAGCCAACGCTACGCTCTTTGCTGTCAATCAGGTCTACACCAAAATCGTCACTGGCTTTGCTGCGAAGTTCCAGAAGGGTTCCCAGACCATCACCTATGGTGGCCTCGCGCTTCGTTTCGCTTCGACGCTGCGCATTGAACTCGTACGCACTGAAGCCATCAAGCTTGGCGACGGCACGTTCGCGGGCATCGAGGTGTTGTCGAAGTTTAACAAGAACAACGTCGGCGTGCCGTGGCGCAATGAGAGGTTCGCCATCATGTGGGGGAACGGTATTGACGACGTCGTGCCTCTCTTCTGGAAGCTTACCGAATATAAGTACATTACCGTCGGCGGTGGTTGGCACACCTTCGCGACGACGGACGGACACGACATCAGGTTCCAGAACTCATTCATCGGCTTCGGTCAAAAACTTCACGAGGACCCAAAGCTGTTTGCTACCGCGGTCCAGATTTACAACGCTCTACCTTAGGGGGCTTTCATGGCTCAACATCGACTTTTTGCTTATTTTACAGACGAATCGCAGTTTCCCCCAGAGCTGCGCTTCCACAATCAGCCGTTCTTGGAACTGGCTACTCACCTTGCGAGTTGCCCGGCCTATGACGAGGCTGAGCGCACTGTTGCTCTTCGCAAACTCATGGAGTCTCGCGATAGTTTTCTGCGCAGTCAGATCCAGAGGCCGGAGTCTTCCTCGTGACGTTTCGCATAGAAGATTGCTACGCCGCGGGTGAGACAGATAAGTGCGTCTTCGTTCGCAGCGAAGACGACGACGCTCCAGATGACTTATTGGGCAGCGACGATTGCGCCGTCCCCAAGAGTCAGATTGACGGCGACAGCGAGGTCTATCGAGCGGACACGCAGGGGGTTCTCATCGTCACCGATTGGTTTGCTAGACAACGTGGCTGGACGGAGGACTAGATGCCGCTTTACACATTTGTCTGCGCAGAAGGGCATCCACAAGAGGTGCTCTGCAAGCACAGCGAGAAGGATACCCTCGTCGAGGTTTGCAAAGAGTGTGGGGAGGGTACGCGGCCCACCGGCGCTCCGGAACTCATTCAGCCTCGTGACTTCTCTAAGCCCAAGTACAGCATGCAGGCCATCATGTCTGACGGCTCAAAGCAGCGCGTCGACAACGTGCGCACTGACAAGAAGCGGAGCGACATGTGAGCTACTTGATCACGGCGGACCTGCATCTCAAACCGGACACACAGGACACCGTGTTCGAAGTGCTGCGGCTTTTTCTGGAGAAAGCCAAAGAGTGTGAAGTCCAGACAGGTGTGCTCCTCGGGGACGTCTACGACCTTCGCTACACCGTTCCTATCGCGCTGCAGAACAGGCTGCTCGATTGGATTGAGGAAGCGGTGCAGGTTTTCGACGAACTCATCATCCTCCCTGGCAACCACGACCAGGACAACATCGTGGGGCGGCATGCGCTGGAGGTGTTTGGCTCCCACGTGAGCGTGATGACCGACCCTTGTTGGAATGACCACGGCCTTTGGTTGCCCTACCGTCGGAATACGACGGAACTCGTCGAGTTTATTCAGAAGTATCCGCGTCTGGATGACCTGCCGAACACAGCCTGGTTACATCACGGTGTGCAGGGCGCCATAATGAACAACCACATCGTCGCGGGGTTGCTCGATGGTTTGCCTCCAGAAGTCTTTGCGTCCTTCGACACCGTGTTCGCCGGGCACTGGCATCGGCACCAGGAGGTTGGCCCCGTCGTTTACGTTGGTAGTCCGTGGCAAACGCGCGCTGATGAGGCTGGGCAAGAAAAGGGTTTCATTTGGGTGGATGATGACGGCTGGGAGCATGTGCCGATACGCGCTGGCCGTCGGCACCATCGCGTGCGTATGCGCGCCAATGTCCCCAATCCCGAGCTTGCTGATGCGGCACCGGGAGATCGAGTTCACATTGTTTTGGAAGATGGGCTTGACCCTGTCGAGGTAACCAAGCGCGTCCAGGAGTTGACGGGCGCCGAAGTTTTCATCGCGCCACCGCTCCAGTCCTATGGTGCCGATCGGCTCGGCCTTGGCAATGCTGCCGGCGCCGTCGAGACCGCGCGGGCGTACGCGCAAACACATGGGGGCGAGCTCGACGTAACTCAGCTGCTCGCCGTGTTTGCTGAGGTCACCGACACATGAGTCAGTTTCTCGACATCACGCTCACCAACTACGGGTCGTTCTTCGGCACGCATTCATTCCGCCTCGCTGACCGGGGACTTTGTCTTATCCTCGGGGACAACCGCGATGACCCACGCATGAATAGCAACGCCGCGGGCAAGAGCATGATTCCAGACGCGCTTGACTGGTGCTTGTTTGGGGAAGTGCCCCGTGACGACGTTGCAGATTCGATTATCAATGAGAAGGCTAAGAGGGGTACTGAGGTTACCACGCGCGTGCGCTTGGACGATGGAGTTGTCCTCAAGATTATTCGCCGACGAAAGGTAAAGGGCGAGAAGAGCGGGGTGCGTTTTTGGGTAGGTGGCGAGGAGAAAACCACACCCGACGTTGCTGAGTCTCAACGACGTCTGGATAACTATCTCGGGATGGACCGCTCGGTATTTCACAGCGCTGTGCTGTTCGCGCAGTTTGACGAATGGAAGTTCGCCGACGCTACAGACGCACAGCGCAAAGCGCTGCTTTCAAAGATTATCCCTGAACTCGCTGTCGTCGACGAATGGCTCGTGCACGCGAAGGCGCGCGCGGCTGAAGTCGCGGATGAGGCCTTTGCTGCCGGTGAGAAAGCCAGAGGCCAGCAAATCGCGCTCGACAGCTTGCGCAACAATGACCCACGCCCGCTTGCGGCCGAGTGGGAAGGACAAAAGGCGCAAGCGCTCGAAACACTTCGCACCAAGGCCCATGAATACGCTAACGGGCTCCAGGCACTTACAACTGAGATGCAGGCCAACCCCTTCACCCAAGTACCTTCGGCTCCGCTTGCGGCCCCTGAAGCCGTGCAGGTTGCCGCAGATTTGGAGCTCGTGGCCGGCGCGGTGAATCTCGCTTTCCAGAAGCAGGGGGAAGCTCAGGGGCACGCAACCTCGCTCAAGACAGCAGCAGCCGCTGCTGCGGCGTCTGGAACTTGTCCGACGTGCGGCCAAGCCGTTACAGCTGACTGTCCGCCACCCGAACAAGCCCACGCGGATGCGCAGCGGATGCTGGATCACGCAGCGCACGAACTCGCGCAAGCTCGCGACCAAGTTCAAATGTTCCAGACGCAGGTCAACAGTTTGGCGGCAAACCATCAGGTCCAGACGCAGCAGCACCAAGCCTACGTGCAGTCCATCGCACCACAGAACGAGCGCTACAATCGACTCGTCGCGCGGCATGACGAAGTCCAAAAGGAGCTCGCAGGTTTCCAGCTGCAGGTACAACAGGCTGAGGCGAATCAGATACCCAACCCCTACGACGAGAGGGTAAATGCTTGGCTCCAGACGTGGGAAACAACTTCGGCGGAGCTCAACGCGGCTACTCAGGCTGCCGCCCATCTGGACTCGCAGCTGCCCTACTACAAGTTTTGGGTGGATGCGTTTGGCCCCCGAGGAATCAAGAGCCACATTCTCGACAGTCGCCTGCAGGAAATGACCGACGAGGCTAACCGCTGGGTGAGCCTTCTAACGGGCGGCACTATTTGGGTGCGCTTCGAGACGCAGAGCAAGACGGGCAAGGGCAAAACCGAAAAACTCGTCGACAAGTTTTCTGTGCGAGTGTTTCGTCATAATCCAGACAACTCCCAGACGGACCGCAACTATCGCTCTTGGTGTGGTGGGGAGAAGGCCCGTGTGGGCTCTGGTGTTGATTTTGGACTAGCAAGGCTCGTTGCCAACCGGGCAGCGCAGAGCTACGACATTCTCTTTCTGGACGAAATCTTCGGCAAGCATCTGGACCAAGCGGGCAAGGAGGCTGTTGCCGAAATGCTGCAGCAACTGGCTGCGGAGAAGAGTTCCATTTTTGTTATTGACCATGACCCGCGGTTCCAAGGGACGTTCGCCGAAACTGTCGTCGTCCAGAAGGTCAACGGCGAGTCCACAATCCTTGAGGCTTCGAAATGAGCAGTTCATCAAAACGCCGCGCCCGCCGACACATCGCGAAGGAAAATACTTTCTGGCGAGTAGTCCCGATGGAGGTCGTACAAGCTGACCAACAGGACGGTATTGGTCCGACGATAAAGGAGACCCTCATCCAGGACCATCCGAAAGCCGAAATCATCGATACCCCGTTCGAAGATTGTTTCGTTGTCCTCGTGCCCCCTACGTGCAGCTACGACATGGCGCGCAGTATCGAGCAGCGCGTGATGGACTCGCTGGGCAAGCCTGTCATCGTTATGACAAATAATCTCAAACTCTGCCGTGTTGAGGGTCCTCTCAGCGAGGAAGAAATCGTGGCTACGTTCAAGGGAGTAGAGAATGCCGACCCCGAGAAGCTCGCTGCGGCCCTTGTCAACCGAGCCAAGACCTCTAACGCTGAAGCCGTTCGCGAACTTGAAGCGAAAGAAGAAGCGAGCGGTGATGCTGCACCTCGCCTCGACCCTTTCGCGGGCGCACTCCCGGACATCAGCGGCGACTTCGCGGAAGAGGACAGTGCGGAAGTCACCGAGCCCGGCACCCCCGCTGCAGTTGGTGCTTCCCGTATCGACACCAGCGCCGGCCCCGATCCCGCTCAGCCTGAGAACGACTAGCAATGTCCCGTTCAGTAAGGGCGGAGTGCCGCTCACGAGGTGCGGCAACGTCTGGACAGAGGCGCGCTACAGGAGTTTTATCAAGAGCGCGTTGAGGCAGGCGTCAATGAAGTGGGCACCGATTCAACAGGCTAAGCGCAACGCCAAGGTGAGCCGAGGAATGTACCTCTGCTCTACATGCAACAAGGTGGTGACGTCGTCGATCCCTACCCCACCGGGACACAAGTCCAAGAAGAAGCGAATCAACAATGTCATCGTCGACCACATCGTTCCCATCATTGACCCTGCTGTCGGCTTCGTGTCGTGGGACCTCGTCGTCGCGTCGATGTTCTGCGAACTCGCTAACCTTCAGGTGATGTGCCGCGCATGCTCCGACAAGAAGACCGCGACTGAGCGAGATGTCCAGACCCAGCGCAAGCGAAACGAGAAGAATGCGAATCGATAGCGAGCATCCGGACTTTTGCACGACGAAGGTCTACGACCGCAACGGCGACGAGGTCCCACGCTGTATCTGGCTGGATGACAGCACGCACGAGGTGTGTACTGTGGATGTCGATGAGAAGGGCAAGGTTAGGACGCGCGAAATCCCGACGCCCGAGGGTGAGTATGGCATCCATATGGAGGTCGTTTACCGTACCTGGAAAGTTGAGGGTTGGACCTATCGCACCGGCGACGGTGTGCCCCAACTCATTTAGGAGAGTATTATGATTATCCTTCTTAACCAAGACTCCATCCGCTTCGAAACGTTGAGCGCGTGCCGCATGCGCGTCGCGGTATCCCTCGGACTCGAACTCAAATGGGTGGAGCTCAAGCTCGTTCCTAACAAGGGCGGCAATCTCGTTCCCGAAGTCATCTTCCATGTTCCAGACGATCTTGAGGACGACCAGAAGCGCGGCAAGTTCTTCAAGGAGTCGCACTTCTGGATCAAAGAGCATGTCGGCCAGCTAATCGGCATTGCCCTGCGCGAGTATCGCAAGCGTTGTGAAGGGGCAGGCTGCATCTGATGGCGTCGAAGAGGAAAGCTCCTACAAGAAAGAAAGCGGTGGCCAGACGCAAAGCGCCCGCGAAAAAGAAAAAGCGAGCAGTGCGCATTCTTGCCCCCGAAGTGGTTTATGTCGACGTGCCTGAGGGCTCGGATGCTAGTCGCCGTTTTCTGCAATACACGGCGGGACTGCAGTATACGACCGACCTTAATGGGATTTCAGTTGCGGAACTCAACAAGGATCCGTTGTTCCAATCAATCCCGTTGTCGACGTTCGAGAAGTGGAGCGTCAAGGACAACTGGGGGCCACGTCGTCGTGAACTCCTCGACCGATGGCGCATCCAGATAGAGACAAAACTTGGCAACAAGCTCATCAAGGGAAAGATAGCGATCATCGAGCAGATGGAGAAAATCCAGGCCCATCTTTTCAGGCGGCTCATTCCCCTCGACCACGATTGGGAACCTGGCGATATTGTCAACCTTCCGGGTCGGCGTGACACTGTCGTCGAGGTGTGCGCGGTTTGCGGTATGACTCGTCACCAGCATTTCGATCCGTTTCTTGGTGTGTCTGGGGACAAGGCTGTCGACGCGCTGCTCAAACTCGTGAAAGTCCGCGAGGAGATGGCTGAGGCTATTCTGCAGGTCACGGCCACACCGGGTTACGGCGCGGGCGCCGCCGCAGGTCACGCTATGGGGACCCTCGGCGGGCCTGTTGGGTTGGAGAAACCAAAACTCTCCACGGACGAGGTGCGCTCTGCCGCGCTGGCGATCCTTAAACAACGACGAGCGAAAACCTTGGGAGGCGATGATGCGATTACGTGATGCTTTACTTCGTGCCGCGAAGTTTGCGGCGAAGGACCCTGCTGGCCGGGCGCTCAACTGCATACGTTGCGTGCCTCCGGTCGACCTAACACAGGACGAGGGCGGTGCCTGGTGGCCGGCTTTCCCCGGCTACGTGACGGCCACAGATGGGAGCATCGGCGTCTTCATCGTCGTCGACCCCATAGACCCCGTGCCGGATCTTACGATGCAGGCTGCAGCTGTGGTCACTGCGTTCAAGGGGACGAAACAGGGCATCAAGTTCACCGTCGAGGTCACCGGCGTCCAGACCGCCCGCATTGATTTGCAGTCTGGCCACAAGTTTGTAATCCCTTGCCAGGACGGCTCGGAGTTTCCCCCGTTCCCCGGTTTTCCTACAGAACTCCATCGTTTCGATGGTTGGCCCCACATCAAATGCGTTCTTCACGCTGCGCAGAAGGACACTAAAGACGGCCGTGAAAGGCCTGCGCTCATGGGGGTGCACTTCCATCCGAAGTGGACTGAGGCTACCGACCAGAACCGCATAGCTCGCACGTCGCTGGCGCTCACGCACGAATCCAGGCTGGTGCCCGCGAAGTTATTCGACCAGTGGCCTCTCAAAAAGAAGGCGCCGCTGGGTATGGCGGTGGGCTGGCAGGAAGACCACGCGTTTTTCTGGGTCAATGACGAGCTCCGCTTCGCGAGGTGTCTGGACGTTGAAGAATATTTCAATCTCTCGGCGATGCTTCCAGACGCCCACCTCGGGCTGCGCGCTACCGTTGACCGTGTTCATTTTAAGGAGGCGGTGAAGCACGCGCAGAACTCGGTGATGTCTCAGCAGGTAGAACTCCGCTTTGGGGAAGGGTTGATTAGCATCCAAGGCATCGAGGCCGACGGCGAGGTGAAGTACGCGCAGTCGCTCCCTTTCGACGCAACAGGCCCGCTTGTCGTTACGCGTTACAGAGGTAAGCTCCTTTGGGAGGCGTTGCACAATATGACGGATGACACCATTACGCTGTGCTATTCCACGCCGACGGACCCTCTTCGTTTGGAGGGCGATCGTTTCGTCGAGGCTGTGTGGCCTCTCATTCAAGTGGAGGGTTGAGCTATGGGGAAAGCAGCACACACTGATTGGGAGTGGCTCCAGGCTGCACGGATTCACCGCGAGCATCGCAGCCTCCCGATTTCTGGCGTCGTGCAGCACTACACTGCTGGTGGTTCCGGTCGCGCGCTCGCGCGATGGGTTGCCGGCCTCACCCGGGTGAAGGGCAAGGTGGTGCCTCCCCCAAAATATTACGCGCACCTCACCGTCTGTCGAGACGGCCACGTCCTCCAGCAGGCTCCGTTTGACTCCGTTTGTTTGCACGCGGGCGGGCGCAATCGAGGGCGGTGGTCAGGTATTGACGCCCACGTTGAGATAAACGAGTTCACCGTCGGCATTGAAAACAGCAACTACGGCTGGCTCATCAAAGACGGGACAGACTTCTATGTTCCGAGGAAGAACCCGGTCACTAAGAAGTGGTCGAAGGGTAGACGGTACCCCAAGAAATTACTGCGACCTCAGCTAGCTGTCGGGCACGACGGTGTAGAACGCTGGTGGGAGCCGTTTCCGACTGCGTTGCGTAGCTCCAACATGCAGGTGTTGCAGGTCCTCGCTGGGCTCTGCCCAGAGCTCGACGCTGACCGAGTGTTGAGGCACAGCGATATTTCCCCTAACCGCAAGCACGACCCCGGTCCGCTATTTCCATTTGAGGTGATGTCTTCGTACGCATTTCTCGACGACGACAACAGCGACGTCGAGTTTGAGGATATGGAAGCACGCCGCTACTACGACGAAGACTCTGAGAGCTGCCTGTCTCCGGTCGAGTTCGATCCCGAGATGAGTTTGGAAACCGAATAAAACCAGACAAAACACTTGACGGCAATATGCCCGACAACTATGCTGGGCCCAACCCGCTCACATAAGAGCGACAAGGGAGAACACCATGGACGAAGAAGAAATCACAGTTCCGACTCTCAAGCCTTCTCGGGTCTATATGCAGTTTGCGGGGTTCCCGACGCTGCGCATGCAACCGCACAAAGACGACGCGAATCTGGTTGTCGCCAAGTGCAAAAATCCTGAAGGCATCGATATGGCGCTCCGGGTAGCGCTTCTCGATAATGGCCACGCTAAGGACAAGGTCAGCGAGCAGATCGGTCTACTCATCCTAGAACGCTTCCAGGGCAAACAATACGCTATCGCGGTGATTACCCACGACACGGCCGCGATGCTCGCGAGCTGGGCGGCTGAGGTGATGGTCAAGCCCGCCCCTCCCCCGGCGGTTGAAGTGGAACCTTTGTCGGAATACGACGAAGATGCGGCCGAAGACCTGGACGTCTGAATCCCAGAAAACCCAAGAAAAAAGGACACCGTTAGTTTGGTGTCCTTTTTTTGTTGCACTCCAGACAACTCCAGTGTTGTCTAAGGTAGGAGGCTCGAATGGCTACTCGCAGCACTAAAAAGAAGGCTACCGCCAAGAAAGCGGGAGCAAAGAAGACCGGTACCCAAAAGAAAAAGGCCACAGCTAAGAAGGCCCCTGCGGAGCCTGTCGACGAGCGACTAACTCCGTTGGGCCAAGCTAAGAGCTCCATCCTCTCGGTTGTGTGTTCCACGCGTGCGCACACCGGCATTACTCTAGGCGAGGCGGAGGAACTCGTTAGTGCGATCCAAGTGGACGCGGCCAAGGTCCTCGAAAAGTTGGAAGCCGACGGTCTCATCTCGCGCACAGGCACGGGCATGTTTGCGGCGACGCGTGACGCGACCGGCAACTGGTGTTGCCAGTCAGAGCAGCCCGCTGTCCAGACAACAGCACCGCCACCACCACCTCCCGAACCGGGTGCTCCGGTTCACCAGGAGCTCGCCGACGCATCTGTCGTCGAGACTGAACCCCCAACAGAAGAAGAAGCCACGGCACTGCTCAGCGATGAGGAAGTACCCTGGTGGACGGAGAAAGAAATGGAAGCCCAAGCCCTCCAGCTGCTCACGGAGATTCGTGACGGAATCAACCAGCTGCTCGCTATGCAGGGAGGGCAGCCCGCAGTAGCAGCTGCCCCCGCTGCTCCTGTCCCACAGGGGCAACCCCAACCCGGGGCTCCTCCGCAGGCTGCAGGTTATCCTGCGCCGCCAATGCCGGGCGCTCCCGCGCCTGGGGTTCCAGGTCCTGTGCCAGCCGCTCCTGGCTACCCACAGCCGCCCATGGCGCCGCAACCGGGCATGGTTCCTCAGCCTGGCATGCCTCCTCAACCGGGTATGCCGCCTCAGCCGGGAATGCCTCCCCAACCTGGAATGGTTCCGCAGCCAGGAATGGCGCCCCAACCCATGCCTCAACAGCAGCCCGGGATGCCGCAGCCCATGCAGCAACCACCCATGGCTCCCGCTCCTGGATACCCTCCGCCAGCGATGCCTCAGTAGTAGATCCGCCCCACGACATTTGTCTTGACAGAGCGGGCATACTGCCCTACGCTAGTTTCCAGACACAAAGGAGGGCCTTATGCCTACAATCGATCTGAGAGACAAGTTCAAGGGGTGTATCGCAGGGGCTGCCATCGGGGACGCGCTTGGCTATGAAGTTGAGTTTTGCTCGATGGCGGACATCCGTCGTCGATTTCCTGATGGCTTGCACCTTTGCCGGCGTGAGCTTAACGGCGAACGTGTTGCGTTTTACAGCGACGACACACAGATGGCTCGCGCAGTCAGTGAAGGGCTCATCCGAGCGGGGCGAAGTGCTTCGCTCGACGCTGCCGCTAGCGAGATAGCGGAAGACTTCATTGCTTGGTACAGGAGCGCCGAGAACAATCGCGCGCCGGGCGCTGCGTGTATGGCTGGTTGCGCAAAGCTCGCGTCGGGCAAAGTTCCGTGGCGAGAAGCTGGCGGGCCCGTCAACAATGAAGGGGCTGGAGGTTGTGGCAGCGTCATGCGCTCGCACCCGTATGGGCTCTTCTACTTTGAGGACCGAGAGCGCGCGATGACGACAGCGGCCGAGCATAGCCGACTCACGCACGGGGCTCCGCTGGCCATGGCGGCCAGTGCTGCGCTTGCTGTGGGTGTATGGGCTGCTCTGCGCGATTACGACCCTGCACGCATCGCGTCGTTTATGCAGGACGCGGCCTACAAGTACGACCAGGCTACCGGGGATATGCTCGTGCAGGCTGAGGCGTCAGCGTCGGACAAGTTTTGCGAGACCGACGACATGCTCGATATGTGGCGTGGGTGGGCTGGCCATGAGGCCATCGCCGCCGCGCTCTTCGTCTTCCTTCGCGAGGTCGACGCTGGCCACGAGGATGTGGTGCTTACGGCTGCGACCAGCCCCGGAGACAGCGACAGCATCGCGTCCATTGCAGGCGCGCTCGCTGGGGCCTTCCACGGTTTTGCGGCCATTAGGTCTGATTGGGTAGAGGCTCTCGAAAAGAGCGACGAGCTCCAGGCACTTGCTTTTAGGCTCCTGCGCTCGTCGACCCCAGCCGATCGACTGTACCTACTTGAGGTTGAGGAGGAGGACTATGCCGCACCGTTTCCAGACGAGGAAAACACCCGACAAACAGTCTCCTGACGTCAGGACGTGTCCTAGCTGTGATGAGGAGTCGCTTGTTCGCACGTCGACGGTGAAGTGGGTTTGTAGCTGTTGTGGGTATGTGGAGGATCGATCGTGAAGCCATTGATAAAATATGTGGGGGGCAAGACTCGCTTGGCCCCCGTCATCACCGAGCATGTGCCCGTCGTGATGACCGAGTACCATGAGCCTTTTGCTGGCGGTGCGGCAGTTTTCTGCGAACTCATTGCCAACGAGGACCTCAACGAGTGCGCCCGCGTTTCGCTTGGTGACATTAACGACGGACTTATGGATTTGTACTTCGCGGTGCAGGATCCAAAACGGATGGAAGAACTCCTCGCCAATCTGCTTTATTTTCAGCGCAAGTATCACCATCCGCAGCGTGACGCTGAGCGGCTTTATTACGAGCAACGCGACCTCTGGAACCAAGGTGAACGCACGCCTGCGCGCTTCGTGTTTCTGAAGCAGACGGCGTTCAACGGGCTGTGGCGTCTGAATCGAAAGGGTGAACTCAACTCGTCGTGGGGAAAGTACGCGAAGGCTACAATCCTCGACGAGGGGAACATCAAAGCTTGGCACGAGACTCTGCAATACGTAGAACTTCGATACGAGCCGTACACTGACCTCGTCGTCGCTCCTGGCGCCGTCGTCTACGTCGACCCACCCTATTACGGAACTTTTGACGGGTACTCCGCTGATGGTTTCACGCACGCCGACCACGTCGAGCTTCTCTGTCAGATTTGGAAGTGGCGTAACGCTGGCGCGTTTGTCATCTACTCCAACAGCACGGCCGACGAACTCGGGCCGCTCATGTCATTTCTTTGGCCCGAAGCCGAAGTCCAGACACTCGCCACGCAGCACTCCATCAGCTGCGACGGCGCTGGCCGTGGCGCCATCAACGAGCTGCTGGCGACGGGCTGAACAATGGCGGGCGACACCATCACGTTGGATGATTTCAGCGTCTTCAATGAGCTGGATTTTCGACGGGCTGACCCGAATGCGGATTCCGTGCCGGGTTCTTTCGAAATCAAGGCGAAGTACACTGTGCACGGCGTCAAAGGCACGGCGAAACGTTCGCAGCACGTACTCGGACCGTGGGCGTTGCTGCGACAGATAGCGGACCTTCTGGAAGCGGAAGCTGCAGGACAGTTCGCTCCAGACAAAATGCATTAAGGGGTTTTTATGTTTGCTCAACTTTCCCAAGAAATAGGCTGGTTTCTCGAAAGCGAGGAAGAGTGCAAGAACTGGCTTTTGGAAATGGTGGACGCGATCTCGCTCAAGCGCGCGGAGATTGAGGCCATCGACCCGAATCAGCCTGGCTCTGCAGAAAAGGCTCAGCGCTTGACGCAAGCGTTTCTCATGGCTGCCGGCAGCGCCCAGGGAACAGTCGCTGCTCTGCAGCGGACGCGAAACATCCCCACTGCTTTGGCTGAGGAGCTGCATCTTCGAGTGTTGGCCTCTCTCGTCGCCAAGACGCAGGACGCTCACGTACCCATCATCATTCCGGGATAGCCATGGCTGCACGTAAGAAGAAGAGCGCTGCAAAGGCGAAGCCGACTCCCACGAGCAAAGGGGACTTGCCAGCGTTTCCAGACGGGAAGTTTGATGCGCGCATGGCTGAAGTTCTCGACGAGGCTATCAAGAAAATCCAAGTGTTGACCCACGAACTCGCCGTCCCTATCCCCCCTGACATCTCGCACGACATGGCTGCTGCTCTCCTGGGGCAGAAGTCGGAAGTTGCGCAGCGTCGTGCATTTGAGCAAGGCCGCGTCAAGGGTATCATCGTCACAGCCCGACGCGCTCGGGCGATTTCTTTCGAGCAGTATCAACTGCTCAAGGGGCGAGTGCTCCTCGCATCCAAAGTAGCTCAAGGAGCCACAGATGATCCCTTGGCTTCGTCGACACCTTCGCCTCGCTCAGGTCCAGACGGGGACAAACCAATCTCTTCTGGAAGCACTGGCTGACGCAGAGGCGGAGCTAGACGAGGTGTACGCAGCCCGCGACAATACGGATGCGGCTGCAGCCAAAGAAGAAGATGAGTACGAGCGGGGGCTGCTCGACCGCATCGGGGAACTTGAAAAAGAACTCTTCGCTCTCCGTCCGCTAAAGAGCGCGCCTACGAAAGCAGAGGAAAAGATGACGAGTCACGACGACAGCGAGAGACAGACCCTCCAACATCTTCGCGAGAGGGTGGTAGAGCTGGAAGCGGAGGTGGCTAAACGCGGCAAACCAGAGTTTGCTGCCGCTATCTTCCTCGACAGCGAGGTTGGTCGTACGACCATCATCAGCGTCGGCCGGATGCGCGTCGCGCTCCAGACCATCGGCGCTACCGAAACCTTAGAGGGCGCACATGCCCTCGCAGATGCAGCGCTCAAAAATGCTTAAGCCTGCCCCGATCCCGCGCGGGGTTACCTTTGCTTTCGTGGCTTTGACGTTTGTAGGCGTGCTGCTTTCGATGCATCTGCGCACCGAACTCAGGGAGGCTAACCAGGCCTTAGCGGATGCACGCGCCGCCACGACTCTCGATGTGCAAATATCTTCGGTGGAGGGAGAGCTCACCGACTACTGTCTGGACTATGGCCAGCGGCTCATGGCTCGCTGCGACTATTGGGACCGACAGTCGCACGCCGCTCTTCAAGATTGTTCGTTGCAGCTGCGGCTGCTTTCACGGAAATGTGAATAACCAAGTCTTTTGTCTTGACAGCAATGTGCCCGCTGCTATGCTGGTTGGTGGAGGCTGGGATGTTCAAGGTTGATTTACATGCGCATACGTTGGGCAGCGACGGCCGGAGTCCGGCCGCGGACATCGTGCGGGCCGCGGTGTCTACCGGGTTGGATGGGGTTTGCCTCACCGATCACCATGCCAACACCGTCGAGGACAACACGGAGGTTTACCGAGTGGCTGCGGCCTTGGAAGAAGCAGGCATCCGCGCGTTCATCGGCGTCGAGTACAGCACGAGCCTCAACCATCTACTGATTTTTGGTGTGGACGTCCCGTGGGGGGCGTGGGGGATGTACCCCGACACCCAAGCGGTCATTGACGAGGTCAACGCGATGGGCGGCGCTTGTGTGCTGCCCCATCCGTACAAAGTGTACAAGAGGTCCGCGGGGGAGCGGCTCAAAGAACTCACGGGTCTTGCCGCCGTCGAGGGCTACAACGGTCAGGTTGAGGTGGACCACCGCGAGACCAATCGGTTGGCACGGCAGGCTGCGATTTCGATGGGGCTGCCCATTACAGCCGGCAGCGACGCGCACCATGCGAGCATGCTCGGCGTCGTTTGGACGGAGTTCAAGCGTCCCATCACCGACGACCTAGACCTCTGCGCTGCCCTGCGCGAGGGGAACTTTTCGGTAGGCACCGACAAAGACCGTCTTTGGCAAAAACGACGGGCTCAAGCTGCCAGGCCGGCGCCTCGTCCTCGTAGGAAAGTGCTTGCCGACAAGTATTACACATCCGAATACTTCGCAAACTTCGACGAGGAAGCGTTCCTTTAACTCTGAAAGGTGATCATGGGTAACTCCGAAAAAGAAGCAAGCGAGTTTAATAAACAAGCTCGTGCCGGGTTCGGCACGCGTCTGGAAGGCGTGCGCGGGGAGCAGAAACTCACTCGTTCCCAGTTGGCAGCCGCTTGCGACATGCACTACGACGCCATCCTCAAACTGGAGCGGGGTGACCGCCACCCGACGCTGGCCACGATGTGCGTTATCGCGGATGCGTTGGGGCTCAAGGTCACCGCGCTGCTTCCCGAGGGATAATCGTGTCAGATGCTGATGATAAAATACGGACTGCTATCGGTCTTATCCACGAGGCCCGCAGCGACGATGTGTGTATGATTGCTGAACTGGGCGACCGCTGCACACGGCTTCAGGCTCACGCTGAAGAGCTACAAAGCGCCGCTGCACAACAGCCCGCCACTACCTCCTCGGTAGAAGCTCTGGAACTCATCCTCAAACTAGAGGCGGCCCAGGACACCATCGACGGGCAGGTGCTTCTCCTCGCGCAGCGCGCAGGTGAGCTCAAAGAGGCCCGCAGCATTAACGGCGCGTTCGTCGACAAGGTGATGGCGGCGTTCAGACTGGACCCAGGCTATTACACGGATGATGCGCTGTCCGGTATCGAGGCTACGCTACGGCGCGAGTTCAAGGCTGCATGATGGACATCAAAATCACGCCCCTGGTTCCGCACGTATCGCTGGGGTTCGATGGGCAGCCAAAGGACACCGGCGAGTCGCTAAGTCTGTTCGACGTCGACGCGCCTATGAAGGCGATTGGCGCGACACCTAAGGAACCGCTCGTCGCCTTCGACTTCGAGTCGACGAATGAATGGCTTGGCCCCCTAAAAGGTCCGGTGAAGTGGGTGCCCTCTGTGAATGCGTTGGTGCAGGGGCAGGCTGCTTTTGATAGCACCAAGGCGGTTGGCGGCTACCCTGCGTTGGCGCAAGGGCCCGCCATCATGGATTACACCGACCTTCTTGCGAAGACGGAGGGTGCCGACGTTGACCCGGCCCTCTTAAACGAGTTCAAGAAGTTGGCTGGGTTGAAGGTCTCCCTAGTAGGCGCGCTTCTCCCACCGCCCGGCGTCAACCCTGGCTTCTCTATCAAGCTCAAGAAGCCGCCAGCCCATATCGCGCTGGCCGCGCCCCAGGGGCTTGCCGTAGCCGTTGACGTCAAACCCTCTGTACACACGCTGGTTACCGACTACGACCTCGACTATTTCGTGAAGGAGAACCTGAGAAAGTACGGGTTCACTGTGCTGAAAATAGACCACATGCCGGGTTATTCGTTTGGCACCGCCCCTTGCCACAAGGTTGGTGTGCACGTTGTCGTGCCCGAGGGTGTGACGTCGCAGGCGGTATTTCAAGACGTGCAGGTCGCGCTGCAACAGTGTCTGGACCTCAGTTCACCCAGCGGTGTGGAGATGAAGCTGGGGTGGGATGTGTACGCGCACGACCCGAATGCGGAGCTAGGGCCGGGCTTCCCCCTACATACGTTTCAGTATGGGCTGGAGGGGGTAGCCAACCTGGTGAGTACCGACCTGTCCGACTTGTCAGCACTCATGCCGGAAAAGCCAAGCTGGTTTGATGACCCTCTCAAAGCTTTCACCAACCCCTACTCATCCGCTGCTTCTGCCGCCGCGTATGCAGAGCTTAAGGTGGTGCCCAGGGCTACCGACGAGGGCGGCGACATTACGTTCCACCTGCTCAAGAAGGTGAGGGAAAGCGACGTCGTCAAGATTGGGTTGGACGCAGATACTCTTGCGCAAAAGGCTGTTGCCGCCATGGCGGACGCGGGCGATGTCGTGCCTGCGCCCGCAACAACTAACTTCGCTACCGTGCCCACGAAGCTTGCGATGGCTAAGGCGATCTCTGAGGCCGAAGGGGTTCCTGTCTGGACAGCGTCCCAAGCGCCTTTAACGAAGAAAGAGAAGAAGGCCGTTGCAGCTATGGGAGTGCCCACCTCTAACTTGGAGACCCCTAACTGGCAGACCCACAAGCCTATCGACGCGGACGACGTCGCTGCTGCGGTCGACATCATCAAGAGCGCCCACAACTTCAGCCCACCCACCGATGTGTGCATGTCCCCCACGGCCGCGAAGCAGCTGGGTATTGACGTCGACAACATCCCTCACGAGGAGAAAGAGCCCCGACCTAACGACGTCATCAAGTTCACGGGCGAGGTTCCGCCTAAGGCTCTCGCTGAGTTCAAAGAGAAGTGGTACCAAATGGTGGCCGGCGCCGACAACTCGCACCTCGCCATAGACGCGCCGAGTGTTCAGGCGCTGGCCCCAGACGAGCTCGGCCCGCCAGTGTTTGTCATCACGCTCAAGGTCCCCGCCGACACGCCGCACGGGCAGTTCTCGAAGCTCCATAAGTTCGGGCAGCAGATCGACGAGTGGATGGAAGCCCACGATGTCCAGACGATGACTGCCGTCCTCCTTGAGGGCATGGAGCTCGACGTCCAGCCGCTCGCCGAGGGGCCAGCGTTCCAGAAGCTTTTCGAGAAGGCGCTGCACAACTACCTCAACGCAAACAAGCTTTGCCTCATCACGCACGAGCAGATGATGATCTTGGGAGGCAGCGATGGCGACTGACGACGACAAGCACACCATCGACTTCGACATCGGCCCTTTCATCTTGTGGCCCCGCGCGGACCCACCTTGCCTTGGCTGCAAGAGCACCGAGCACGGGCACCTCGTCATGGGCGCCAACGAAGTCATGTGTCCAGATGTCGCCAAGGAGGCGGTGGGCCAATGCAAAGCCAAGCTCGCCGAGAAGAAGACCTCCGCCCCTGGAGGCTGGTCGGCTGAGATGATTTCACACGACGAGGAGGATTAGATGACCATTACGATTACCGTTGAAGGCCCCTGGAGAAGCGGGAAGACAACTGCCGCTGCGTACATTGCTGAGGTGCTTAGTAGACTCGGGGCAGAGACCTCGCTACACGACATCGATATCGACGACGAGGACAAACAGATTGCAGCTGTCTCGCGGGCACGGGCAGTGCTCGCTGGCACGACGATTCGTGTTCTCACAAAACAACAACCGCGCGAGCCTTCAGATGAAGAACTCGGCACCATGGGGGGCTGACGATGCTCACCGAAGAAGAAGACGGCGTTATTGAAGCGGCTCTCGCGTGGCGGACGTCTGGAGTGTCGGACGATCCAAACGCAGAGGAACGATTACACGCCGCGTGCGACGCGCTCATCGCGGCACGTGCGCAGCCACCCAAAGCCGGCTTCACACCACGCATCTCCCGTCTGGAAATAGGCGGCGTGCGCGTGGGACAGACTAAGCGTCATTGCCGCGCTTGCGGGTCGACCAGCTACCACGAGGGTAAGTGCGTAATGTGCGGGACCGCTTGGGAACTACTTACGGCTCCAGACTCCCTTCACACGTTCCAATACAGCGCTGACGACGTTGTCGATGTTGAGCCGGGCGCGAGCGAGTTGAAGCTGACCGTCACGCGTGTTGTCGAGGAGGTCGATCACCTCGCTGTGCTTAACGAACCGTACGACTCCGGCAGCCAAGAAGGCGTGCCATGTCCGATGGATGTGGCTGAGAAGACGGACCCCAAAGCCGTCCTCTCCCCTGAGCAGGTGGACGACATCATCGACGAGAGTATGCGAGGAAAGAAAGACCTTCATCGCTATTTGCACGGTGGCGTAACTACCGGCGAACTCGACCCAAAGGACAGCGACGATGGCTAAGTGGCAGCCGGGCGATCCTGACCCGCCCGGCACCATCCAGCCGATGGACAACCCGCGAGACTGTCTGGACTGTGGGACAAAGGCGTGTGAGCGCCATGGCGTCTACGAGTACCCGGACGACACGCTCATCGCGCGAACGAAGGCCGAGTACAGACAACACCTCAACCTGTACGGCGAGGCGTTCACCGAACTACCCGTCGAGGAGCTTCCAGATGGCTGACGTACCCACTATTAAAATCGAATGGCCTTACGACATCTTCGACGTGATCACCGTAGACTCGCCTTGCCCTGCCGGCGCCGGATGCGTGACCTTCAAACCGTTCGATAGCGATAAGAAGCTGCAAGAGGTGATGACCGAGTGCTTCGAGAAGGGCGCGCACATCGGCGAGCTTGAGAACGCTGTCGCCAACGCGGCCGTCGCTGTGCACAACATGCAGGAAGACCCTGTGTTGCCCGAAGTGAAAGCTCAGCGCACGCGTCTGGAAGCTGCGCTTGTGACGGCCACCACGGAACTCATCAAGGCTCGGTCCAACCTACACACGAAGGACAATGCCGATGGTTGATCTAGAAACTCTGTTCCTGAGGCTGTTCCAGGCGAGTCTGCTCGCCCTCGCGTTTGTGCTCGGATTGGCCGCGTTCGTGGCAGGCCTCCTTTACTTTGTGGAATCCGTTGTGCAGCCGTGCGAATGCAACTGTCTGGACGAAGGGATGAGCTGCGTCCAACCTAAACACGAAGAGCAACGACAATGACGACGCCTAACGAAACCCATCTGACCTTTGGCGAACTCAGCCGCACCAACGCCGCTAGATGTGAAGCCGTGTTCTACCCCATCGAGCACAACAGCCCGCTTGAATGGGCGGCGCTCATGGCCGGCGAAGCCGGTGAGGTTTGCAACGCCATCAACAAACTCAGGCAGGGCAAGGGCACCAAAGAGATGGTCGCCGACGAGCTCGCGGACACCATCACGTACGTCGACCTCACAGCGACGGCGCTCGGCATCGACCTCGCCAAGCACGTCATCTCGAAGTTCAACCACGTGAGCACGAAACACAAGCGTCCAGACCTCAAGCTGCTAGGCAATGACGACAGAGAGCTGCTCACGGCGAAGGGGCTCTATGCGGCGTTCGTGGGCAAGGTGTACAAGGCGATGAGCTTGCGCACGTCCGACCAGGACATCGAAAACATTCCAAGGCTCATCGCCGAACTCGCAGAGCGTGCGAGCCAGATACCGGACTTCGAGCAGAAGCTACAGAACGCACGCAGTGAAGCGCACGCTGCTTATTACGTCGGGGTGGCCGATGCTGGCGGGCAGCCCACCACGCTGACAGAACAAAAGGTCCAAGTCATCGTGCTGCATGGTCTCCTGCGCGGACTTGTCACTGCCCTCGACTCAGGGCTATCCATCGAGCCCAACACACTTGCCCATGAAAACCTCAAGACTGTCTGGACGTCGATGAGCTCCGACGGCCAGCCTGAGCGGCTCAAAGAACTAGCGGCCACCTTCGCCAACGAGGTGAAGGATCCTGCAGCCCACGAGCACCTTGGCCGAGACGCGGAGACGTGGCACCGCATGTACGAGGGACAGAGGGAAGACAAAGCAAAGCTCCTGCAGTGGGGGCGCATCGACTGCGTTGATTGCGCACTGATATTCAACGGCGTGCGTCTGGAATACCAGGGGCTACCCCTCGCCTTCCGCGTGCCCCGAAATGCCGAACCCTTGGTGCAGCAGGTACGAGGTGTGCTGTCTGACATTTCAACTGAGAACCGCGGCTCGATGCCCGAGGCGCTGCTGCACCATGGAATCACTGCTCGCATGCTCGCTGTCTGCCATCTGGAAGTGGACTTGGATGAGAAGACCATCACCATCCGAGAGCCTGTGGCAGCTACTCCTACCAAAGATGCTGTGTTGGTGTCGCGCACGATTGCGGTTGACGGGCAGGGCAACCTCACTCCAGGGCCCGAGGAATGGTCCACCAACGACGTCCAGACAGACAGCGCACCGATGAGCGTAAAAGATATCGTGCAGCTGTTCTTAGCGGGCAACCCCTCAACTCTCAAACTAGGAGATTTCCCCTCCGCGGACGAGCTCCAGCTGCAGTCTCTGCCTACCCACCCAAGAGCTCATCACGATGTCCAGATGTATTTGTACCACTGGGTTGGTGGCCGCGTAAGCAAGCATTGCTTTGTGGAGGAGGTTAACCTTCGTCGAGCGACGACAGGTCGCCCACCTATAGACGGCAGCACGCTTCCAGACATCAAAGGAGACGACGATGGGAAAGCGTAAGCGCAGCAAGATAAACTTAGAGATGACCGCGTTCTTCTGCCCTGAATGCGGGGACATAGTCGAGCAGGAGGCGGTGAACACTGCGGAGCATTGGCGCCAGTGCCTCTGTGGAAGCATCCAGACACGTCTATTGCCGAGTGAGGAGCGTAAGCTCATCCAGGCCGCAGACCTTGCTGGTGCCGCCAAAGCGAAGCGTGTGGAGGTGGTGCAGAGCGTGCGCATTCGCAATGAGCGGCGGGCACGGCTCAAGGTGATCGGCTAATCCCCTCAAAAAGCGAAAAAAGCTAGAGGAGTATCCGACTTAGGGTGATCTGCTGGCATTTATGGGGCCTTTCGGGGGTGGGGGAGTGCGGAGGCAGCATGGCTAAAAGTGGCACATCTGCCCCTCGTGGCGTCGCGTGGGACGAGCAACCTCTAGGGGAAGTGCCGGACCAGGTGCTGGCCACCCGTCTGGACGTCTCGGTGCAGGCGATCTACGCGGCCCGCAAACGCCGACACATCCCAGCGTGCCGCCCGCGACGCGCTGACCGCGAGCTCGCCCGCAGCATCTTCCAGACGATGCCCACATCGCGCTCTGACCTCATCCCCATCAGGCACTTCGTTCTCATGCTCTACGTGGGCGCGAGCACGCTCAGGCTGCAGGACATTCGCGACGGCCTAGACATGCCCCAGTCGACAGCTTCAGCCCACGTGAAGAGCGCTGAGGAAGCGGGGCGGCTAACGGTGGTGCGCAAGGAAGGGCACACGTGGGTGAGCCTGTCTCCGCGGGGTCATCGAGAAATGTCACGCCGACGAAAGAAAAGAGGTTGCACTCCAGACACCTCCAGTGTTGTCTAGGGTAGGAGGTCCAGATGCACCAACTGGAAGAGTTTAAGAACGACCACGAGCGCCAGCTGTGGACGCGCGTCTATGCTGAGGTGGTTACCTGTTCCGGGTGCGCGCAGGCGGCGTGCGAAGCTGACACGGCCGTGCGCGAGTTCCGCAAACGCAACGACTACGACGAGCGGAGACGTGTGTGAGCTTACACATCGGCGACATCCTCACCTTCAAAGTTGCTCGCATTGGGCAGCTGCTCATTGACCGTTGGGCTCAGCAATGCCGCGTCGTCGGCATCGATAGACAGGCGGACACCATCAAGACCCTCCGCATTGAAGAATGGGCTACCCCGTCGACGTGGAAGAAATGCGATTTCAATCGACGAGCTTTCGCGCTGCAGGGGTATGAGTCTACCCACGTCGCCGTCAACACTCTCGTCGAGTTCATTGGCGGCGTCGCGAAAGCCGGTTGGGACAACGGCGACGGCTTCCCACTGCGGCGCAAAGACGCCAAAGCGATTCTGGAATCACTACAACGCGAGTGCGTGCTTGAACAGCTACTCGCGGAGGCTCGCGGACTATGCCCCCGATGACTGACGACAGATTCGACGAGTGGCTCGCTGCGCTCGAAAAGGTCGACGGCTGCAAGGAGAACGCGGTGCGCGAGTACGTCAAGAGCTTGCGCGCAAAAGACACGACCAGTCGATCTATCGTCGACGACGCTGTGTTCCTCCTGGAACACAAAGCAGGTGACCGCGTAACCAGCGCATTCACACAGCGGTCGGTCAACACCACTGAGTGGCTAGCTCGCGCACGGGAGCACCTCAATGGTTAAAGTTTCAAATCTGAACTCGCTGCCAAAGCTGTCTGCACCCAAAACGGTGGCGAAGACCAACAGCTGCAAAGGCTATTGTTGCGCGGCGTTCTCGCTGACTACCCTCAAGAAAATGGCGCGCGAGGAAGTAGAGCCGACGTGGAACGACTACCCCTGCGATGGAACGTGGGAGAGAGCGCACGAGCGTTGGCGCGACGTCCAGAAGGCTGCCGACATGCTCATCCCCCTTGGTAAGCACAAGCGGAACCCAATACACCCGCAGCGCCAGGATGACCGCGACGACATTCGCGTGAACTTCTTCACCTGCAAGTATTTCGATGGCGAGACACGCAACTGTCTGGACTACGAGGACCGACCGCGGATGTGCTCGTCGTTTCCTAACAGTCAGTCCACCTGCCCCTACGAGGGCTGCAAACATTTCAACGCTAAAGAGCGCATCGTGCGTAGGCCATTTGGCGCTGAGACCAAGAAGGCTAAGAAAGAAAAAGTATGACCGACGACAACGAAGAATCCATTTCCCACATCGATAGCTCGCTGCGCATGGCGATGACTGAGGCTTGCCGTGTTTCGCGAGAAGTACAGGGCAAGCCCCAGACGTGGGTGCCTAATATTGACGTACCCCCCGGCACCACCTTTGACCGCGCTCACCTCGAGCGCGGTCAAGTCGCCGAGTGGCTCAAAAGTCTCGCCCTTTTGGTTTCGCAAGGTGAGATTGACGGTTTTCAAGGCGTTTTTTGGATGCCGGGCAAGGAGCTGCGAGGCAAGGTCACGCTCAGGGTGCCCACCCCCACGGCGTCGGTCAATGTCGACCTCAGAGCTGACGTCGACAAGCCCAAGGGGGAGACGTGAGCACCACCCTAGAGCGACTGACGCAGGCTCTCGCTGACCTCGACGCTCAGCGGAAGATATCCGTGAACCTGGCGAAGAAGTTGGCCAAGTACGCGCCAGCCAACGGTGACAAGAAACCGAAAGCGCTAACTGTCGTTGGGATGGCTGGCGCGTACCTCAAGGCTAACGGCTTCGACGGCCTCTACAGGGACGGGGAGTGCGCTTGTCTGCTTTCCGACCTCGCGCCTTGCGACGAAATCGATCCGGGCTGCACGTCCGGCTACAAATCCAAATGCACTTCGGGGGAAGACTGTCCAGACGAAGCTGGCGATTGCGACTTCCACGTTGGGCCTGAAAGGAAATAACGATGGCTAAATGTGAAGATTGTCCAGACGAAGCGAAAGTTACAGTCGTTTGGTGTGGAGACGCTACTGAGTTCTGTGCAGCGTGCGCTTTGGTGACAATGGCGCAATATGCTCTAGACGACGAAATCCATTCACAGCCGAGCTTCACGCGTCGCACAGAGTGGGGTGATGTGCCCCAAGAGGACGAGGTGGTGCTGGCACTTCGGCAGAGCGTGGAGGAACACCTCGGCGTTCCTTTCGACGACCAGGCTCGCGATCCTGCGAACCTTGTCTCTGCTCTTGGTGACGCGCACGCTGAGCTCGCTGCTCAACTGGCTCGCGTTCGAGAGCTGCTTCCAAAACTGAGATCGCTGGCCCGCGAAGGCTACAGCCACCACTCTCGTGTACGAGCCTGTTGGAGGGACGCAGATGAGTGTCGCGAAAAGATTGACGCGATCGTGGCGAAAATAGAGGAAGCGAGCACCGATGGCCTTGCGCGCAAACATGACGAGGCTATCGTCTTGAGCACGCTCGCTCATTGCAACCCCGAGGGCACAACCACTGCTACGCGTCTTGCAGCTGTTGCGTACGTCCTCGACGACAAGGAACCAGAATCATGAAAATCGTTAAGTCATCCTACGAGATTGTGTCACTTATCAACGGCTACGAGATGCTGCGTCGCATCGAGCTGGCTGGGCGAACTTGTTACAAGTCCGAGGACAAAATCACGGATGACAGTTCGCAGAAGTTTGTGGCCATGGTGCTCAAGCGCGGCCACGAGACGGTCATCGAACATGAGTCCGCGAGCGTGCGGATCATCTGCGACCGCGGCATCTCTCACGAGATTGTGCGTCATCGTCTTGCGTCCTACTCGCAGGAGTCGACGCGCTACTGCAACTACACCAAGAACAAGTTCGGTCGGGAAATCACCGTCATCGATCCGCGACCACATGTGGACGAGGTGACATTTGAGGCCTGGCGGGCGGGGGTGTTGTTTGCGGAGTCGATTTACTTCCAGATGCTCGATGCAGGTGCCAGCCCACAGATGGCTCGTTCGGTCTTGCCCAACAGCCTCAAGACCGAAATCGTGATGACCGCGAACTTGCGCGAGTGGCGGCACTTTTTCAAGATGCGCACACCCGACACAGCTCACCCACAGCTTCGCGAAATAACGCGCCCTATGCTGGCCGAGTTTCGGAGTCGTATCCCCGTTGTGTTTGACGACGTCGGCGAGCTGACGAATGCCTAAGTTTGTAGTGGCCGCACTCGGTACAATCTCGCTGCACACCCACGTCGAGGCGCCCACAAAAGCGAAAGCGATCGAGCTCGCAGAGGACCGGCCCCTACAGGGGCTTGAGGGCAACGATGGGAAGCCAGACGAGGAGTGGTGTCATTCCGGTGAGATTGATTGCGGCGAACCTTTTAACCTTCGCGTCGAGAAAAACTAAATGAAAGCAATGTCCCTCAACATCTGCGTCGACTTTGACGGCACCTGCGTTTATCACGAGTATCCCAACGTCGGTGGCACACTCCCCGGTGCTGTTGAGGTGCAGAAAGAACTCGTCGCCGCTGGGCACGGGCTCATTCTGTGGACAATGCGCTGCGATGAGAAGCTACAAGACGCAGTCAACTGGTACGCAGCAAACGACATCCCGCTCTACGGCGTTCAGCGGAACCCTGCGCAGGATTGGACGACGTCACCTAAAGCCTATGCGCAGATTTACATCGACGATGCAGCACTTGGCTGTCCGTTGAAGCACGATGCTCCGCGGCCCTACGTCGACTGGGTGAAGGTGCGCGAGCTCCTGGTCGAGCGAGGTGCGCTGTGAAATGTCGAGCGACTCTGTACCGCCAACAAGCAAATAAATATCTTCCGCTAGCTCCTCTCGCCCACGGAGATGTTCCGCCAGAACTCGTCGACCGGTTACTTGGGTTGGTCAACAAGGAGAACCAATCGAGTCTGCGCCGCATTGAGTTTGCCTTTACAGAGGATGACGACGAGACGACATGAAGGCGCAGATACGAACCACCACCGATACCAAGCTCGTCGACCTCGACGACACGCAATGGGATGCTGCCTGTGTGTTGCTGCTAGGCATCCACAGCGGGCGATTTAACGCTGACCTCGTAGCCACCTCGCTGCGACGACGTCGATACAACCGCAGACGTGATGGGAACCGACAGGTGACCGCTAGGGAGAGCAATGGTTGACTATACGAAACAACATCCAGAACTAGAGGCAAAGATCGTCGCCGCTGGTGAACACATGGCTGAAATCGGTGCGTCCGCTGTGACCACTGGGGGCTTTCGTTTGTCCGTGGCCGACCCGCCTGTTGGTTTGCCTGATTATCGCCAGCAACTGGAAACCATGAAGCACAACTTTCTCCTCGCTCACGGCAACGAGGACGATTGGAAAAAGCTCAGCGAGAAGAACTTTACGGATGACTGACGACGACCAAGGCTGTTGCCCGACATGCGATTCTTCAATATCGAAAGAGGAGGCCGCTCAGATACGCGAAGACGCAGCGGAGATGGAGCAGCTCTACAAGAATGTATGCAAAGAGCGCGACGAGTTGAAGGACAGTCACCTGAGCGAGAAAACTGCGCTCGTTCACCGCGCGCTCTACACTCAAGCCGATGAGGAGCGCAAAGCTGTTAAAGCGCAGCTGAACTGGGCTACGCGTGAACGTCGGCGACTGGAAACCTGCATCGCACGGCTCAGTCCTGTGTCGGAGGCTGTCGTGGCCTCTACCGTTCGCGATGTGGGCGAATGGCCTATCAGCGAGCGCAGGCGCGCTGCCGTCATTAGCTTGGTTAGAAAGCACGACGAGCAGCGAGCTCGCGCAGATGATTTTGCCCGACAACTGGAAGAGATGCGCGACCCACGCGACGAGTGGGGTAGACGAAGGGGCTTTGATGGCTGACGACGGCAAAGAACTCATTCTCGTCATGAGCCACGGCCAGTGGCATTCCAGACGCAACGTGGTCGAGGCTGACGAAATCTACGGCCCTGCAGGCGAGACAGTCGCAGAGCAAGTGTATGACGATGCGGTAGGCGACGAGGACATCTACCTCCGCCCACGACCTCCAGACATGCAGCGCCAGAGCCGGCTTCGCTACGTCCTCTGGAGGCATGGCAAGCTGGAGCTCGGCTTTCGTTTTCCAGACGCAGCGATGCGCCGTGAGTTCAAGGGCAGCACCGCGCTCATGAAGACCTCGGAGCGCATCCCCGGCCGCTTCGAGATATGGAGCCGCAACCCGAACAAGGGCGAGCTCAAGATGTTGGGCGACTGCCTGCCCGTGGTGCTACGCAATAACAAAGGCATCGAGGAGCAATGGCAGCTGTGGCAGACGATGCTTTGCGGGCAGATAGCTTTCCAGACAGTTGAGGCTGCTATTCGAGAGCTGAGTAAGCGCCATGGCCGGGCCTTCGTTCCTATTATGGCAGGAGGCACATTGCCCCCTTCCCCACCGAAGCCGGATGTGCAACGTCTGGAACTAGGAAACGTTGAGAGGCGCCGCTTGGCCGGCTATCTCGCAGACCTCAAAGGACAGCCCGAATGAAAAAACCAAGCCGCGAAACTTTGGCCGAAGTCGCTGAGTATCTGGAATACCTAGCTAACTCACTTGCGCGATGCTTAGTTATGAATCCAGACCCATCAGCGTACGAGAGAGAGCACGCCGACGATTTTGCGGACGCGGCCAGCACTATCCGCATGCAGATGACTTCGCTCGTCGAGGACGGCGCGCAAGTGACTACGTTTGGTGGCAACATCACGGAGCAAGTGCCCGTTCGCCCTGGGCACCCCCATGCTGACGTCGAAGATATGCTGAAGGGCATGACCTACAACCAGCGTGGCCTCGTTGGTGCAGTCGCGGAAGCTGTGACCCGCGTCGACGCAGTGTTGCGGTCCGATGACGCTGAACGTAATCCTGAGCGTGCAGCTACCGATCTCGCGATTTGTCTGGAACAGTCTGCAATGGTGGAGCAGGCTTTGCACGCTATCGAGAAAGATTCGGGGGCTTCTCGTCAGCGACGGCACAATGTCAGCCGTTTGTTGTGGGAGAAAGCCGCGAGTCGGGTGAGTGCTAAGGCTGAGGCCGAACCTGCTGCCCCGAGCGTATCCGGCGTGGTTCACGAGGGTTCTGCCTATCTGGAAGCTGCCGAAGCAGCTCTGGAAGATGTAGAAGCAGCGACACCCAACCAAGGAGAATCCGATGACCGAAAAGATGAATGAACGACTCGCCCGCGTGATGGTGTCCGAACTGAAGCAGCTGGCGGACCGGTACCGTGACGTCATAGCTGACGAGCTCCGACGGCTAGGCAAAGACCGCATGGCCGACGAGGTGCAGCGTCTGGACATTGGGGCATTGCTGGAGCAAGCCGGTGTGTTGCCTCCCGAGGACAGGGCCGCCGAGGCTGAAGCCTCTCATTTGCAAAAAGCGTACAACGAGCTTTTCGAGGCACAAGCCGCGCTCCAAGCGAATCACGATCGTACTGAGGAGAGCCTGCGGAGCGTATGCGCCGACAAGGATAAACTTCGCGAGGCCAACGGAAACCTGCAGGCCAAGATTGACGACATACAGGAGTCCAACGCCCTGCTGCGGGATTCCAATGATAAGCTCCGTCTGGAACGCAAGGGAAAGCCGTCATGAGCTACTCCGTCGAAGAACTCGAAGCTGCCCCTGTCGGCGCCACGCTCGTCTCGAAAAAGGGCATTTGTTGGACGAAAGTGCTGCCCAACTGTTGGGGCACTGACGATCTCCCCGGCGAAGTGCAGACGGCGACTAACGCGCACCGGGCTGAGCAAGACGCTCTTTGCGAAAAATCGTTTCCAGACAATACTGTGGTTTTGAAGCGTCCAGACGAGGCCAGCGAAGAGCGGGATGCTCTCGATCGCCAGGTCACAGCAGTCAAGCTCGCCAACGCTGACCTGTTTTTAGTGGGTTGTCGGGGAGAGAACCTCGAAGACCCAGCGCTCGCCGCTGTTGCCCGGATAAAAGAGCTTAAGGAGAAGCTCGCTACCGTCGAGAAAGACGTGTTTGCTGAACTCGATGCTGTGGCGAACGGCGGCCGTTTTCCTGAGGGGTCGGAAGGTGCACACGCGCTCTCCACCGTTCGCAATCTTCTTAGCCGTCGTGTGTTTGGGGGCTGAGACATGGTTCACGCGTCCGAACTACCCACCGAAGCCTTCGGTGTCCCCGCACCCTCGACCTATCCGATGACCGTCCGCAACTTGCTCCGACGTCATCCGTACAAGGGTGCCTTCCTCAAGGCAGCTAAGGAGCTGCTGCACACGATGGAGACGTCGCCAAACTTCAAGGGGCATGACCCGGCCCCCTTCCGTGCCTTCGTAAGACAGCTTGAGAAAGCTTCCGCGTGAAACTCCTCAATCGCGAACACCCGCAATGCCCCACCATCGGGCTTGTCTGCGACAAGTGTAGGACGGAGGACCGAGGCGGGCGTGACGTCCCAAGGCACGGGCAGAGCTGGTCCGTCCCCGACGATGACGAGGAAGGCAAGGTCCGCCCTGGTGTCGGCTTCCAGACAACAACAGTGCGGCAACGCAGCGGGCTTTCGGCCATCAACCGCGATGACCCCGAGAACCCGCTGCTCTTTCAAGCCTTCGGCGAGTGGGAGTGGGACTTCTGCCCAAAGTGCTTTGCCGAGCTGGTCAAGGGCATCCGCGTCGGTTGCTACAGCGACGTCGACGAGCACGGCACCCCGTTGAGTAGCCTGGAAGACACGAGGGACAAGGGGCGCAACGGCAAGCCGCACGGTGCTATCGTTGACGGCATCCAGCTATTGCGCCAAGCGGTGTTCCCCGAGGGGCACCCAGCAACCGCTAAACTGCATGCGCTCATCGACGAGATATGGGCTATCGCGAAGCACGAAGAGAAGTCTGATGCCAGCTGACTACGAGGACGCGGTGATAAAGGCAGCGCGCATGCGGCTACAAAGCCTTTTGCCTGGCGCCTCAACTGATTTCGCTCGAGAACTTCTCACGCGACTCGCGAAAGCGCGCGCTGACCTTGCTGATGCGAACACCAGTCGAGACGATACACTCAGGCGACTGGGCGAAAAGACGAAGACGCTCAACGCTGCAAAGGTGCAGCGAGCGTTTGACGACGGCGCAGCGATTAGGGCGGGCGAACGGGAGCGCTGCGCGAGGTGGTTAGACAACCACGCAGATGCTGTTACAGCTGGCGGGCTACCGGTGTCCGCTTCGCATAGCCGCAACGCAGCTATTGCCCTCCGAAAACTTCCAGACACCGACGAGGAGAAAAGTGATGGCTGAGAGAGTGAAACATCGCATGGAACTCATTCGTGCCGGTGACGACGGGCAGGACGTTTTCACTCGTGAGGCTATTGCTTCGATGGTGGAGCGCGCCAACGTGGATAGGCTCTACGTGACGTTGGACTTCAGCCAGAAAGTCGAAGACATCGTCGGCTACGTTCACGCTGTCGAGATGGAGGGCGATGCGGCTGTAGTCGAGTTTTCATTTTTCGATACGCCGAGAGCAAATGCAGCAGCCAACACACTCGCGGGCCTAGCCCTTGCGCTTAAAGGCGTGAGACACACAGACGGGACCATCGACCTTACGACCCCCAGCCTCATCGACGCTAAGTCTAAGATTGAGCCGCCCGCTCCAACAAAGGTCCTCTGCTCAAAACATTATCCAGACGCGCCTGAGCTTCGTTGTCGACTTGCGAAGGACCACGACGGGGGTTGCTATTACAGCCGCCTCCCGGGCCCACATCGCAGCGGAGTTGGCAGCGATGGTTAAAACGAAAGCCGGTCTATACGAACACTACAAAGGCGGACAGTATCGAGTGCTGGCGGGTGCCGACGACGCTACCAATGGGCGGGAGGGAACCCCCGTCATTATTTATTTGGCTGTGGAAGAAAGTCAGCAAACCGCAGAGGGGCGTTTGTACGAGCAAGGTCGGTGGTGGGTGCGCAGCGAGGAAGAGTTTAACGAGCTGGTTGTGTTGGATGACGGCACTGAAGTTCCTCGATTCAAGTTCCTCAGCGACAAAGTGGTCACGGAGGCGAGCATCGAACTCAACCGCGCGCGCGAACGCCGGGACATGCACGCTGACAGCTTTACAACCTTTGGTAATCGATTTCGTATCGGCACGACCGTGAAACGCAAAACCAGCGCACAGCTGATGACGATTGTCTGGTTGAAGTATGACTCGCCCATTGTCGCCGTCCAGTGGTTCGATGCGGACCACCACCGCCAGGGGGCTGAGATCCCTGTTGACGAGTTGGAGTCAGTGGTGGGCATCGCAGGCGAACAACTTCCAGACGCCAATAAGGTTATCAGCGATGGCTAAAACGATCGACGTTGGTAGCGACAAACCGGCAGCGGGCTACGTCACCGGCGCACAGCTGTGGTGGCTGAGCTACATGGACAACGACGTATTCCGCGGCGTGGTCATCGTGCAGGCCGGCAACGTGCGCCAAGCTGAGGAGCGCGTTGAGGAGCTCGGCATTCGTCCAGACGGTGAATCTTTCGGTATGGAGGTGAGCCACATCGGCATCGCAGAGGAATACCTCAACCGCGTGCTCACCAAAGAGGAGTGCGACGAGGCTACGCCCGTCACTGGGGTGGCGGTGACGGATGATAAGCTTACGCAGCTAGCCAACGGTGGCCCTCTCGTCACGGGACACGAGGCCGCTCCCCAGTACGAAGGTGCAGCGAAGCGCGGCGGTCTTGTGGCCATCCCCGGTAAGCGCATCATTGAGCATGCGTATGACGCGAGCGGAAAGAAAATAACCTTTGGCGGCATGGTGAGCGCTGAACTGAGCGGCGGTGACGATGCCGAGTGACGAGGAAGTCAAACTCGCAAGAGACCCACGACCGGTGACGATTCAGTTGACCACGTCTAGCGGGCTTCTGCCCGCCGTTGAGTGTGACATGGCCTCCCTCCCTAAAACTCTCAGGGGGCTCGCCGACACTTGGGAGGAGGCCCAAAACATTGAAGGGACACTTGATAGTGATGATTGACGACGACAAAAAGACCGAAGAACATCCGCTAGTGGACAAGCTTTTCGACGGGCTCATCGTTGGGGGCAAGGTTGGTGTTGAGCTTTTCATCCGTGGCGGGAAGGGCACCAAGCACGCGCTAGAACGAACTATCGGGCTCATCAGCGAGGTGGGCGACCATCTGGAAAAACGTCTGGAAGAACTCGATGCGCCCGAAGCCCCATCCCCCAAGCCGCGCCCAAAGAAGCGCAAAGCGGCGACGGCGCAAGCCCACAATCCCATTGCCAGCGAGAACGGTGTGCTCTCCGACAAGACGTTCAACTGCCTCGATCGACCGGACGAAGACGGCGAAATCCCTACCGAATAGCCTGGCCGGTCTGGACGTCTGTCTGGAGATATGCCTACGGTTGTTGGGATGGCAAAGAAGAAGCAGGGCCGGACACCAACGCAGCTGTCGAAGCGGGAGAAAGAACTCTACCGTATCGTCCACCATACTCTGTATTGTTTTGAGCCAGGTTGCGGCACGTGCATGGGCTACGAGACCAAGCTCGAGGACGGCCCGCAGCATTTCCCCGAAGACCCAGCGGTGCGACTAAAGCGTCTTGGCGTCGTGCTCGATGCACTTTGCGACCAAGCGAAACGAATCGAAAACTGTCTGGAAGGTGCGCCGGTGTCTAACAGCGTGCGCGTTGCGGCGTTTGAAATGGGAGACATGTCTCGCGTTGCCCGCACGATGTTGACCGAACCGATATACTCGTCTGGACATCTAACCGCAGAGAAGGGGGCAAGCCATGACTCAAATCGAAAAGCTAAAGACCGACCTCGCAAGCGCGCGGTCACATTGCACTTCAGCGCAGGCAGAGGCCAGCAACAGCAAAGCGGACAAGAATCACGCTGAGCGGGACGCAGTCTCGATGGGGGCGCTCCTGCGCGATATCGCTGTGGCCTCGGGCTTTGACGTCCGCCGACCCCTCGCGCACCTACCCCATCACATTCGATGCGCTATGCAAAAGCTGGCAGCCTGACGATGACGTGAAGGCCTCCTCGGGGTAAGCACTTCGCGGAGGCCTCCACATGTCCAAACCCGTTCGCATCCTCGCCTACGACGCAACCCCCGCACCATTCTTCAGCGTTGCGCGCACTTGGATTATTGGCGCAGCTCTCTTTGGTTGGCGCTTTGACCACGTCGTAGCAGCGACGTCCTGGTACGACGTCCTCAACAAATGTCGCGAGATCGGCAGCGACGTTGAGCTCCATTTCTGGGGGCATGGCTCGCCGGGCCAAGCGTTCATCGGCAAACAGGTCTTGCCTCGCAGTGACAAGCGCTGGAAGCACGTCAGGCTGCTCTGGTTGCGCTGCTGCTCGACGATGCATGGGTCGGGCGGGATAGCAATGGTCAAAGCTCTGCGGAAGCATGGCACTGCCGTCGTAGGCCACCTCAACATCATCGGGCCCATGGGGCACAGCTATCTCGTCGGCTGCGCGCCAGGACAACCTATTTGGTGGACCAACACCGAGGTGGATCCACGCTCGTGGTCCAGACCTTGGCAGCCGCGCACCGTGAGCCCGCTGCGCATGCGGCTTCCCGCGTGGTGGGCACAGGCGACCGTGCCGGATGGTCAGAAGCTTATCGAGCCGGACTAAATGCGACAGAGCCCTTGACACCGCGTCCAGACAGGTACACAAGGCGCAAACCTCGCCCACACTGGGCACCCAGGAGCAGAGCATATGAGCATCACCAAGGCCGCCCTCATCGAGGGCATCGCGACCGACGCCGGCATTTCCAAGAGCGAAGCTACCAAGGCGCTGGAGAGTTTCCAGCAGCAGGCGATGGACAGCGTCAAGACGGAAGGCCGCTTTTCGTTGAGCGGCTTTGGCGCCTTTAAGAAGCGCCACAAGAAAGCGAGCTCGGGCAAGGTGCCGGGCACAACCACGGGCGAGACGTGGAAGAAGGCCGCGCACAACACGGTCGGTTTCAAGCCGACGGAGGTCTTCAAGGACCTTTTGGGCAAACGCAAATAGAAATCACTGTGGGTGGGAAAGGCCGAAAGGTCGCCCACCGTCGAGGGGGAGTAGCGAGGCCGCGGGCGGTTACCCCGCTTTGGGGAGGGACTTTCACCAAGGGCCATAAGAACAGCGGATTGGAGCGGCGGGGCCATGTGTCTCGCCGTTTCTTTTTCAGACAAATGTCTTGACGGCACATTGCCCGCTGTGTATCGTGGGGCAACCCCCAACGTCTGGAAAATAAGATGAAGTCAGCGTCAAAAGAAGCGCAGCAGCACGTTCTTAGTATCGTCGAGTCCTTAACTGAGTTCTCGCCGGCTGACGACATCCGCGCCGCCCAAGACGTGTCCAAACGCTACAGTGACTCGACAGTTCGCGCGGCGCTTTGTCTGCTGAACGCAGCTGATCGTATTTCTGCGTGTTGGGTCGATGTTGTGGAGGGAAAGCGCCTGGGTGGGGTTCGTAGCCGCAAATATTACGGACCTAAACAGTTTGCCGCTCCCGTCGGCGTACAACACATTCGCCCTCGGGACGCTTCCCGGAGAACACCACCGCTGTTTGCTCCTCTTATTTCGGTTGAGCCTTTGGAGCGCACAGTGTCTGCACCTATTGCGCTTGGGCCACAGCGAGGACAGGGTTACCCTTGGAACAACAATCAGAACGATACCTACGTGGAACTTCGCGCTGAAATCTTGGGGTCCCTCGCAGCGCGGCCTAAGACTAAAGCCGAACTCGCGAGGGTGCTCTACGCTAAGCGCAGTAGCAGCTACGGTTGTGTAGGCGAGTTGCTCCGCAACGGAACACTGCGCAAGTCTGCTGACGGCGTCCTTTATGTTTTCGACGCAGCTGATGCTCCGGCCCACGTTTTTGAGCAGACTGCTATTGGGCCTGAGGTCGAGATCCTACCTCCGATGCCCACGCCAGAGCCGACCCCGGTACTGCTTCAGACGCTGTCCCGTATAGCGGAGGACACGACGCTGGCCGCCGACGAGGCTCTTTTTACGATTCGCATGTTGCTTCGAGGAGCAGCCAAGTGACTGAGCAGCAAAACCAACACCACTACGAGCGCATTATCGACCCACACCTCGCTAGCGCCCGCGCTCAGGCGGGCAAGTGGGGGGACGCACCGCTCACGCGTGTGCTCCTGGACCTCGTTGAGCGGGATAAAGGTATGGGCATGCTAGCGCTGCAAAGTGTCTGGGCTGAGCGCTCGCTGACTGAGCGTCCAGACGTTTCCTTCGACGACTGGTACACCACCACCGTCCACGGCCTAGAAATCTATCGCACGAGTAGAATGCTTGGGGCAGAGGCTGGCTACAGCGCAGCAGCAGCGACGGGCGAAGCGCTCACGCAAGCGATGATGGCGTGGCAGACAGCGCGCTTTCGGCTGAGCGGCCGGCACACGTTCTCACCATCGCCAGGGTTAGCGCAGCAGCTGCTTTTGACAGAGCTCCGCGGCATCAAGGGGCGGGACCTGCAGCTACCGTTCCCAACAGTCTATCTGGAAGTGCCTGAGCAGCTTGGTTTCAAGACCATTAGCATCCAGACAGGTTGGCACCCTGTCACCGGCGCCTATGTCGCTGCTGATGAGCACGAGGGTATGCGAGGTCTGCGCTTGCTACTCACTGCTCGCGGGATAACTGACGATGTGCACGACGACGCGCTTTCGCATTTCTTCATGCCGCTCTTCGATGACGAGCCAATAGCCAAGACGTTGGCCGATGTGTTCACCAGCGTCCAGATACCCAAAGACCAACGCGCAGAGCGCAACCTCCCTCAAGACGACGAGGGGATGGAACGCGAAGCCCATATGTGGGTCGACTGCTTTCGGTGGGTGATGAACCTGCTGTTCTACACGACGTCGCCCGTCGCGGAGCGCGAGCACATCGAAGCTAATCCGGCAGCGCGAAAGTTGTGGCAGCGCATCCAGAAGATGCCCAGCGCACGAAATAAGAAGCGCGCAAAGCTTGTCGTCGAGCACAAGAAGCTCCCCAAGCAACCTCGCATTGTCCTCGGTCGCAGCGTCAAGCTCAACCGCACCATGCCCACAGCTGTCGACGAGGTGTCTGCAGCTAGTCGGTCAGAACTCAAGGTGCGCACGTTGGTGTCTGGACATTGGCAACGCTTCGCCTCGGGCAAGGGGCGCACAGAACGCGTCTGGAAGTTTCGCGCTCCGTTCTGGCGTGGCTCCAGTGAGGCGCCTAAGGCGGAAGTGACGGCGCATAAACTGGGAGATGGCGATGACTGATGGGGCCGCAGCTTTTGACTCATGGGAGCACGCTACGACGGGCATTCCTGACGCAGATAGAGTGACGATAGCTAAAGACCCTGATGCTTTTCGTGAGCGCGCGAAGAAATGGCCGATCCCCTCGGCTGCCATTGAGGAGATGATCGCAAAGAGCCTCGAGACCGCGACTGAAGAAACTTAGACAAATGTCTTGACAGGCATATTGCCCGCTGCTAGTTTACGGTTGAGGTGACCCTGTGGTCGCGTACTACAACGAGATTGACCTTTACGCTGCGCAATGGCTCCGCAATCTTATTGCTGCAGGACATATCGCACCTGGTGACGTCGATGAGCGGAGCATTGAGGATGTCACTCCATCGGAGCTGAAAGGATACACACAATGTCACTTCTTCGCGGGAATAGGTGTCTGGAGCTTGGCGCTCAGAAACGCGGGTTGGCCCGATGACCGTCCCGTCTGGACTGGAAGTTGTCCTTGCCAACCTTTCAGCGCGGCAGGCAAAGGAGCGGGGTTTGCTGACGAGCGGCACCTCTGGCCCTCCTGGTTCTGGCTCATTGAGCAGTGCGCTCCTCACAACATCTTTGGCGAACAGGTTGCGGGTAAGCCAGGCGAAACTTGGCTCGACCTTGTATCGACAGACCTGGAAAGTGGCGGATACACCGTCGGGGCGGCAGTTACCGCGGCTTGTGGTTTCGGTGCCCCGCACCAAAGGAAACGACTCTATTGGTCTGCCCACGACGAGCGTGGCAAACGGCAACATCAACCTATCGGTCGAAGAAGCGGCTCCATGGGCAACGCCTGCAGCGCGCGAAGCGGGAGGCACGCCGGAGCAGTTCCTGGCGAGAAAAAGAGCGGCGATAGCGAAGGGATTCAAGCTGGGTGTGTCGCTGACCAGCCTCAACCTACAAGCGCAGCTGGCAACTTGGCCGACGCCGAACGCCACCGACCACAAGGGAGCATCGACGAGGTCAGTTGGGAAAGAGCGGTCAGCGACACACGACGATCTGCCGACGAGAGCGACGCGGGCCCATTGGCCCACACCCCGAGCGAACGACGGCACGGGGCCACAGATACCCCCGGGACGGCAAGGAGGGGTGGCTCTGAAGGCGGCAGCGTTGCACGCCGCGCACTGGACGACACCGCAAGCGCACGACGCCAGAGGACGCAGCCGAACGCAGAAGGCCAAGCACGGGACGAAGCACGGTTGCGCTTGTCTAGCCTTGGACGCGGAGAGAGCTATTGGGGAGACGCTGACTGGATCCCCTGCACCGACGGAAAAGCCCGGCCAGTTGAACCCGGCACATTCCCGTTGGCTCATGGGGTTGCCAACCGCGTGGGGCGATTGTGCGCCTACGGAAACGCTATCGTCGCTCCGCAAGCGCAGGCGTTCATAAGCGCTTATCTGGAACGCCGCCCAGTGAAGCGCGCTGTCACTATTCAGATCTAACTAAACTTAGACAAATGTCTTGACAGGCAATATGCCCGCTGGTAATCTAGATGCAAGGAGCACCACATGCCATTCCAGACAACAAGCAACCCACGCACCATCCACGACTTCGAGCAGAACGAACAGAACCGGCAGCAGGTCTATCGCAGGCTGCCGAAAGCTGACGCTGTCGACGACAGCGAGAAGGTGGTTGCCATTGTGCGACCCGCGACCGACGCGGAGGTGCCTGAAGAGCGCCGCACGAACTACAAGACAGGCTGCTCGCATTGGGTGGTGTGCCTGCAACACCAAGGGCGTCGCAGCGCCACGGTGGTCTTTTCGCAGGGCAGGGGGCACTTCGTCACGGACGCGTCTGGAACCGACCAAAGCTTTGAGGATTGGGCCAGTGACCTCGACTACGACAGCCGCAAAATAGAGGCTATGTACCAAGCCTGTGTGAAGATTCGCCACGACTTGGAGAAGACGCTCAGCGTCGAGCTCTATGACGAGCTCGTGGAGGCCAACTTTGACTGGGACGAGTTTGAGGATATTGAGGAAGTCTGCGAGGCTCGCGCTGGCGAGACTGCGAGGTCTTCGTGACGTTCTCCGACGAGCATGCGGAAAAGCGCCGGGATTATTGGGTGAGCAAGGGCCTCGGAAAAACCCATGCTCTCGTGGTGGTGCACAGTGAGCGAAAACTTCAGGCTGCAGAAGTAGAGCTTGAGTATCTTCGTAATGAGGTGCGAGTAAAGCGTCTCGCCGAAGACCATGTGCGGCGCCTCGGCCTCCCCGTAGACGCGCGGTACGTGTCGCCGTTATTCAGTCTCCTTGACGCCTACGCAGTGCTCACATCCGCCCCAGCCCTAAAGCCTTCGTCTGGTGCGCCTAAAACACCGGTGGCTGGTAGGCGCATCGCTCGAAACATTTTGGAGTTGCTGATGGTGTTCCCTCCCAATGCGACGCTGCGCGCTGCAGAAGTGCAGAAGCGGTTAGACCTAGCGAGCAACGCGACTCACACGCGACTCGTACGCGCCAAGCAACTCGGCTTGGTCGTGCGTATCAAGCAAGGCCATTACCAAATCACAGAGAAGGGGCAGATGGCGCCCGCGCTCTACAATGAACAGTGTCGGCGTCTGGAAAAAGAGGGGAAAGACTAATGGATCCGCATCGCTGCCTGGAAGATATTTTACTTGCCTTCAATCGCGCCGACCTTGACGACGAGGAACGCGAAGTGCTTGCTGGACAACTGGAGGACTTGGCCGGTTGGGTGCGCATAAACGGGTTCACCTTTCTCGTCACCAAGACTACCGACGCGCAGACCTTTACCCTCGTGGGGGACTGAGTATGTTCCCCAAGAAGAAAAAGATTCGCAAGAAAAAGAAGCGCGGCGTGACGTTGCAGGTGCCGACCGCACAGCAAGATTTGCCTTTCGCCCAACAAACCCCGCGGGAAACCATCTTGATATCCGCGGGGGACATCGTTATCGCCAACGTGAAGGCGCTCGCTGCTGGCAGAGTGGGCCGTATCAACCCACCACAGGACAAACCCACCCCGCTGGTGCGGGCAGACCAGATGGTTCCAGACACGCCCTACCGCTACGCCAAAACCCCGGACTGCTTCTACGTCAGGCCCAAGACGGTGACGGCTGACGTCCTACGCAAGCGTCTGGACAGGAAGGGGGCTAGCCTTCACGGCCGGGATATGTCGTTGCTCATGGACCTCGCCCGCCTTGAGGCGCCTGTGGTGGCGTGGAGGGTGTCCAGATACCTCGTCGACGGTAGGCGCACTGAGCGCAAGGAGTACGTGGTGCTGGATCCGGCTGCACAGTTTCGCAGGCTCAAGCGCACGCCGGGGTACTGCTGATGTCTGGACTCACTGACGCACAGATTTTGGAACTCCACGGGGGCAAGGCTTGGGAGGCTCTGGTGGCGTCGAGCTGGACCGGATTCATAATCCACGGCGAGAAGCTCGTGATGATGGCGGGTGAACTCGGTGTTTCGGACAACGTCGACCGCATGCGCCAGACGCTGATGGCGGCGGAGCGCTTAGGACTCATTGCTCGTCGGAAGTATCGGCCATCAGCGCAACAGCAGTTCTTCGGCAGTAACAGCCAGTTCGGTTCGGCGGTGCTAGATCCTGCTAAAACTAACGAGGACGCGACGCTTTACGATTGGGAGTTTCTCCCTACTTCGGCGCCAAAGAAGAAACGGCGGCCGGTCACGCTCTCTTGGATTTGGTGATTTGCATGTTTGGACTCACTGCTCAGATTTTAGAGAGCTGCGCCGTTCCTGAGGAGGGCAGCGGGACCAACTTTGGGCCCGGACTACGCTGGGAACCGAAGTTCGATCATGGAACTTGGGACGTATGGATCGAACACCAGCCGCAGTTCAAAACGTACACCGTTCATGCCCAGCACCAGGAGACCACCGCCCGTTGCGACCACGATGCGCCTTACCGCTCCCTAGGTAAGGCTCGGGATCGGGCTGGCCGACTGGCTACTGTTCTCCGCGGGACAGCAGAGGAGTTTGATTGGCGTGCGAGAGCCGTACTGGGGCCAAAGAAAAAGCGACGCGCGGTCGCACTTTATCGACAAATGTCTTGACAGCAGTATGCCCGCTGCTATGATGGGTTTATGGGTTACTTGAACGCAAAAGCTACGCTGCTCACCGCTATCAACTGCGTCTGTTGTGGCAAGCCGCTGCTAGACGCGGTGTCGGTAGAGACGGGCATCGGCCCCATCTGCCGCAGCAAGTACATGGTGAGCGACTGCGCCACCGACGAGCAGCGGCAAGAGGCTAACAAGCTGGTGTTTCTCGCAGCGCTGGCAACAACGTCAAATGCGCAGAAGATGCATCTGGCCGACCAAGTAGCTGCGTTGGGTTTCCCTCACTTTGGTGAAATCGTGCGCAAGCGATTCATCAAGAAAGTCATTACCCTCACCCGTGGCGAGTCCATGTTCCAGGCCGAGCTCTGCCCTGTGTTGATTGTCCAGACGCCGTATGTGTCGAAGAAGTTTAATGGGTTGATCAAGCAAAATATTGATTGGACAAACCGCAAAGCCCTCTGGGCGCCTGCGCCTAAGAAGGCTAAGAAGCCTGTCTGGAAGGGTTGGGCCGTGAAGTGTTCTCCGGAGCTCAAGCGGCGGATCCTGAAAGCGTTAGAGGCCTGCTTTCCCGGTGAGGAAGCGATCGGCCCCAAAGGTGTGTTCACCATCGCGGGAGATTTTTGATGTTCATCAAAGGGCTCGACTTCGAGAAGGTAATGCTGGGGCTGGCCACGCAGCCGTTGGGCATCTGTCCTTTTTGTCGCAAGCCGATAGTGCCGGGGCATTCCATTGCGGTGCAGGAAACGGTCTTCACGTCGCACGAGAAGTGTTTTCGCCATTTTGCACAACGACAGGACCGAGCCCACGAATGCGCGCACGCGCTCAGCACTGAGCTGCTCAAATGTGTAGACAAGTTCGTTGGCGCCAACGGCGGCGACGCGAAGGTCCCAATGACTACGGTGCTTGCTGGGGTTGAGCAGTTGGCTTCTGTCTGGAGACGATTTGCCGCGGCCAGCAAACTCCCGCGCGAGGAAGCAGTAGCGATTCAAGTAGAGGCCACCGAATGCTCCAAAGGTATTGCGAGGTACATGCTGAACCACAGCGGAGATATTCCAAGCGCGGCTCTGGCCCACAGGGATAATACCAATAGTCTAGACGCGTCGACAGAAGCCCCCACCTCGCCCGTGAGCGCACCTGTTGCGACCCGCCAAGCTTTGGGCCGCGCGTTCGGTTCAATGACCACAAGAGCACTCAGCGGCAGTTGGACGGGAGAGCCCGAGGAAGTCTAAGGAGGACTACATGGGAGAAGACGACGACACCAAGGTGCAAACCGATTGGCGATGGGAGATGCTGCGCGTCACTCGGCGACTCAAGAAGCTTGCAGAAGAACCGGACACCTTCGACGCTGCGGCGAAGGCAGAACTGCTCGCGCAGTCCACCGATCTCATTGAACATGCAGAAGGGGAGAAAGCTCGTGAATCATCCAGCTGGTATTGACCTCGTCGTTGAACAGGAAACGCTCCCAGGAGGCAGGCAGCTGGGTGGGCCAGCAGGCTGGGCGTTTCGGAATGGGAAAAGTGTCTGGACACTTTACGATCTGAACGACAAGATCCGGGCGTACACTGATGCAAGCTCACCGGAACTGCATGAGCACGCTGCTCGTGCCTGGTGCGCGTCTGGACTTTCAGATGGCAATGCTCACAAACAGGGATAGGTCGATGGCTGCCCGCGCTGTGCGGAACGGTGCCCGAGTTGACGACGTCGCTGAGCAGTACGGTGTTACCTCTGCGGCGGTGGAGAAGTGGGGCGCTGCCATTACGGCGACCGATACGCGTATCGAGGAAACAAACGCTCGGCTGCGGAAGCAGGGAGTCATCGAAGACCAACCCGCCCCGAAAGAAGAGAAGGCTGCCGGCGAGTCGCTCAATGTTGAGGGCGGCTGGACTGATGAGCACGGCACGATGTGGTGGCCAGCGGGTAGTGACCCCGAACTCTTGGAAGAGTTGGGGCGACTTAAGGCGCTTTGTCATACGCAGCCCGCCCGTCTGGAAGAAAAGTCTTTCGTCGATAGCGCGAACCCTCCGAGGTGGAAGATTCATATGCGCGATCCGTATAACAAGAAGCTCGCGTCGTGTGCGGCGCAGTACGGATGCCGGCTTACCGACGATTGGGACGAGGTCACTTGCAAGCGCTGTTGGAATCAGTCTCGATGGAAAGCTGCGCGTCTGGACGCCAATGCTTGACTGGTTATTCGTGACTGTCGGCGCAATGTTCGGGTTCTTCGCGGGGTACACGCTAGGGGTGCAGAGAAATCCGCGGCTTGTCGACCGCATCCTGCAACGCAAATGGGAGCGCGAAGAGCGTTACTATTTGGAAGAGAGAACGAACACAACTAAGGAGGTGCGCTGATGTTTACTGTTGCTATTATTGTGGGCTCGGTGTTGTTTGGTGGGGTTATCGGGATCGTCAGTTTCATGCACGGTGCCGAAAAGCACCTGCGCCTAGAATCCGAGCGGCGCTATTTAGAGGAGCGTGAAGCGCGCACTACTCGCGACCCCGTCACGGGTCTCCGCGTGTTCCATACGTACGCAGACGGTTCGCCAGCTGAAGGTGCATTGCCCGAGGACACTTGGTAGACTGAACTCAACCAGGGTGCCACGACCTGGGCCAACCGCGCGGCGTCTCACAACTGAACCAACACCGGAGACGCCAATGTCTATTCGCGCAAAGTTTCGCTGCATGAGCAGCACCAACACTTGGGACCATTATCGGAGCTACGAGTTCCTTCCCGTCAGCGCCGACGAGGGCGCGCCCGAGAATAAACAGTTCTGGGAGGCAACGCCGTCTGGAAAGGCGGAGATGCATTTCAAGGCTCACGTTGACGACGAGCAGCAGTTTACCGTCGGCGATTATTATTACATCGACATGACACCGGCCGACGAGGAAACGGACTGGCGTTTGGACAAGGTTATCGACTACGGCGAAACACAGCAGTGTGCGACGTTTGGCTTTGGTCCAGACGTCGACAACTACGACAAGCGAGGACCACGTCGGGGTCACGTCGAGATGGACGTGCTCAATCCGGCCGCATTCGGCCAGTTCGGTAAAGCTAAGAAACCTTGGCACGTCGTGTTCACGCATGCGGGCGAAAGCCAGGAGCCACCGCCTGTAGCGTAACGAGTTTGCGGCAAGTACAGTGGACGCCCCCATAAGGAGCCGACCATGGAAACCTACCGCAACCCTCTCGACTTAAACCCTGCTGACCTCGCCCATCAATCCCCCGGCATCCTCGCGCAACTTGCGCGACAGGTGCCGCTCAGCGGCTTCGTTGCTGGGACCGTTACAACGGGCAAAAAGCTCAGCTTCATCGCCGAGCGCCACATGACCCTTCGTCGAGTGCGCATGAAGGTGGGCACGACTGGTTCGGGTGGCAGCACGGTTCCAGACGTGAACATCAACGGCGTCACGGCGCTTGCCGCGGGCGGAGTCACCGATCTTACGGTGGCCAACACCGACTCGGACGGTACTGCGGTGAGCACCACCGATCTGGACCCGGCCAACCAGGTACTCGCGCCCGGCGATGTGCTGAGCTTCGACATTGATACGGCGCCGACTGCCGGCGCGGATATCGATGTGGCCGTAGCGGCTGACATCCACATCTAAAAAAGCGACGGATGTGAAAAAAGTTCTTGACGGTCGCCCAGACGTTTGAGACAACACGTCCCGTTGGCGCAGCGAAGCGCGTTTCCTTTCGGGGGAACAAGCGGGCAAAGCGGGGCATCCTCCTTGGAGGTGTTTCTTCTACCTGGAGACAGCAGACGCGGGTTTTGGCGGTGACGTCGTTATCCACCAGCGAAGGGTCAGTCGTGTTGAGGGGTGAGTCGGTAACGATGAGCTCTGCTTGAAACACGGCCGATGGTGTGACGTGAGCGTGGCGCAAGTTACGGGAGCGGATACATCGCAGAGCGCTCGGGGGCATGCCCCGAGGGTGTATGGAACGGCCCTTAAAAGCCGAAACCGCGCACTCCCGTAACTGGGGGCCACCGGGGTGCCTCGTGCTTGCACGATAAACCCGGTTATGAGGAAGGGGTCGCACCGGCAACGGTTGCGGCCTTTTTTCGTTGGGGAGTATGCTGCAGCATGCAGATTGAAGCGGGCACCATCATTCGCGGCAAAGCCAAGAAACGTTACGCGTGGCATCGACCGCGAAAGGGCCCACCAAGACGGGGAAACGTGATAGCGGCTGACGTCATCGATCCACCTCTTATCGCGGACGGTGAAGGTGGTTGGGAAACTCTGGCGATCGTTACAGCTCCACATTTGTCCCAGCATCTGTTTGCTTTGGTCGATTAGGCATTGCCCCGCAGTGGCTTCATTCAACAAGGCGTAGGTGCAGGACTCGGCCTCGAACTCGTCAAGCTGACCTCTGAATACGAGAACGAACAAGGCGTGCAGCCCAATGTCCAGGCGCAACTGCTCGCGGCTGAAGCTAACGCTGCTTTTTGGCGTCTTGCCGCGCAGCAAGGTGGCCTCGACGAAGACAACTTGCTCCTCATCCAGGGGCAGGCGCTAACGCTCGCCGATCGTATCTATTCGTCAATGCAAAAAGTGGGACTGCTCAACCCTGTGCATTGACTCGTCTGGACATTTTGTCTGGACCACGGCAACCTAGTCGATGATGGCAATGCCGGCTAACGGATTTGGTGAGCTCTTTAGTAGCGGCGTTCCCGAGTGGGACGACGACGCTGTAGAACGTCGTGCCCACGCTGCGGTCGAAGGTGGCGACGACGACTGGGACGCGCTCACCATCGAGATGATGCGGGAGTCATGCGCTTTCTTCGCGAGCGAGTGTCTGTCTGGGCCAGTGCAGGCTCCCTACAACAGCCATTTCATCGTCGCCGAACACCACATGGAGTGGGACGAACTCGTCGCCAAAGAAGACCGCATCTGCGTGTTGGCCCCGAGAAATCACGGAAAAACATTTTTCTTCGACTTCGCTTTTCCTATTTGGAAAGCGGCGTTCATGCCTGGTGGTCGAGGTTACATCTTCTCGGCGACGCAAGAGCAGGCTGTTCGAATCCTCGAAGACATCAAAGAGGAGATTGAGAGCAACCCCAAGCTTGCGTTCCTCAACCCGAAGAACAAAGCGCGCAACTGGAGCAAGACTCAGATCACTTTGGCCAACGGCCATAAAATCTACGCGCGCGGTTTCGGCACCAAGATCCGCGGAGCCCACCCTGACTGGATCGTCGTCGACGACGGGCTCAACGACGAGGACGCGTATAGCGAACTCGTTCGCAACAAGCACATAGACTACTTCTACACGGCCATCACAAACATGGTGAACCCTGGCGGCCAGGTCATCGTCGTGGGCACACCGTTCCACGCGGCCGACCTCTACGCTGACCTCGCTGAGAACAAACGCTACTGCTACCGCAAATACGCAGCACGCAATCTGGCAGGTGAGGCGCTGTGGCCCGAGCGATTCTGCGCGACGAAGGCCGAACGGCTTCGCTACTTGGAACAAGGCATTGTCGTCGAGTCTCTCGAAGAGCGCGAACTCGAAATCAAGAGCGTGCGCTTCACGCGCGAGTTCATGTGCGAGCCCATCAGCGACGAGATGAGCTTGTTCCCCGGCCGACTCTTCCGAGGGTCGCCTACCGAGCAGCTGGGCGTGAAGATGGGGCAGACGCGTGCGTACTACGAGGAGCTCGGCATCACGAGCTTCTACATTGGTTTCGACTTCGCCATCTCGACGTCGACGGGGGCGGACTACACCGTCGGCTTCGTCCTCGGTCTGGACCAAGCACGCAACAGATGGATCATCGACATCCAACGCCACCACGGTCTGGAATACAAACAACAACTGGGACTCATCAACGCACTCGGGCGAAAGTACGACGCTGACCTCATCTATCTGGAATCGAATCAAATGCAACGCATCTTTGCTGATGACCTCATCCGCGAGACTGACCTGCCCATCTACAAGTTCGTGACGTCTGGAACCAAGAAGTCAAACTCGGCGCAACCTTCAGGCAACACGCACACGATGAACAAAAACACCCTCGAAGGCGGCGTGCCCCAGCTGCGCGTGTTGCTGGAAAACGCGAAGGTGCGCATTCCCCGCGGCGACCAAGAGAGCGTCGAGAAGAGCGACATCTGGATAAAGGAAATGCGGCACTTCACGTGGCTGGAGGGCAAGCTCCAAGGCGTCGGCTCTCACGACGACACGGTGATGGCTTTCTGGATCGCTAACTGCGCGGTCAGGGCAGGGGCCTTTGGCTTCTCCTTTGGTGAGGAGGGCGACGACGACCTCAGCCTTGACCAACTCCTGGACCAACAGATGGTCGAGCCGGACGCAGCACAGTGGGGGGACGACCCTGTGGGCGACTTGCTGCAGGAGTGGGGCGGCGACGTCGAAATCGAGGACGCGCCTAAGGACGCCATCAAAGACTTTATCGCTCAGCACCTCACCGTCGAGAATCTTGTGGGCCCGCGAGCAACACGGTCAGCGCAGGAGGCCTCCCTCGTGCCAGACGACCAGCTGCATCCAGATGAACTCGCCTGGCGCCATTTGCCAGGACTCGGCAATAAGGATTTTGAATGGTAGACAGAAATCGACAGCACCGGGCCTAACAGGCCACACTACAGCTCGGAGTCTGAATGCCGGCAAATGTCACCGACCACGACAAGTGGAAGCGCGCGGAAAAAAAGGCAGCAGAGCAAGGCCAAGGCGAAAACTACGCCTACGTCTCAGGCGTTTATCAAGCGATGGGCGGCACGTTCACAAGCAAGACGGAGAAGAGCGGCGAATGCTTCCATGTCCTCGTCACCGACAACCAGCCGATGCTTGGTAGCGTCGATGATAGTGGGCTCTACGGCACTGGCGTTCAGTACGACCTCGACACGATGACTGAAGCAAACGGCGGGCTGAGTAAGGCAACAGGCATCGTGTCTGGACAAATCCCTCGCATGACCATCCCGAGCGCGTTGACGGCGATGCCTCGTGGGGGTCGGACGGCTGCAAAGCTCTTGAGCTTCAACGAGCCCGTGCACAGCCCAGCCGGCGTAACGCGCGGGCTTGCGCTCTCTCTTGCGCAAGAGCAGCAAATCCAGACGCAGGTGCGGGACAACATAGGACATCCCGAGGTCAACTTTCGCACGTCGCTCAACCACCAGCTGCAGTACATGCAGCTAGATCCCGTGCAGCGCAAAGCTGTCACTGTCAGGGCTTCGCGCTACTACCGAGACCATGGCGACAACCACAACGAGACGCAGCGTCTACAGCGGCGGTTGCAAGGTTTGCGAAAAAGCGAACTCAGCGCGGGCGAACGCTACTGCCTCGCGATGGACGCAGCTGGTCGTGAACTCGCAAAGCAGATTTATGACGACACCGGCGACGATTCGCATCCTGACTTTGATGAGTCGATGCGGAAGGCTGACCCCCGAGGGGGTAGCTACCACCGTCGTGTGACGAATAAGGAAACGGGCAAGCACCGTTACTTCTACAACGAGGACGACTACGCGAAACAAGACGGCGCACATGTGTCTGGACGCGACGTGCTCAAGAAGAAATGCCGGGCTGGTCTTGTCAAGCGCATAGGCAAGGGCTGCTCCCTTGACGACCTCAAGGGCTACGGCGGTTACGACGACGAGCTCATCAAAGATGCTATCCGGGATTCTGTCCGCGCTGGCGAACTTTCGCACGCGGGCGGAAATCTCAAACCTGCTGCCGTGAAGAAGCTGGGCGCAGCGGGCTCCAAGGGGTAAAAGACCTCAACGTCTCTTTCAGCTAAGGTTCTGACATGAAATACGCCGACCTCGCCGATAAGGCCCAAGAAGCCACCGCTCAAGCGGTCCAGCACGACACGCTTGCTCTCCATAAGAGTGCCGCCGATGCGCATGCGCTCGCACGCGACGCCTCCCGTGCCCTGCATAAGAGCCAAGACGCACCTGACGAAGTCGTGCTCGGTCTTGTCGACGATGAGCAAACCACCGCCCATCAACAGCGCTACGAGTGGCACATTGCCAAAAGCGAGCGTCTGGAAAAGGGTGGGGAAACTGCAGCGCCCGCTCGAGCACCCGCCCCAGTCGCTCCCGCGCCCGCAGCACGCGCAATGGACTCCAGTGGCTTCGACTACCTTCTCAAAGGTGGGACCGGTAGCGACAAACCGGCTGAGCAGAAAAACGTTGAAGGTGGCACGGAAGCCGATGGTGACGACGACGGTGTGGATGCGAACGCTCCAGACGAAGCGGAAGCCGAAGCTGCGAAAGAAGAAGGCGCCGAGAGCAACGAAGGCCCCCCACCAATGGCGGCCAAGGGCGGCGACTACTCTGAGATGAATAAGGGGCTCAACGCTTGGCTCAGCGATGCCGGTGAAGCCGATGCGCTTGATGTCGCTGCTGAAGACACGTTCTCCAAGAGCTACGCTGGCCTCGTCGAGGAGGGCGATAGCCTCAGCAAAGCGGGCCCGTACATAGGAGCCCGCGGCGGCAAGTGGGCGGACCCCGCACACAAGATCCCTTGGAGTGACAAGAAACACTCGGGCAAGTCAGCGCCAACAGCAAAGCACCACGACGCGGAAGGAAGCCGCGAACTCCAGATGTTCACGGAGAACGACGGCGATCTGCACCGCCAACAGCACGAGCCGATTCGAAAAAACCTCGTCAATAAAATGGCGTCTGGAAAATACGATCACGCTCAAGCAACGAAGCTCTACGGGCACCTACTTGCGAGCGCTTCACAGAAATACAAGAAGGACATGGGCGGCGCAGGAGGTGGTGGCTCCCATGCGTTTGACCCCGCTACCCGTGCTGCCGCAGCTAAGCGCATGGCGGACGATTTTCACGACGAAGCCAAAGCTGGTGACCACGACCATCATTTGCATAAGAAGCACACGGGCAAGGATGCCGTCTCAGGGGATGGCGCAGTTGTGCGACAAGGCCTCTCCGCTGCTAAGTATGGGATGAAGAAAGTGGGGGGCATTCTTGTGCCCGACGACACCAAGAAGAGTTTTGCGAGCGACAACGGCGGCCTTGTCGATTGGCTTCGAAAAGGTAATCTCGGGCCGGGCACCGGGGACTACGGAATGGGCAAGACCGGTAAGCCCCTACCAAAGGGTGTGCGGCAAGGCCTCGACGAGCGCAATGGCTACGCCGGTAACGTCGAAGTGAGCCGCACCGAGGAAGGTGGTAGGCTCGATGGCGTCGGAGCTCATGGGGGCATCGGCGGAGGACCGGCAGTTCGCACTGGCGCGTCTGGAATCAATGAAGTGAACAGCGCTGCCGGCGACGCTTACGGCGCTAATCAAGGAGGGCCTGACGTGCCACAAAACAGCCTTGTGTCTGGAAAGACGGGAACGACCGATCAGTTCACACCCGACGACCCCAACGACACCGACAAGATGAAGGACGAGCACGGGATGATTATCATCCCTGGAGCTCCCGCGAGCGCGTACGGCGCACAGGGCGCGCAGCGCTCAGCAGCCAGCCAGGGAGGCAACGCCTACGGTGATGCGACTGCTCCGATGCCAGGCCACCCAAGCTCGGCCGCAGCCTCAGCGTCGAGCCCACAGACCGGCGCCGCTGGTCTTGGGGAAAAGCGCAGCCAAGGGGGGCCCGCTTACGGCCCGAATCATACCGGCAACCAAAGCTCGTTGCGAGCTAAGACGCACGACGTCCATGGCGGTGCGTCTGGAATGAGCCCCGGCGCTCCGTCTGGAAGCAACCCCCAAGTTGGCTCGCCAGGCCTGCACCAGAACGAAAGCTCCTCAAAGCTTTTCTCCAAGAGCGGCCTCGACGCGCAGACCGGCATGCCTCTGCACGCCGACGTTGAGGTCATCGCCGAGCAACAGCGTCGTGCCGCTGCTGTCCAAGCGATGCGCAAGGGCGAAGCCGACGTTCAGTTGGGTCTCGGGGTGGGCCCCAGCCAAGAGGCCCCGCTGCAAAATGGTCGTCAGATAAAGGTCATGATGAAGGGCGGCATCATCATGACGGATATCAGCGACCAAGATTGTATGGAGCTGCTCAACAGCGACAAAGATTCGTTCGGCTACCACGGTCGGCAGCCCGGCTTTGACTTGGGCAACGACCTTACCAAGAGCCAAGCGTGCCCCGCTTGCAACACGCAGGTGATGAAGGCGCTGACCAAGTGCCCCGAGTGTGGGGTTGACCGACTGTCTGGAACGATGCAAAAGAGCATGTCGCCAGCACCCGCGTCTGGAGTGCCGCAGACCCACAGCAAGGGTCCTGGCCTTCGCCGGCCGGTTCCCGGCCGTGACGTCTACGCTCCAGATGGGCTTTCCTTCGACGACTAGAGGTTCCCTTGGGGTTGTTCGATACCATGCGAGACGCCGCGGGCGCTGCTTCGGTAGCTGCCCTCGACGTCCTCGCCAAAGCTCAGGGTGACGAGGACGACGATGGTGCACAGCCGTCGGAGAACACACCTGCGACCGCTGCAATGCACCCGTCGGAGATTGGCGACCCCACGGCGGAGCCTAAGGCACTTTTTTGGGACCCGTTCAGCGTCATCGACGCGCTCGGGTATAAAGAGCGCCCGAGCTCCATCAGCTATTCGACGCTGCAGGCGATGGTCTTTCGCATGCCCATCCTCCAGGCGATAATCAAAACTCGCACCGACCAGCTGGCGTCGTTCTCGATGCCGCAAGAGGATAAGTTCCAGACAGGTTTCCGCATTCAGCTGCGCGACCGCAAGGCAGCCCCCTCTCGTGCCAGCGAGAAGATGAGCAAAGAAATCACCAACTGGATGATGACGACGGGCAAGGTGGCTGACGAGGCTACCCCGAACGCCCGTGACAACTTTGAGACGTTCCTTCGCAAAATCACTCGCGACGCGCTCACCTACGACCAGATGGGTTTTGAGGTGCGCGAAGACCGCGGGCACAAACCCTTCGACTTCTACGCCGTCGACGGCGCTACGTTGCGCATCGCAGACACCACCAAGCTCCACTACCAAGGGAACCCAGACGAGACGCGCTACGTCCAGATTTATGATGGCCTCGTCACCGCGGAGTATGGCGCGGACCAACTGTGCTTCGGCATCCGCAACCCCGTCACCGACATTCGCAACCAAGGCTACGGCGTTGCTGAGACGGAGATGCTCATCACGACGGTGACGTCGCTGCTTTGGTCATGGGACTACAACCAAAAGTTTTTCAGTCAAGGCACAAGCTCCAAGGGCATCATCAACTTCAAGGGTGCGGTGCCTGAGCGCCAGCTGCGCGCTTTCCGTCGACACTGGTACTCGATGGTCGCCGGCATCGAGAACGCGTTCAAAACTCCCATCACCAACGCCGAAGGTCTGGAATACATCAAGCTCCAAGAGTCCAACAAAGACATGGAGTTTAGCGCGTGGTTCGATTTCCTCATCAAGGTTGCGTGCGCCATTTATGGGATGGACCCGCTTGAAATCAACTTCAAGTACGGCGACAGCGGCGGCGCATCGTCGATGTTTGAGAGCAACAACAAACAGAAGCTCGCGAACTCGAAAGACAAAGGGCTGCAACCGCTGCTTCGGTTCATCGCGCACCGGTTGTCGTCGTACCTCGTCCACCGCATCGACGAGGACTTCGAGTTTGCTTTCGTGGGGCTCGACGCTGCGTCGCCCGAGGAGCTCGCAGACCTCAACACCAAGCTCGTGTCGTCGTACAAGACCGTGGACGAAGTGCGTGCCGAAGAAGACTTGCCACCGCTTCCAGACGGCGAAGGCGAGGTCATCCTCAACCCTGTCTGGATGCAGAACAAGACGATGGCCGCTCAGCAGGACATGGAGGTCGGCGACTTCGCCCCTCCCCCCGAGCCTGGCGAGGAAGACGACGGCTTCGGCGGCGAACTCGATGGCATCCAGAATGAGAACGCGGCTGACGACGAAGGCGCAAGCAACAACGTTGAGGGTGGTCCTCCCGGCAAGCCTGCTAAGCCTGATGCGGCTGCGAAGTCGATGGGATGGATGGATGGTTGGCTTCAGAGCGCCGACGGTCTCTGGACGCACTCACCTACCGAGGCCATGCGCGCGGATGCGGCGCTACGCAAGGGGCAGCCCATTCACGATTTGAAAGTGGAGCGGGACCAAGCTCGCGCCCTAGCTGTGCAGTACAAGGCGCACGCAGCGCGAGAGTCCGCCCTCGCCGATCAGTATGATGGCCAGCGCGCACACCTTGCTACGAAACTGAAGAAGGCCGAGCGCCGAGCCGCAGTTTTGCACATTGACCTCGACCTGTAGGGAGGCGCTATGCGCATTCGACACACCGTCAACCCACGTTTCACTGAGGACAAAGATGGCACCTCCATCTTGCTCGGACTGAGCGACGTCCTAGCGGAGACCATCCTCGACGGCTTCGCTAGCCAGGGCAACGACACCAGGGACATCACTCTTGCTGCCGGCGAGTTTGATGTCCCCCTCGGTGGCCCCACCACCATCTACGGTTTTTTCTTGCGAGCCGATAACGACTTCGACCTAGAAATCAACAACAGCGGGCAAGTCATCCAGGTGCGTCGAGGACAGACCGACGTAGCCACCGCGCCTAAAGCTCCAGACGCGAAAGTGTTCATGGAGGCTATCGTCACGTCGCTGAAGGTCACTCCGCTTGCAGACCTGCGACTCCTTTGGGCGGTGTGGGGAGATCCCATAACGCCATGAGGCTACGTCTGGACGCCACCAAAGGGGAACTCGCAGAGCGCGGCTCTGACCTTCTCGACGAACTCGCGAAGGCGCTTGCAGTCGATGCGCCCGAGCTCGCCAACGCGCTCCAGAAGGCTTCCCTGCACGCGCACGAACCCGTGCTCAAGCACCAAGCGCTCCGTGAACTTCACGGGAGCATGCGCTCACGCGCGACCAGAGGGTACGACCGCATGGTGGCGGAGATTCTCCAAGCGGTCGACGACCACACCATCAAAAGCGAGAGCCCCGACTACACCGCAAAAGTAGTGGCCATTGAGGAAGCTGCATTTGCTAAGATGAAGGCGGCGCTCATTGCGCAAGGGCACACCGACGAAGACTTCGAGGAAGACGGCCCGCTTTACGGTATGAGCGTCAACGAGCTTTGCGGCTTGTTGAAATCTGCGCTCGTGAAAGATGGGAACGCAACATGAGCGACACACGACGAGGATTTTTGGCAAAGCTCGGTGTTGGCCTCGCCGCAGCAATGCTCACAGCGAACCTTGAGCTTGGACAGAAGCCCGCGCCTAAGCTTCCTGAGCCGTTCGTAAACGACGGCCGCACCATCGCGTTTTTTACACCCGATCCCCGCCTGAGATTTTCGGCACCGAAGAACGTCACTTTTAGTGTGGAACACATTGCGTACTGGAAGGACATCCCGAAGACAGCCGCGTACAACGTCGTAGACAAGATCGTGCGCGTTGGTCGCGTGCCGTGGTGGCGCCGTATTTTCAAGCCAAAGGCGCGTAGGGCGCGTGCCGTTCGTGTCGTACCGGGATGGGGCCCCGGTAACCCGCGCTACGAGCGTCTCGGGTGAAACTCACTCCCGAGCTCCTGCGCGTGGTGAAGGACATCATCCAGAAGCACAACGCGGCTTTTGTCGTCGACGTGTTCGGCCCTGCCGCTATACCACCGGAGATGGTGAAAGAGCTGCAGGACGCTGGCCTTTTGGAAGGCCACGAGGACCTGTTCGAGACGGCGTACAACTACGGCCAGCTGGTGGCCAAGCTCCAGGACCCCAACATGCCGACGTGGGACCTTGCCAAGGTGAAAGCTGAACTCACAAAGAACCCCATCCCACTGTCGGCGGTGGAAGTGCAGGCTGTCCAGACAGCAAAGCTAAATGCTGCGCAGTACGTCGTGGGACTTGGCAATACCATCGATCTCCAGACAGGGCAGGTCCTTGTCGAGGCAGACCGCGCACAGCGCAGAGAGCTGCAGGGTAAAATCCGGACAGAGACGGCTGAGAAGATTGCCTCCCGGAAAACAGTAGGGACTCTCAAAAGTAGGCTCGGGCATTCGATGCAGGATTGGACGCGGGATCTCGACCGCATTGCCATCACCGAAAACCACAACGTCATGCAGGAGGGTGTCGGCGATGGCTTCCGTAAACAGTACGGCCCCGAAGCGCGCGTCTCGCTCATTCCGATGCCGGATGCGTGCAAACATTGCAAGCGCCTCCACCTCGGTCCAGATGGCGCTCCCATCATTTTCAAGCTCTCGCAGTTGGCCCCACCGGGCGCGAACGTAGGCAAGAAAGCTGCTGACTGGGTGGCCTGCATCGGCGCCATTCACCCAAACTGCCAATGCCAAATCGTGCGCGTTCCTGCGGGCTGGGGTTACGACGAGGACGGCACGATGATTCCTGCCGGCGAGTTTGGCGTTGAGTACGAAGGGGACTCTGAGGACGTTGAGAAGGCTATGCGTCTGGAAGCGCTCCATATGGATGCGTTGGTGAAGGCGTACCGTCTGGACGGAGAGCTGCAGTTCCAGGGGCTTGATGTGGCTATTGAGAATGGGGCGGGAGGCCTCCGGTTTTGGAAAGACCACAAGAACAAGACCGATGGCGCAACCGTCATGCTTTGGCCGTACGGCTACATCCGGCGCACGCTTGGCGTCGACGGAGACCACGTCGACTGCTTCGTCGGCCCAAACCCGCTCGCGCCAAGCGCGTACATTGTGCATCAGCGCAAGCGGACGTTGGAGGGCAAGTTTGAGGGCTACGACGAGGACAAGATTATGCTGGGCTTCTCGTCGGCGGCAGAAGCAAAGGCTGCGTACATTGGCAACTACGATGACAAAGGGTTCTTCGGCAGCATGACGACGATGTCGATGAACAAGCTCAAAACGGAACTCGCGACCACGCGCGACAAACCGCGCAAGCTTGTGAAAGCGGAACCTGAGTTTATTATCCCCAACCCAAACTACGTTGCGCCTGTAGCACCACCGCCTGCGCCGCTGGAGCCTGAAGCGCGGTTCACGGTGCGCCGAAAACTTCGCCGGAGAGCAGTTACCCTCTTCAAAGCGTTGCCCCACGTCGAGGGGGTGAGCGGTGCTGCGTTTGCTGTTGGCGGCGGACAGTTCATCCTCAAGGAGGGCAGCGGCGGCGGGGTGAACATCCAAGCCGACCTTCCAGACAAACCCCACAACCCACACGACGTAGCTGGCGTAGTTGCGTACCTTCAAGACGCACAGCACCGCGCTGACGTCATCGTGCGTCGAGACCCCGAGATTTATGTGTTCGGGGGCGGAGTCGACAATCAGATCTACCCGATCGCCGACGCACACGGGAACACGAAGAACATCATCACGCCGGATGAGACGGAGAACCGCGCCGAAGAGCACAAACGCGAGGTGGAGCGCCTGAGCTTCCAGATGCGCGATGTGCCGACCAACCGCGGAGCAACACGGCAGCCAGAGGGTCAGTGGCATCCTGTGCAACTGGAAGGCCGACCGCGCTACCCCGAGCAGACCGACGACGCGCGCATCATCGAGGGCGACGGGGAGCGCAAACCTATTGACCTCGTGAACAAGGCTGGAGAAGGTTCGCGCGGGGGCAAGGTGGTGGGGCACACTGCGGCTGGAAAGCCCATCTACGCCGACAAACACGCGCACGAGATGTCCCGCGAAGAGTTTCTCGGTAAACCCAAACGGACTAAAGCCGGCCACGCGAGCGACCTCGTGCCCAAGCACAGCAAGCTTACTGAGCACGTGAAGCCCGAGGAGTTTAAGGTTGAAGGGCACAGCAGCAAGTTCGAAGTGCATCGTGGGCACAACGACGATGCGACCCGCGCCAACTACGTGGTGACACATGAGGGCAAGCCCATCGCGAAGTACGACGGTACCAACCTCGTTGTCGCAAAGAAACATCGGCGCCAAGACATCGGCACGACGTTGGTAGCGAACTTCCGCGAGGACAATCCACACATCCCCGTCGCTGAAACACGCACCAAGAACGCGCAGAAGACGCAGGAGAAAGCGTACGAACTCATCCAGCAACGAGCCCGCGCTAGAAAGAAGGCGAGCAATGGTTGAGCACATCCAGATAACGGTCGAGCTTTCGAAAGCGCTAGCGACGGAGAACGACGACGGCTCTTTCACGCCGCAGGGCATGAAGGTGCTTGGCGACTACGCGCGTGCGTGGGTAGCGGGCAAGCGCGATTTGCTCATTGAAGGGGCGAATCCTGAACTCGCCGGCACCTTTTACGACATCCGCATTGATGGCGAACTCGCACAACAGCACGCGCTGCCAGACGACGTCGACTTGGAGGTTGCACTCAGCAAAAGCTTTCCCAAAAAGAAAAAGAAGAAGGCAGTCACCTTCGTCGTTCCTCAGTAGCCCCCTCTCCGCATCCCGAGTAGGGTGGTGCCATGTTCCAGACAGCACTAGCGATTGAGCCCACTGTCTTTGCCAAGGCCCATGGCGGCTTAAGCAAGGCCCCGAAGCCGAAGCTTGGCTACGCGGATGGCATGGCCGTAATCGCCATCGGCCCCAAAGGTGGAAAGATTGTTGGCTGGAAGAACGGCAAGCCTGTCTACGGCGGGTCAGCGGCTGCGAAGAAACTCAAAGCGCAGAAGACCGCGGCAAAGACTCTAAAGGCGCCCCCGGCGCAGCACCCCGCAGATAGCGACCACGCCAAGCAAATAGAAGCCTGGCTCGACGAGCTAGGCGTCACAGCAAAAGGGCACGGCTACGCGGGCGTGTTCGTGGTGTCTGCTGCCGACGCTAAGAAACTCACGGATTCTTTCCCCGACCTTAAGACCGTGCCTACTGGCGGCATGGTGAAAGTGAAGACCTCGTCGCTGTGGGACCACGTCGGCGAGCCTCTCATTCCGCATGCAGACGAGTTGGTCGCGTGGGCAGCGAAGGGCGCTTCCGGCGCTGACGAGGACCCTCCGTTCTCCGACACGATGCTCGCGACACTTAAGCTCAAAGGCGCGCTAGGCGGAACCCACGGTGGCAAGATTGTCGTTGACGACAAAGGGAATCAATACGCTTGGAAAACTAACAACGGCCAGACTTGGGTGTCCCGCGCTGAAGAAGTGTTCAACCGCGTGGCCAAGCTCGTCTTCCCCGAGCCCGAGCTCTATCCAGACGCAGAGATGGTCACGCACGAGGGCGACAAAGGCGTGCTCCTGTCGTGGATCGATAGCAAGGGTAACATCGGCAATGAGGTGAGCGGCGACCACGGCGTCCAGACGTCTGTCCTTCAGAAGCACTTTGAACGTCTTGTTCAGCACCAAGTGCTCGACTGGATGATGAGCAACCACGACAGCCACGGCGCCAACTTCGTCCACACGATGGACGGCGACATCGCTGCTCTCGACAAGGGACAAGCGTTCAAGGCCATCGGCGCTGACAAGCTTAGCGACAGCTACAAGCTCAACCCGAGCTCGCCGGCCTACAACGCGATGTGGAAGCTCTTTCAGCAGGGCGACATCAAAGGCGATCCGGTGAAGGCTGCAGCTGAGGTGCTCAACAGCATCGAGAAGAACCTGTCGCTGGAGCAGTACCACAGCATCGTCGCGCCCTATCTCGAAGAAGCTGGCGCTGGTCTTGACGGGTTCACGCCTAAGAAAAAATGGGCACTCATCGAGCAGCGGTTCAAAGACTTGCGCAGTAACTGGGAAACGTTTCTATCGGAGATGACGGGTGAGAGCGTCACGATTCCCGGCGCAGACGAAGGTCCGCCCGCGGCGGCTCCTGTCGAGGATAAAGCAGCCAAGCCCGTCGACGTCGCCCAAGTGCCTGGCTGGCCCATGACAAAGGGCAAGGTGACCGTTATGCATCCAGGTGGTCCGCACCCCTCTGGATGGCCAAGCAACTATCCGGGCCCGGGCTACTACGCGTCTGTGAAGGTCGCGGGCAACACGTTTGCGTTTGCCTTTGAGCTGAATCCGTTTTCGGGCAAGATGGAGGTGCAGGCGCAGTTTCCAGACGGCAAGTTCATACTCTACCCGTCGCCAGCGGCAGCAGCTGACGGCACTCAGCTGTTCAACAAGAATCTTCCGCTAGACATGAACTCGTCGGATAAGAAGAAGAACGGCATCGCGCTCAGCGCGACGAAGCTCTTTGAGTTGGAACAGTTTGCAGAGGACCTCAAGGCTGCGGGGCTGCAAGGCGCAGCTACCATTGCGAGCAAGACGTACGAAGAACTCGTCGCTGAAAAGAAGGTCACGCCTGAGCAGAAGGCGCTCACGCTGCACGAGATGCTGGCCACCGTCGAGGACGGCATCATCGCTGACTCCGCACTCATCCCAAATGCTGCGAAGTTGTTTGCAGCCAAGCACGCGAAGGCGACGGTGCCACATGATTGGCCCGCCAACCTTCCGCTCCCCGGCAGCGTCATCAAAGCTCTCGACGGAGGTGGATCGTTTGACATTTATGTCGCTCACCAATCTCCAGACGGCGCCCCTCTTTTCAAATACTATTCTGTAGCGTCGAATGGTGCAGCGACAGAGTACGGCGCGTTCTCTGCCTCCAGCCCGGGGCTCAAACCCGTGCTATTGCTCCCGTCTGTTTCCGCAGCAGCGAAGGCGACCCAGCAGCTCAAAAAGCCCAAGCCGCCCCCTCCCCCCAAGCCCGTCGTCGGGCTCGCGCCTAAGGCTGAGGTGATTTCTGACTTTGTTGTCCAGGACACCATCCTCGCGAACCCCGTCTACCCAAAGAAGGGCGGTCCGCTTCCTGTTGGGCACAAGCACACGATGCTCAAGCCATTTGTGTTACCGACGCCCACTGGCGTTGGAACAAAAGAGTACGAGGTAGCGGTCGACCTTGAAGTGTTGGAAGAAGGCTTCAAGGTTTCTATCGCTGGTGTCCCCGGTGCTGCAGCGGATGCAGAGCAAACCTTCAAAAGCCTGTCGGCAGCAAGTGATTGGGTCTGGCTCCGCCAGAAGGGTTACGAGGACAAAGCGGATTATAAGAAGCAAACCGGCAAGACGAAGGTTGCGTCTGGAGGTGGTTGGGAGTTTTTTGGCGTGAAACCAAAGAGCGGCGAACTCATGACGTTCGCTACGCCGCTCACCCCGAGCGCGCCCGGAGAGCCGGGCTGGGACGATTGGAAACTTCCGAGTGGCGACGAACTCGCTGCACTTCCTGAAGGCACCATGCTCGTCTATGGCGAGCCGGGATCCAAGCCGGGCCCAGAGACCCTTCCTGGCGAGGATGGTTGGGTTAAGACTGCGTCTGGATGGAAGCCATTAGGCATCACCGATATTCCTGCGTTATCCGACGAGCAGCTGAGTTCCGATATCGCCGGAGACGCATCGTCTGGGTATGGCGGCATGAAGGTCCTCGCCCCCGACGCCCCTGCAGCGCAGTCGCCGCTGCCCCTAGGCGTGCTGCCCGCGCTATTTGGCGCAAAAGAACTCACGTTGGCCGAGCTCGCGGCCATGCCGCTCGGCTCAATGATCAACAACGGTGAGAAGGCGTTCATCAAAGAGTCTGACGAGCAATGGGTCGCAGTTGGCACCAACATCGTTACGCACCCGGACTTTCTCCCGTTGAGTTCCACAACATGGAAGGTGCTCCCGGGGCCAGTTCCAGACGTTGAGAGCAAACTTCTTTGGAAAGGCGCGAAACTTCCGTCTCTTGTCGAGCTTTCAAAACTTCCTCTCAACTCTGTGCTCAAGGACTCAGCGGGCTACACGTATAAAAAAGTTGCTGACGGCTACGTCAACACCATCGGGTCAAACTTCTCTGCAACGGAGATGGCAGCTAGCGACCTCAAAATCATCCATCAGCCAGGCGCAGCTGGTGGCTCCGGGGCCAAGCCGTTGACGGTAGCCGAACTTACCGCGATGGCTCCGGGCTCGTCGGTGACGCACGATAAGGACACCTACACCAAGCACAACGACAGCAAGTGGTACAGCAAAAAACTTGGCGATGAGTTCGCATTCAGCCCAAAGGACTTTCAGCCCGAGTCGTTCGAATGGCTCGTCCAGATGCCCCACGACCCTGTAAGCACTGTGCAGCCTGAACCAAAAGAGCTTACTCCGCTTGAGCTATTACTCTCTGGTTGGTCCCCGGCCACCCCGTCTATCTCTGGCGACCCAGGGCCGGTAGTCGTGACGACGAAGGAATCGCTACCCGATTTTGCTGAGAAGGAAGCCGTCTGGACAAACGCGCAGAAGCTCGCCGGTGCTCCGGTTCCAGGTAAGCCTGACAAAACCTACGGCATGAAAAGTCCGCATTGGGATCCATGGGTTCCGCCTACGGGCGTTTGGCTACAAGGCGAATGGAAGGGCAAAAAAACTTGGATTACGACGACAGCAAGTGGGTACAACACCGATGGTAGTGCGCCTTGGCAAGTAAAGTTTGTAGCGGTTAATGAGGATGGCGCCGTCACGCACGGGGACGCTAATCAGACGGCGCTCTACGCGCTCGGGAGCGCGCTCGGCAAAACTGGCAGTTACGAAGCGATGGAAGAAGCATTCCACCTCGACACTGCTGCGTTCGCTCAAGACGACACTTTCGCGACCCATGCTGCGCTAATAACGGCTGACTCCGCCATCGGCGCCCATCCACAAGACATTCCCCCCGAGCAAAAGACGAAAGCCGTCGTCACGAAGATGGTGCTCGGCGACTACATCCAGCAAGAGTCGGTGCAGCAGAAGTACGGCGGCAAGTTCACCGTGAGCCCACACGGTGGCGAACATGTTCTCCGTTTCTATCCAAATGCGGGAGCAAGCCTCTCAGCCGCTGGTGTACTTCAAACGTTTATCGACGACCACAACCTCGCTCCGCTCAAGCCGGCACAGGCCCACATAGGAGCCCTAAACGCGTGGTGCCTGCTCGGGGACCACGGCGCAACAGTAAAAGAGTTTGCTGTTGAGACGACTGCCATCGAGGCTGCGTCCACCCCGCCAACAATTACTCCGGCGCCAAACTACGACTGGCCCGGCACATCGCCGGTGAACTCAGTCGACACGCTCGAGGCGGCTCCCGTTGGGGCCAGCGTGCATGTGAAGTCTGGAGACAAGCTCGTCAAGCTCGCCAACGGTAACTGGGCCGGTATCGGTGACGATGGCGAGCCGATGTCGGAAGGCATCCCGTCGAGTCTCGTGGCCGACTTCACGTTGGAGAGCGATTCAGGCTACGCCGGTTTCGATCCCGCGCTGGGTAACTTTTCTTCGATGACGCCGGCAGAACTCAAGGCTCTCCCTGTGGGGACGGTCCTGCATTCCGACCACAAGTTTGGCATTCAACTCGTCAAAGAGAACGTGACCTATTGGAAGGGTAACGACGGCAACCTCTACGGCAACACATCAGTCGCTACGCATTCTGTCGTCGTCGACCCGTTGACGGTGAAGACGCCCTCGCACCCGTCGGGCGTGAAGAAAGTCAAGGCACTCGGCGGCCATCTCAAGTCGACGACCATCAACGACAAAATCAAAGAACTCCCTGCGAACGTGAAGCTCCACACGAAGTGGGGCGACATCTTCACGGCCGACGGTGGGAAGCCGTACTCGAAGTTCACCGGTGTCGACAAGATGGGTGAAGGCATTGGCGTCTACGCCTCGCACCAAATAGCGAGCCTAGTGAAAGACGCAGGTGGGGCGTCTGTTCAGTGGCCTGGTGACAAGGTCAAAAAGAAAAAGACTCCCGTCACGCTCCAGGTGGTGAAGCCCAAGGTTCCCGTCAACTCGGAGCAAATCAAGAAAGCGCAAGCTTGGACTGCGTGGGCGAAAGACAATCTGAAGCCGACCGACGCGGAGGACTTGCTTGTACTCGCACACTTCCAGAAGCAGCTAGCAGACGGAGGCTACACTGCAGGCCTGCACGTTCATGAGGACGGCAAGGGTAACTATTTGCTCGCCGGCAAAGACGCGAATGCGTTCCACACGTCTGTGGAGAACTGGGAGGGAATGCCACCCTCGACGGATTCCGATTCGCCCCTTGGAACGATGCTCGTCGTCAAGAAGAGCGCGCTCGCGAAACGTTTTCCAGACGCTAAGTATCTCAAGGCTGCGCACGATGGTCTGACTTACCCGAAAGGCACCACCTTTGAGGTTAACGAGATTGTCACCAAAACGGTGCGGGATGTTGTACTCGCGGACCTCACGGCTATCGAGCCCGGGAAACCGAAAAAGATTAAGGCGCACGACAGCGAGCCCGACAAACTTGTCATCAAGTTCAACGGCGTCTCTGCGAAGGTAAAGGAAGACGCTGCAGCGTATTTAGCGGCAAAGGGTATCACTGCTCACGGGGAACCGCAGGTATCCGTCAGTACCGTCTTCACGGTGTCGAAGGCCGACCTCGACGCTGCCTTTGAAACGTCAAAGGAAGTCACCCCGATACTCCCCGAGCTTCCGCCAGCGTTTGTGCAAGCACCCGTGCCATTCGCACTCGGCCCACAAAAGCAGGGCGGGCTCGCGGTGAATAACGAAGGGGACCTCGCTGCGCTCGACTCGTTCAAGATGGGGCACTGGGGCCATTCCATCAGGCACGGCGCTGCAGGGCTTTGGCAAAACCACCAAGTGAGTGTGCGCCGCGTCGACAACCCAGACGGCGAAGATTATTACGAGCTCACCGGCGACCTTCTGCATTTTGAGCCTGACGCTTCAAAGCTCTCGAAGGGCGTTGTCAAATACTACCATCCGGTCGACAAGAAGGGAGCACCAAGCTTCGACATCTACGACGAGGACACGGGGCTGCACAAGAAAGGCAACACGCCTATCGAAGGCGGCTGGGGTGGCTACGACGGCAAGACCGATGGGGGTTCTTACGTCGGCGTTTGTCACCAAAACGGCACGATGTACCAAGCTGGTAAATACGTCCAGACAGACGATCCAAAGCAAGCCGCAGGGGTAGCGATGCGTGGGCGTCTCGTCGCGCGCATTCCCGTCTCGAAAGATGTCCAGACAGAGCTGCAACACGTACTCCAGATGGCAGGCGTCTCCCCCGAGCTCGCGGCTAGCACCCACGACGCTGATGCAGAGCGGCTCTTCATCAAGAGTCAAATCGTGAAGTGTGGCTTAGGCACGCGCGGGCACTGGCTCTACGACATCGACGGTAACGACCTCGACAGGCGCAAGTATGCTGACGAGGCTTGGCTGGATGGCCAGCTGAAGAAAATGGACTACGCGAAGTACGTCGACACCGCTGAGATTCGTGTTGGCGCTGGCGGAGCGCACACTGTCTGGTTTGACCGCTTCAGCAAGGAGGAACTCAAGGACGTCTACTTCGCGCACACAGGCGGGGCTTCCCCGGGAGCTGCAGCGTCAATCTTGCTCAGCGAGACAGGCATCCCATCGAGGAAACAAGGCTACACAAACGGCACCGCGCCAAAGAGTTCGCAAGCTAGCGACGACATCAACACGGGCGGCGCTGCGGGCACGATGGTGCGCGTCGCGCGCAAGGGCGGCCCTGGTGCAAGTTCAGTGCACGGTTACGACGACAGCGATACGCAGGTCCGCTACATCTACCATCCGCGTGTCCTCAAGCGCGCAGACTATTGGGCGCATCATCACGATCGTTACGGCTCGCAAATCCAGTCCGACACGAAGAACACAGGCAAGCCTGAAGAAGAGGTATTGAAGCTCACGAGTAGCAATCACGAGGTGATGTTCGAAAACGGCGTCGCTCATGAGGACATCGCCGGGGTGTGGTGCCGCTCGTTGTCCATCCGCAGCGAACTCATCAACACGATGAAGACTGCCGGCAAGACCAAAATCAATGGTGTCCCCGTCGACGACTTTTTCTTCACGGGTACTCAGACCGACACAGCACTTAAGGACGCGTGCAAAGGTCTGAAGGTGGGCGCATGAAAGCCGGCATTTACATCGTGCGCGACTTGCGCGTTTCCCCCCGCCAACCGCTCACAGCTGCCGTGAAGGTGAGCATGTCTGCGGGTCGACTCCAGCTATCAAACACTCCGGGCAATGGGAAGTTGTGGCTCCCCTTTCTGGACGAGCACCCTGACTTCCTTGATGACCCCGAGGACGGTATCCTGCGTGTGCCAACAGCTGAGGGCATTATCCTTCTGCTCTGGCCGACGGTGCAGCGTTACGCCGAACTCGGCACGCAGTTCCCCGATGAGGATTGGCCAACAGCGGCAAATGAGGCTGAGGCTCAAACGAGGCTCGAGGAACGGTTCAAGGAGTTTTTGTAGTGAGGTGCCCGCATTGCAAAAACAGACTGCTCCAGAAGGCGGGCGACGAGACGCGTCTGCGCATTCAGGGGATAGTTCGCTTCGACGACAAGGGCGTCGCGCGAGCACAATGTCATTGGTGCAAGCAATCTGTGGAGCTGCCTATTCGTCTGGACGATGGTTTGGATTTGGCGCCAGAGCGCTATGTCGTCCCTAGCGGAAGCTTGACTCCATCTGGACGTACAGATACATCTTAAGGACAACCTAACGCACGCGCGTGGGCCCGATTAGGAACCGATTGAGGGTTCGAGTAGGGGCGAAGTCGCAGAGGGAGCTTTGATGCTCTGTCTGGACTTCGCCTTTTTCTGTTTTTGGAGATGAGCAATGGGTGCTGACCCTTTCAAGTTCTTCGCTCCGCTGTCCTTCTTTGAGAAGGCTAGCGGTCCGCGTGGAATGCGAAGGCGCATCGCTGGTATTATTTCGACAGACATCCTCGACAAGCAAGGTGAAATCGTCGTCCAGAAGGGGCTCAACTTTAAGCCGTTTTTGGAGAGTGGTTGGTTCAACGACAACCACAGCAAGGACACCGACTCACCCCTCGGCTATCCCACGGGTGTGCGTCGTTTCCAAAAAGGCGAGTTGCTGCCGGACGGCCAAACCGCCGACGCGAACGGCACGTGGGCTGAAGGCTGGATGGTCGACACTCCGCGCGCTAACCGTATTTGGGACCTTGGCCGTGCTCTCGCAAAAGCGGGCAATGAACGCCGCCTCGGTTTTTCCATCGAGGGTGATGTCGTCCGGCGCACAGGCCCTAACCGCAAGACCGTCGCTGAAGCGATCGTAAAGCACACCGCTATTACCAACTGCCCCATAGGCTTTGGTACTCGTCTGGAGTGTTTGGCGAAGAGCATGGTGGCTATCGAAGAGGGCGACGAAGAAGCTGCGCAGCAAGCCATCAAGGCTATGACGGCGACGACTGGCAACGCGGCCCCCGCTGGCGAGCACCCAAGTACCCAAGGCTCGACCACTGGCGAAGGTGCCGGTCGCATCTTGTCCCCCCAATCTTTGGAGAGCGACGAGAAAGACCTTGCGGCGCAGCAAGACGAGCGCATCAGCAAGAGCGAGGCTCTCGCCCTCATTTTGACTCGGTTCCCCGGAGCCGACCACGTTTTCGCAGAGCGCGCATATTGCACGCTCGAAACCCTGGCAGAGCACGGAAGGCTCTGAGGAGACCCCAACAAATGGACCAAACACAACTCCAGACGGGCTTGGATGCCCTCACCGCTGCGGCTGAGGCGAGCAACCCGGCTGCTCGATCGAAGGCCCTTTTTGAAAAGGCCAACGCCGGCACTGCTACTCCCGAGGAGCGCGAAGAGCTTCTCAAGAGCCTTGGCGGCTCGGGCACACTCGCAGCGGCAGCTACCGCCCCGCTCCAGACGGAGGCCTTGGTGAAGAGCGTCGACGTGAGCCCCTATATCAAGGAGCAGCACGCTGGTGTCGTCGACGCCCTCACTGTTCTCGCCGATCGCATCGAAAAGGGCGAAGGCAGCGAGCACCAGTTCCGCTGTGCTCTCGCCACCAGCGTCGTCCAGATGGGCGAAATGGTGAAGAGCCTTTCCGACCAAGTGGCGGCCCTCTCGGGTCAACCCGCGGGTCCTGTCCTCAGCAAAGGGCTCGGGCCTGCTGCTCCCGTCGAGCGGCCAATCGCTGGCCAACCTCCCGCGGCCAACAAGCTCTCGAAGAGCGAAGTCCTGGACGTCATGCAGACGATTTCTCAGGAGAACGGCGGGTTCTCGAAGGGTGGCGAAAACATGTCCACCGCCATCGCGAAGTACGAGATTGCCACTGAACTCTCCAAGGGCCTTGCCCAAGAGGTCATGGCGGTCGCTAAAGCTCAACGTTCCCCGCAGGCGGCCTAGCCAACTGCTTCACCCTTGAGCTCGGTGACAGCGAGCTCGCATCGTCCAGACAATCGTCCAGACAACCCTCTTTAAGGAGAGACCATCATGATCGACCAAGTGTCCTGGAAGGACTACGACGGGGTGGACGGGTTCGGGCCGGGAAATCCGTTCTCGGAATCTGACCTCGACCACCTGAACAAGGCCCTCACGGCGGGCAACGACATCAACAACCCGGGCGCTGCTCCGGGGCAGGGGTTCCCTCTGCGCGTTGAGTCGCTCGAGCAGACGTTGAAGAACGTCACCTACCGGATGGAACACATCCGGCTGTTCAAGGCCATTCCCAAGCTCGCGGCGTACAACACCGTCGAGGAGCACAACGAGATTTCGAGCTACGGCGAAGGAATCGAGGGCTTCATCGCGGAGGGCGCGCTGCCTCCCGAGGACGATTCTACGTTCGCTCGACGCTACGCGGCCGTGAAGTTCCTGGGCACGACCAGGTCAGTCAGTCACGTGATGAGCTTGATTCGTCCGGCGCATGGCAACGTCATCGCAAACGAAACGGTGGCGGGGACGATGTGGCTTTTGCGCATCGTCGAGCGTGCGTTGTTCTACGCTGACTCTTCGCTGTCGACTATTCAGTTTGACGGCTACGAGAAGCTCATCACCGACAACGCGCCGGCTGACAACATCATCGACCAGCGTGGTAAGCCGCTCGACGAGGACATCCTCATTGACGCTGCGCTCACCATCAGCGACGACCCGAACTTCGGGATTCCGACCCACCTGCATCTCAATCCGAAGATTAAGGCTGACCTCGTCAAGAGCTTCTTCCCGAAGGGGCGCTACGACCTTCTGGACAAGCGCAAGGACGGGATGGTTGGGCTCGATATCAAGGGCTTCACCAGCCCGGCCGGCGATGTGCTTTTTGAGCCGAATGTTTTCGTGAATGATGGCGGTTCGCCGAAAGCTACCGCGGCCGGCGACGCCGCACAGCGTCCTGCGACACCAACGATTTCGACTGGCGCAACAACCCCGGCCGACGCTGGCTCGCTCTTTGACGCTGAAGACGCAGGTTCCTACTTCTACAGCGTGTCCGCGCACAATGACTTCGGCCGTAGCGTTGCCGTTGCTGTCGACGGCAGTGCTATTGCCGTTGCTGAAGGCGACAAGATGACGTTCGGTGTGACCCCCGGGTCTGCCGTCGGCGTGAAGTGGTACGAACTCTACCGCACCAAAAAGGGCGGAGCTGTTGGCAAACAACGGCAGATCGCTCGCACCCCGAACACCGCTGGCGCGGGCGAGTTCACCTTCGACGATGTCAACGATCGTTTGCCGTTCACCTCGATCGCCATCCTTTGGCAACAGAACCTTGAGTGCCTCAGCTGGAAACAGTTGGCGCCATTCCTCAAGGTGCCGCTGGCCACCGTGTCGACGTCAATCCGTTGGATGCAATTAGTATACGGAGTTCCGGTGCTCTATGCCCCGGGCAAGGCCGTACTCATCCGGAACATCGGTCGAGCCCCCAACTTCAAGGGGCAGCCCTAACGCCTAACCCCTAGCAGGGAAGCGGCGTCTGGAATAGAAGGGGCGCACGGCCTATGCTTGGTCGCGCGCCCCTTTGCTTTGGGGCTAGCCTCAAACTCACAAGGGAAAACATCATGATGCTTCAGACGCGCTCCGCTCACATGAAGGGCAAGTCCATCCTCATCAACGACACGCATTACGACGTGGACAACAATCTCTGCATTGAGGTCGAGGATGAGGCCAACCTCAACAAGGCCCTGAACACGGGCTGGACTGACCAGATCCTCCAGACGAAAAACCAAAACAAGCGCGGTCGCCCCACCATCCCGAGACCTTCGCTAAACAGCGCCAAAGAGTTCGTAGCGCTCGTGGCTGCTCAGCCCGCCATCCAGGAGCAGTGCGAAGGCTGCCAAACGTTCTCTGAGCTTTTGAAGTCGGTGGGCCATGCGAACGGCTACAACTTCAATCAAGACCACCTCAACCAAGCGCGTGCGGCGCACATCGCCCGCAACGCCGACATCAAGCCTGGCGGTGGAACTCCCCAGCACTCCCAGCTCGCCCGCGAGGTGGCTGCCGTCGAGGCCACCGTTCCGCAGAAGGAACCAGAGCCCAAGACCAAAGACGAGATGAGCAGCCCCTTCGGCAGCTACTCGAAGAAGGTACTCAAGGACCTCGCGAAAGAACTCGGTCTTACCGAAGCTGACCTGCTCATGGCAGCCTACAACCTCGACAAAGAGCGCGAGGAGCCCAAGGGGCACCATGGCGTTGCGGACTTCATGGCGGGTGTCGCCGACGCAGGCTTGCTCCCTCTCGGGGCCGTTCCGCCCGTCCCGACTGGTGACGGCAAGCCCGCACCGAAGTCGGTGGCTGAAGTTGCGGCACAGGCGGCCAAGGAAGCGGAAGAAGCTGCTGCTGCAAAGGAAGCGGAAGAAGCTGAGGCGGCCAAGACGGAACTCATGGCAACGCTCGCCGAATCTGGATTTGCCACGGAGACCTTCGAGACGTCTGGAAACTGGCCCGAGCCCAATGCAGACATGCCCATCGAGTTTTTGAAGAAAATGGCCGACGGCTACGAGGTGAAGTACGCTTCCAACATCGGAGCGGCCACCCTTGTTGAACGCATCGCGCAGGCGATGTATCCCGACGGGGACTAGGCCACCAACCAACAACGTCCAGACGGCGTAGGAGCAAGATATGTCCGGAGCAGATGCATCACCAAAGAAAATGAGCACCCACATCCCGGTCATGGCTGACCAGGGCATTGACCACGTCACGGCTTCCCCTGTTGGCGGACAGGGGATGCAGGCGAAGCTCGTGACTCAAAGCGGTGCCGCTCCGCTCGTCGTCGACCTTGAGGCTCTCGGCCTCAAAAAGATGGCGGACACCGACTACGTCGTCATTTCGCAGGTGGAGGGCAAAGCCTGCACCGTCGACGAGAGCACCAAGACCCAGAGCGGCTTCAATGTGCTGGTCGGTGCGGACACCGACGTCCACAACCTTTTGGTTGTTGGCCGCTTCATCGACCAGGCGCCAGCGGAGTAGGCTTCGCTGTCTGGACACAGAGCTCGGGATTAGCAGCCCCGAGTTCAAAGCCTTAGAGGAGAGCGCACATGGGTTTTCAGTCTCGTGGGGGCATTGCCCGCGTAGTTACCGACGACATCGACACAACGGGGCGCATCTGGAAGTTTCAAGCGCTCTCGATGCGGCTAAAGATTCGCGCTGCTACCTTCCCGGTACGCCTTTTCTTTACCGAGGCCGATTTTGACGCCGGCACCAACTTTTGGGAGATTGGGACGTCTGAAGATTTCTCCGAGGCCATCGAGGACAGCCAGGTTTGGCTTAAGGGCGTTGGAGGCACTGCGTCTGTGACCGTCATGGTGTTGCACCGCAAGGGGTAAGCCATGCTGCTCGTCCGGCGTCGTGCTATCCCCCCGAGCGCATTCCGCATTGGTGTAGCGCTGGTAGCCACGGGGGACCCCCGTATTTTCCAGACAGCAGAGGCCTTTCTTCATACTCCAGGTGGAATCACTCTCGCCTTGTCCCACAACGGTCGACTCCTTGACCAAGGCATTGTGGCGAATCAGCCTCCTGGGGATTTCATCGTCTCGGATTCTGGGGGTGGGTTTGATACGGTGACCCTACTTTCGTTCACACCGAACGCGCGGTCTGTTTTGAGAGCCACGTATTACGCGGCCTGATGGCCAGGAGATAGAAAATGAGTGCACTTGCCGGTCTTCTGGACCAACAGATCGATATCGCTGGGTCCCTCAATCAGAGTGGCGCCCTCCCTTATGGCGAAGAGAGCTTGTTCCTCGGCGCTGCAATCACTGGTCAAACAGGCGTAGCTGCCAACGTCATCGCAGGCGCCCCTGCTGGCCAGGCACGGATCAGCGGCCTCACGGGTATGACCGCCGAATCTCTCCATAAGTTCTTGCGCCTTTCAGGTGCAGCCAGCGGCGGCAACAACGGCGAGTTCCTGATCGTTAACCACATCGACGCGAACACTGTCGACGTGGTTAACGCCTCGGCTGTGGCGCCCGACGCCAACAACGGCTCCATCACTTGGACCGAGCGGCAGGGATACTCGCTTGAAGACAACGTTAACTACACGCTCAGCGACCGCGCCAACATCAAGGGCGTAGCGTTTGATGCAGCCATCCCGACGTACGTGCGACCGACTGCTATCGGTTCAAACGTCGACAAGAGCCTGACCAACCTCATCTCCCTCGACTCCAAAGCCCTGGTCACGGACCGCGAGGCGCTAGGTGAAGCCGTGGCTGAGGGAGATACCCTCGTCACGCTTTCCGATGCAGGCAACTTAACGCACGCCGATGCTGTCGATCGCACGGGTGTCCCCATTCAGGACGGCGCAGATGCTGGCGTCTTTGAGGCCAGCTACGTCGAGATTTACGACCCCGCCACTGGCCAGCCGTTAACGTTGCTCGGCAGCGAAGTCGGCGACTTCACCACCGTTGCTGCATCGCTACTCGCAGTCGGCGCCGACACCGACTTCGTTACCATTGACGACGGGGTCAACACGCCCACCGTCTTCGTTTTTGACGATGACGGATCGCATGCGGAAACAGAGTTCTCTCGTTCTGTTGACCACACGGGAACGGAGACCGCCGACTTTATTCGCGACGCTCTGGTGGCAGCCATCCTTGCCGCTCCGAGCTTGCTGGTGACTGCCGTTAGCGGCGGCGCTGCGACGGTCAACTTCACCCACGCAAACCCCGGTGTTCAAGCCGGAGCCGTTGCCACTGAAACTGTGGCCAACGCCGGCTTCTTGGTTTCCGATTTCGCTGGCGGCGACGCTGACTATGGCGACCGCGTCTACGGCATCACCTTTGCCGGGTCCGCTACCGAGCCCAACGAGGTCGAAGTCCAGTTCTTCCATGTCGCGCCAGGCGCCGCTTTGTCCGTGTCCAACGTGTATACTTGGGAACGTGACCAGCCCACGTCGGTGAACATGGTCTACGGTTTTCGTGAGCGCATGGACTCGATGAGTGATGTTGCTCTTCGACGCCGTCTCGCTAACGGCCTTGTCGGCGACGCTGGTCTCAGTCAGCGCATCAACGACCTACAGGATGTTCTCAGCGACCTTCTTGCCGACGGGGTCACACACCTTGGCGGTCTCCTCACACCCACGACCAACTTCTTTGCGTGGTCGGATCTCCCCGATGCTACTCCCGACGTCGTAGAAGCGCTCAACGTCCTCAACACCGAAATCGGAAACCGGGATTACACTGGCGCCATCCTCACCGATGGCGAGACGATTACGGCGTCGCTACAGGCGCTGTCCGACGCTGTTGCCGGCTCGAACTTCACACGCGTCATCCAGGTGCTGACTGTGGCGGTGGCTGTCGGTGCCGTTCTCACGATCCCAAGCGGCACGTACACGCCTGACAGCAACAGCGGCCAGAACCTCATCCTCTTTTGGCGCAAAGAACTCCGCACGCCGGGTGATGGAACCGAAGGTGGCCATGATTACGACGAGACCTCGTCAACGACAGTCACCGTCTACAACAAAGTCAAGGTCGGCGACATCGCTGAGTGGCTTGTCTACGCGTAAATGCAGGCTCCAGCTGACCTGACTCTGAAGAACGTAGAGGCGCCGCCAGGGCGCCTCTGCGCCTCCGGGCATCACGCACCGCTGATGATTGGCAAGAAGGTCATGAGGTGGTTTCTCGTTACTGAAAAGGAGGGTAAAGGCAAAGTCTACTGCGAAGCGTGCATGCGCGTTGCCAATCACGCCAAGAAGCTAAAAAAAGAGCAGCCGGAAAAGTGGCAGGCTTTTGCTCTTGCGAACGGACTTACTCCATGAGCGATCCAACACCTGAAATGAACCACGCCGAAGCCGTTGTAAATGTGCGACGGGTATCGAACGAACTCCTCAAGCTTGACGAGAACAGTGGCAGGGTTCATGTGCTGGGTATGACGATGCTCAACGAGTTTGAATCTAAAGCACAAGCAGAAGAAGCGGCTGCGGCCACAATGCGGGAGCAAGCCGCCGCTAGCGAGGCCAAAGCTCGCGCCTTCAGGTCCCTACACACCACAGTCTTCAACGCCATCAACACTCAGCTCATCCGTGAGCAGCAAGAAATCGAGAAAGAGGCCAAAAAGAAAAAAGAACTGGCTGAGAACAAAGCCGAAGAGAAAAAGGAAGCCGCCGCCAAGAAGAAGGCGTCCAAGAAGAAGGCGAGCAAGACTAAGAGGTAGTTCGTGGTTGATAAGACGGACATTGAGGACGGTGCAATCGTCGACGCCATTGAGCTGGCGTCGGATGGCACTGTTTCGTTCAAAACCACGTCGGTGACAGATGTTGTGTCTGGCCTGATGACCATGAATCTCTCGGCGCCATATTTTGGCCTGTCTATTGGCGACGAGACCGTCGAGCCTGGTGATATTTTTGTCCTCACTGGTGCCTCGGCGGGCGACGGCACCTACGTCGTCGACACGGTCCCAAGCAACGACACGCTAACGGCTACGCCCGCGCTCCCCGATTCCACAGGCGGCAGCGTCGAGTTCAAACACCCCTGCGGCGCGCTCAAGGTCGGCATCGATCCCTCGTCTGTTCCTAACGTCGCGGCAACAAACCTTCAGACTGCACTTGAAGAACTCGGAGCGGCCATCACTATTTCACTACCAGTGCCGACTGAGGTCGGGCAGGTTCTATTTTCCAGAGATGGTTCATCATTTGAACTGACGCAACCAATCGTCGGACGTCGCGGGTGGCTAACTAATCGACGAGGCGAACTGCTTTACGGGACACGAACATGAGTGGCGGGGGGCACGAGGACCAACGACCAAGTGACGGCATCCACTGCCCCATCTCTTGGGTGTACGCGGACGCCTCCGCGCGCGGGAGCCATACCCCCAGCGATGGTCCCACTGACGCCCTTACTGCTGACGACGTCTACAAGTTTGCGCGTCAGGCTGACGACAACAGCATATGGATACTTCTGACCACCGCACCGACGTGGGGCCAAGTGTCGTCGGTCACCACCGACAGCACGACGGTCAAATGCAAGAAGAAAACTGCGGGCACTATTGCCCTAGGTAAAACCGTCTTCATCGATGGGTACGACGCCGGTGATTCGACGATTCTCGTCGAGCTTTCTGACGCCGACCAACCGGCCTTGCTGCCTGCCCTCGGGATATCTGCGCAATCCTTTACCAATAGTGCCAGTGGCGACGTGCGCGTTAGCGGCGAGTTGTCTGGTATCGACACTTCCAGTTTTGCTGTTGGCGACAATCTTTATGTATCCAAAACACCCGGAGAGCTAATAAGCACTCTGCCAACAGGAGCCACAACAAAGATCCAAAAAATCGCAACCGTGCTGAAGGTTGACGCTAGCGGGATTGTCTACGTCGGTGGCGCGTTGCGCTCGAACGCATTACCAAACGTCGCCGAGAATAAGTTTTGGGTCGGCAATGCGAGCGGCAATCCCGTCGAGGTGCTCTTGCGCAGTGACGCTACGCCAGCAGCTCTCGGGACAGCGGATACGGGCACGTCGGCTTTACTCTCGCGCGGCGACCACGTGCACGGGCACGGGGACCTTACTGGCGTAACCTTTCACGCCGTGGCTACGGACTCTCTTAATGGTTTCATGTCTGCCGCAGACAAAACGGCTCTAGATGCGTTGAATAGTGGCTGCATTTGGGCTCAAGCCGACTACAACGGCAATGACGGGGATAGACGTTCTCTTAGCATACCATCTACCGGTAGTGCTCGATTCAACTTCTATGTACCAATACTCGCAGCTGCGATAACTAAAGCCGTGTTGGTGGCCAAGCCAACCTCTGCATCGGCCGGCTCTGGTAAAAACATCGACCTTTCCTCAAAGTTTGGCAACGTAGCTGCTGGTGAGTCGATAGATCAGCACGGCGAGGTCGACACGACGACAGTGTTTGACTTCACTGGCTTAACCGACAAATTTGTTGAGATTGATATAACGCCTGTACTAAGTGTACTTGCTGCGGGCGACCAAGGTGGTGTCCTTGTGAGTCAGGTAAGCGTGGGAGGTGTTATCCACTATTACGGACTACTGATCGAGTACACTTTATGACCGACTACAACTTCACACGTGCCCTCGACACGCGCTGGGACATAGACGTCGGCGTAGCTGCTGCAATCCAAAGCGCCCTACCTTCGCTTCTGTTTAAGGTGAGCATGTCGGACACCGCTGTCGTCGTCACCACGCCGACAGACCTTTCCGCCCCAGACGAAGCGCTGTTGGGCACCACGATTGCTACATACAAAGCAGCCAGCACTGCTCGCGTGCTGGCGACGAGCAAGGCTAGTAAAAACCAGGCAGTCGACGCGCGCACCAACGAACTCATCGCTGTTGGCTTTGAATACCCAGCGTCAAGCGGTGACTATTTCAGCCTGTCCCTTCCCGCGCAGTTGAAGATTATGGCAGCTGACGACATGCGGAATGATGCGTCGTTCGCTTATCCTGTTGTCTGGAACAACATCGACGACACGGGCACGGTGTCGCTCGCCGACGCAGCTGCTGTGCACGCTTTTGCGCTTGCTGCCATTGCTGCCGTGCGAGCGACACTCGACGCTGGCACAACTCTCAAAACATCCGTGAATGACGCCGCAGATGTAACCGGGGTGAATGCGGTAGTCGATTCTCGCTGAAACTGACAACGACGCGTGGGGGCGCTATTTTAGGAAACTATGGATATCGTCGCGCAACTGGCAGATATTTTTGCGAAAGCTGGAGGCTTCGGCCTCGCTGCAGTTTTTGCGTATATGTATTGGAAAAAGGACGAAGCCCTGAGCGACCTTCAGGCTGAGCTGCGCGAGTCCCTCGTCAACACCACCACAGAGCTTGTTAAGGCCACCGTGGAGCAGAACCTACTTTCGACGCAGCAGAACGCGCTCACGACGCAACAGGTGGCTGAGTTGACTAAGGTGCGCGAAGGTATTGACCGATTACAGCAACAACAACGACCACAACCTTAAGGCACGGGAGCGACATGTTTTGGCGACGCGACAAGAAAACCCCACAGTATGACGAGGAGAAAACTACCATCGGCGTCGTTCTTCGGGAGATGGGGCTCATCAACGCGAGTCAGCTGGTCGACGCTCTTGCTCGGCAGCATGAAACGAAGGACAAGCTCGGGGACATTCTCGTCGCTGATGGTGTGCTCACGAAAGAAGCATTGCAGGACGCCCTCGATGTCCAGACAAAGTTGCGCACAGGTCGCGAAGTTTCGGCCCATCTGGACATTACCCGCTGCCAGATTGCTGCCCGTCGGACCACGACGCGGCGGCGCCTGCGCGCACTAGACCTGCAGCTGGCGGAGGCTAGTGAGTGAGCATCGAAGCGCAGGTTGGGCTTCCGCTCTACCTCTCCATCGGCTTGGAGGGGTATGAAACGGGCTCCTTTCCCCGCATGGTGCTGCGCAGAAGCGACGACACGCTCTTGCCTGAAAGCCCCATCGACTTCACCGCAGTGGGCTCCGACGGCCAGTACACTGCCATCTGGACGCCGTCAGAGGCCGGCGCCATCGCAGGCTACATCGTCGTTTACGAAGACGCGCTGCACACGACACGGAGCACCCGCTTCGAGCCGCTGCCGGCACAGTTTCGTGTCTGGGCTCGAGACCAAGACGAAACCGCTAAGCGGGTGCTGGCGCTTCTCGGAGAAAACTCTCGCGTCATTGTCAGCGGCTACGGGCCAAGTGGCGATCCATCAGGCGCGGTGATCTACATCTACGACACTGAATCCGACGCAGCAGATGACATCAACCGCACCGGCGAGATCGCTGTGCAGACGCTATTTAATCCGTCTCTTCCAGACATCCTCATTCGCCGAAAACTCTCGTGAGCAAGTTTCTCCCCATGATTTCGTACGGGTGGTGGTGCGGCCCCAATCCGCTCACTGTCGAGGTGATTGTGGGGCACGAGCTGCAGGCGGCTATTGCGCAGCAGCAACAAGCCCAAGCGCTCGTAGCCTCGGCGGCAGAGTTTCAAGGTTTCATCGGCGTACCCACCGAGTTCATGGCAGAGGTAGCTCCGCAGTCCACCATCACAGCTGTTGTCCAGACGCAATCTGCGTTACAAGCTTTAGTGCAGAGCCAGAAGGCTCTCGCTGCTCACGTAGAGTGCAAGGACTGACCGATGGCCGTTGACCCCACAGTGGACGTATTCGACCAACTGTTGGAGCTCGTGAAGGGCGACAGCGACGAGTTTCTAGTCACGGTCACGGAGCCAGACCTTACCGACCCTGACGTGGTGCCCTTGCCGCGGCTCCCTATCAATCTTCACGAATCCGTGGACGGTACAGCCGATCGACACATCATTCTCCGCTACGCCTCGAAGCGAACCCCCGGCGTTGACGACAATGTCGACGCGCTGTTGTTTAAAGATGCGCAAAGAGGCTCTTCCGATATTCGGTACCTTGCGCAAGCTGGGGACACGCTTGGTCAAGCTGAAGTTCTGATTGACACAGCGGACACCCTCGACACCGACGAGAGCACGGTCGCGCGCGACGAGGACCCCGAGCACGCGTGGGACCTGGAAGCCAACATCCAGGACGAAGAGCGGGCGGGCGTAAGCCAAATAGGGGACGTTACTGTCGTCAACGGAACGAACACCGTCGTCGGCGCGGCCACAAAGTTCTTGCTCTCGAAGGTTGGTGACATCCTCAACCTTACTGATGGGACTGGCGCCAACGAGCTGAAGCCAGCGCTCATCACGAAGATTATCGACGACCTCAACATGGAGGTTGGCCGTACCATCTGGATAGACGCGAACAATGTCACCTTCGAAGTGCGACGCAACCGACGCAAGACGGTAGCCTCGGGCGACTTCCGCTTCATCACGGGAGTTACCGATGGCTGAAATCCAGACGTACCCAGCGAAGATTTTTATCTTCATCCCTGACCCGCAGTCGCTGCTGACCGCGGGCTACGATTCGGTGCGTCTGGAGCGTCGAAAGAAACCCAGCGAAGATTTTGCGTTGGTCACCAAGATTGACCCCGTCACTGTTCAGGCGGGTGTCTACAACTACTTTTTCCTCGACGAGCTTGCGCTGAAGGGTTGGGAGTATGAGCCCGTCCTCCAGAACAGCGCAGTGCCGGGCACTCCGGTTGATGTCCGCTTCGGCATCACGCCGGCAGTCGACGCTACGTTCGAAAAAACCCTAACGGTGCAGGAGCTCAAGGACATCTACCTGTACGGCCTTGAGGACGCGCTCTCTAACGACCAAGGCATCCCGCTTCCAGACAGGGTCTACGTTCATTACATCCAAGCCGCTATCGCGAAGTTTGAGCAAAAGGTGCAGGTCCGGGTGTGCCCAAAGCGCTTCGTCGAGAAACACGATTGGTTTCGTGAAGACGCCGAGACCTTCATGTTTTTCCTCACGGATGAGTTTCCCATCCTTAACGATGAGGACGACGCCACAACATTGCCCGTTGTGGAACTCATGCTGCCTGGGCAAGTGGCGCAAGCCTTTCCCGCGTCTTGGCTTCAGCTCCAGGAGGACTTTGGCCAGCTGCACCTTGTGCCGGACTCGTCATCTGGAATCAGCTTCTCAGGAACGCAGGCGGCCAACGCGCTACGAGGGTTGCGCTCGTCGAAGTTCATCCCAAATGCGTTTCGCCTCACCTACTTCGCGGGGTTCGGCGCCGACAATCCGCTGCCGCTGAACATCAAAGACGTCATTGGCAAGGAAGCGAGCTTCGGCCCGCTCAACATTGGCGGTGACCTCCTCGGGGGCGCTGGCATCGCGAGCCAGAGCATCTCCCTCGACAGTCTGAGTCAGTCGTTCAACACGACGAGCTCGGCGACAAATGCTGGGTTTGGGGCCAGAATTATACAGTATACAAAGGAATTAAAAGATCAGTACCCCGAACTCATTCGTACTTATAAGGGGTTACGCATGCGGGTTGCGTGACAATACCATATCGAGCTAACATTGGATGAATGGCTACCTACCTCCCGCCCACAGCTGAGCCCGCTCCCCCGTGCGCATGTGGGTGCGGCGCCTCTGTTCGTTGGGGACCAGGTAAAGGCTGGTCTCGTTACCGGAAGGGGCATGCGTCTCGTAATAAACCAGGGGCTCGACTGGGCCAGACTACTTCTGAAGCGACGCGCAAAAAACAACGTGAGGCGGCACGTCGACGTTATGCAGGTAAACGGTTACGAGACGTTGAACCTCGACCAGGAGCTGGTGTTTACACAACAACAGAGTATAAACAAGCGCGCCAACGTTTGGTGGTGGGCCGACCTTGTCTGCGTTGTGGTACAAAAGAGAATGTTCATGCACACCACCAACGTCCTGGTGACGACGAGAGTCTTATTCCTCTCTGTCGTCGATGCCACGCGAAAGAACATCAGAGTCATCCAGATGTCTGCGGGCGATTACCTCCGGAGGGCGTGCTGCCCCCTAAGTGTGGTTGTGGTTGCGGTCTTGCGGTTAGGTGGAAACGTGTTCGCGGCTGGGCGAAGTTTGCCCACGGCCATGCCAACGTCAAGGTGCCAGTTAGCGTCAAGCGCGAGGAGCCTCCCTTCTGTAAATGTGGTTGTGGGGGGCAAACTAAGTACCGACATGGTGTGGGTTGGAACGAGTACCAGCGCGGTCACCGACAGCGAGTTGAAGGTGCTTACCGCTCTAAATAGAGGGGTGGGCTAATATGAGCAGCGGCGGAGGTTTCGTTGGCGCGGGTGTGATTGGGTTGCCCGTCGACGTCAAGGAGGGCGGCCAGCGCGTCGACTTTAAGACGCTCAACAAAGTCAACGACACCGCGTTCGATTTACTCATTGAGACGAAGTGTCCTCGCTACGCGTGGGCGCGCGGCGCGCTCTGCCCGTGCACGGGGCCAAACCCACAGTCGCAGCAACCAGACCCCGAGTGCACGCTCTGCAACGCCGTTGGGTGGCTTTATTTCACACCGCATGAATACGTAGCGGATGAGAAAGCCATCGGCGCTCTTGACCCCGCGCAATGCGCTATCGTCGCCAAAGCTAAAGCTGTCGTCATCAAAGCGCTCATGGTGAGCGCCACGAGTCAGCCCGACATCTACACCGTTCTTGGGCGCTGGGCTTTTGGCTCTGCATCGTGCACGGTGCGACCAGGTAACAAGCTTGGCTACTACGACCGGATTATTAGCCTCGACGACACGATGGTTTACAGCGAAGTCATCGAAGCCGATGGCACCAGCCTCATCGAGCCACGCTACCCCATCTGCGCTCTGAATCTGGTGCGCAGTGTCGCCACGGAATATACTGAGCATGATTTGACCGTTGTCGCAGGTGAGATTGTCTGGAACACAGGAAAGGAGCCGGCAGCAGGAACCCGCATCGCCTTGCATTATATTTGCCGACCCGCCTGGGTTGTGATGGAACACTCCAAACTGAACCGCACGACGCTGGTGAAGCAAAAGAAGTCGAGGACGACAACCCCACAAGGGGACATCGTCCATTTGCCTCAGCAAGTAATGGTACGTCTGGAACATCTGCCGCTTAACCCCGAATAACCATGATCACCACCGTCATTATCTCTGATGTCGTCGACGACGCCTTACTGGCCTCGCTGGACACGCCACATCTGGAAATGGTGTTGCGCGACATCATGGCGGGGGCTCGCGCGTACTGGATCCAGTTAGCGGGCAAGCGGCTCACCTCGACACGTCGCGACTACATCAACGGCATCCAAGAGATTGAGATCGACGGCCTCACTGCGAGCATCGAACTCGTCGGCGTGCTGCCCAACATGGTGGAGCTCGGGGCAGACGCTTACGACATGCACACCACGCTGCTCGGGCCCAACGTGCCTCTGGCGTCCCCAGGCAAAGCGGGCAAGCGCAAAGCGGCCGACGGGCATTTCTACCGAGCGATTCCTTTCCGGCACCAGACCCCGGGCACTGCTGGCCAAGGTGGTGGCGTCCCGATGGGACGCGCGTACGAAGGGCACTCCCTCGTCGAGAACGCGGGTAAACTTGGGCGCGCAGTTTACAAGCAAGCAAAGAAGCTCGCGCCAACGTCTGGACAGCCGGGCGGGAAGGTGAGTTACGGCGGCCGGCTAGCTGCGGGGATTGCACCGAAGCTGAAAGCCGCTCACTCCACCGACATCTACGCGGGCATGGTGCGCCAAGAAAAAGCGTATAAGTCGGCCACGCAATCCACGTTCACGACGTTCCGCATGATTTCCGAGGCAGTTCCAGACAAATGGAACCATCCCGGGATTGAAGCTGCGAACTTGACGGGCGACGTTGAGAAGTTCGTGGACAGAATCGCACCGCAGGCGTTCGCTGCGTTATTTGGTCAATGATGAGAGCGAACACGCAACCAAGCAACCAACCGCTCAGCCTCGGCGAGAGTCATGTCCCCCTTTTGGGTATTACATCGATAACAAAGAAGTGCGGTGTTCTGAACTGTATAACCGCTCGCGTTGTCGACGCGGTCTATCGAGGGTGTTGTGCGACGATCACTTTCGCAGCCACCTTGTTTGGTTTCTACGCCGCAAATCTCGCAGAAGCGCCGCGCCAAGATCGTCTGGACGTCTTCCTTGGACAACTCGAAGAGAAGGTTGCGGCGAACAGCCCCAGCTTTGATTTCTTTCCACTTAAAAGCGGGATAGTTGTTTCGTCGTCGTCGAGATGTCGCGACTCTATCCATCTCCCGCTCACGTTCTCGGTTTTCACGTCGCCAACGCTTTTGTGCTTCAGTTCTAGGCATACCCGAGTATGTCGCAATACCGGGTATGGGCAAGGGGCCCTCTTTCAGTGATTGAACGTTTTCTTTTCCAAGCCATCAAGGACGGCATTGACGAGGTTACCGCCGATCCAGCGAGTATCGAGCGGCTGTTTACGGATGCGGAGGTACCCAACCCTTCGTTCGGCATTGGCGCGGTCGAGGCCGCGCGCGTGAGGTCCTACTGGGAAAACGACGACGACCTCACCAACCGAGGTGCTCCCGTCGTCCAGCACGGCTACCCGCACGGGGAGTCGGAGTTTCCGGGGTTCTTCCTCACGCTCACGGGCGAAAATGAGGAGACGCACTTCATGGGCGACGAGACTGGGCAGCTGCTCGACGACCCGAGCGTAGCCAACTATGGTGCGCCAATCTCAGGTTCCATCTGGAAGCACCAGTACACCATCCTCGTCATCACGCAGCACATTGACATCACGCTCTACTATTACCAGCTGCTCAAAAGCTTTCTTGTCGCCAAGGATAAGTTTCTCAAAGGCTGTGGGCTGCTGCACCTCAGCTATTCAGGTAGCGATTTGGCTCCAGACAAAGCTTGGATGCCTGCCGGCTTCTTTGTGCGGCGCTTCACTATCGACTGCTCCACGGAGTACAACCAAGTAACACCAGACGGTTTTGGCCGCGCATGGAAGGTTGGGGGCATCCACGTGCATGACCCGGGCACGCCAGGAGAAGCTGTAGGCGGCGTGAAGACGCTCGTTACTATCGTCAACCCGCTCACCGAGGGAGAATAAGCAGATGGCTAAAACACGCAGCAGCACACCCGCCAAGACCTCCACCAAGGGGGTCCTCGTCACTCCCGCTGACGCTGAGGGCAATGCAACTGCGTCTCGCCCCATGACCGCCGAGGACCGCAAGAAGCTTTCCACCGTGGTGGTCGATCCTGCCTCCCTCGGAGCTCCCGGAGACGCGAAGCTCGAAGCTCTCCCCAAAACAAATCCAGACGGCCAAGGGCGAGTGCTCGCCGGACCCCGCTTGCGTCGACGCGAGCAAGCGACCGGTGAAGTGCCTCTCAAGGTTTTCGTCCGTGCCACGGCGGAGAAAGACGACCAGCTGGCCGGCTTCACGTCGTGGGCAAAACAAAACGACCACACCAAGCACACCATGGCGCGGTGGCGTGAACTCTTTGAGCAGTTCCAAGCCCGCCCCGTAGGGATGCAGAGCTGAGGAGTAAGTCATCGCTACTTCAATCTTTTTTAATGGTCGCGTGATCAGTATTCCGGGCCCATACTCCGAGGTGGACGCGTCTGGATTGGATGTTGCGTCCATCGGGGCGTCTGGAATCGTTGCCGTCCTCGGGACAGCAGTTGGTGGTCGACCGGTCTCGGACATCACCGAGGCGAAGGACATTACTCGCTACACCAGCGCCGAGAAGGCCAGCCGCGCGTTCAGGAGCGGCCAGCTGAAAGACGTCGCCAACATGCTCTTCTCGCCGGCAAAGGACCCCGACATCCCAGCGGGCGCCGTCGAGTACGTCGCGATGAAGGCCAACCCGGCCGTGCAATCAACGGGCGTGCTGCCCAACAGCGATGGACCCGCGATTGACCTCACGTCGCAGGATTACGGCGCGTTCACCGAGCAGATCACCGTGGATCTGCAGGACGGGACGACTGAGGGCAAGCTCATCACCATCACCTTTGAGGACCTCGTCGAAAGCCAAGACGACCTCGGAGGCGAAACACTTGGCAAGCTCAGCTACGTTCCTGGTCCAGACGGCTTTGACACGGCTGTCGCCACTGTCGACGCTGCTGGCAACACGACTGTGGTGGCCACGCGCGCGTCAGTTGGTAAAGACGGCGACCTCGACAACTCTATCACCGCCGTTGCTGCTGAAATCTTGTCAGCTGCTGCAGGTGACACAAGCCTATCTGTGGAGCTCTTTGGCCTCGTCGCTGGCGTCCCCACCATCGAACTCCTGACAACCGACGCGTCTGACGGCACTACGGTGGTAACGGGCACTGTGGTTTGGACTGCGGGTGACCTCTTGGGCGCACGCGTGACGGGCACGAGCGTAGGCATCATTACTGTGCGCGAGCTCGGTGGCGCTGGCGTCGACGTCTTTACGCTTCCTGCGGGAGTTAACACCGAAGAAGGCCTCATCACCTGCGACAACTGCTGGGTGAACAACGCGGCACTGACGCTGGTGTCTTCGGGCGCGTCCACCAAGGACGTCATCATCTTTGGTCGAGATGTCGCTGGCGCAACGTTGAAGGAAGTGGTGGCACTCATAGGCACTACTCCGGTTCCGTCTGTGGCAGACACCTACGCATTCTTCGACGTGCTCGTGCTCGGCGACGTCGAGCTAGCACAGACGGTTACCGTCACTGTCGAAGCGGCGAAAGCCCTGACCTCCGTTCAGGACACCATCTTGAAGGTCAACGACTACTTCAACAGCAAGCAGCAGATTGTGTCTGGACCGACGACAGAGGGCTTCATCTACACGTTGCTCACTGGGCAGAGCAACTTTGACCCCGCCAACTTTGATGTCGACCTTGTGGGCCAGTCAATCCTCGACCCCGCGGACTTTGATTACACCGCAGACCTTTACGCCATCGTCACTTGGATTAACCAAAACTCGCAGCTGATTACTGCGGCCGTGTCGACGGGGGCCACTGGCGTTCCAGACAACACGAGCACGCCGGTTCCTCTCACGGGAGGCTCTGAGGGCGTCGCGACGTTCGCCGACTACCAGACCGCGCTCAACCTGCTCAAGCGGGTCCGCGTCAACAGCATCGTTGACCTGTCTGGAGACCCAGCTGTCGCAGCTGCGCTTGATGCCCATATCGAACTCATGGGCGGGATTGGTCGCTCAGAGCGTGATGGCTTTGTCGGTGTGCTGAATAGCGGGCTCACCGACGTGCCATCGAAGACCGAATACAAAGCGGCAATCGTCAACCTCAACACGCGACACTTGCGAGTGTTTGGCCAAGCTATCGAACGCCCGTCACCAGCTGGGGACCTCACTGAGTACCAGACGCCTTTTCTCGGGGCTATCGTAGCTGGCGCGCAGGCGGGCTCGCCCGTCGGTACCAGCCTCACGCACAAGTTTATGAACGTCACCGGATTCAGGCAGCACAGCACCTGGAATCCCACTGACGACGCTGAGGAGATGATTACCGGGGGCGCTTGCTTTCTCGAAGACGTCGAGGGTGTCGGTCGTCGTGTTGTACGCAACGTCACTTCGCACCTGAAGGACAACAATCTCGCGTTCGTTGAGGCTAGCGTCAACGAGGCTGTTAACTTCGCGGTGTTCAACTTCCGCACAAACATGGAGTTTATCGTCGGGAAAAATGGTTTCTCGGGGACAGAAACTTCAGCGCGTGCAAACGCTGTCTCAACTTTGGGCCTTTTGGTCGATGCGTTCGTTCTTGTCGGTTTCCGCAACCTAGACGTGGAACTTATCCTCGACATCATGGATATGAGCGTCGAAATGGCTCCTGTGATCCCCATCAACTTTGTGCGCATCGTCGTACACCTTGTGAGTCTGGCTCAGCTGCGAACCAGCTAGGTCCAGACAGGCCACCTTTAGGAGTGAGTCATGGCAGAAAAAGGACTGGTCTTCACTGGCGCACGCGCCAGGCTGCTTATTGCCGGCAAGAAAGTCGGCTATGCGCGTAACTGTTCTGGCGGCGAGCAGATTCAGTACGAGCCTGTGGAGGCCCTCGACAACATCCAAGTCGAGGAGAACGTGCCGACTCGGTATCGCGTCAACTTCTCGATGGGCTTTGTGCGCGTCGTCAGAACCACGCTCAAGAGCCTCGGCTACTTCCCCAAGCTGGGTAGCAACCCCGAAGAGCACCTCAGCAACGTCATCACGCAGGGTCTCCTGACGGTGGCGATTGAGGACAACCAGACCGGCGCCGGCATCATGACGCTGGAACAAGCGGCGGTGACGTCGAGAAACTTCTCCATTGATGCGACGGGCATTGTCGGCATCGACGTTGACTTCGTCGGCATTCGGATGAGAGACGAGTTTGAGATCTGATTCAGACGTCCAGACAACTGTGCGAGCAAAGGGGCCCCAAATGTGGCCCCTTTGTTTTTGCGCCTGCGCTAGGCTAGCCCTCCAGACACAAGGAGAATCTATTCATGGCAAACCCCGAGTTCGAAACCATGGGCGGCGCAGAGCAGCCCGCCCACATCAAAGAAGCCCTCGCAAACCTCGATGGCCCAGCAGACAGCAAGGAACGCGTCGAGGAGGCGGAGAAGAAGCCCGATAAGGACGATCTCGACGCTGAAACCAAAAAGCGCATGTCCCGGCAGTTCACGTTCAACTTTGAATGGCCAAAGCCCGCAGATGCCAAGCCTAACCAGCGCGTCTACAAAGGCACGTTCACTAACACCTTCGCCAGTATTCGCCTCCGTCGACAAATCGGCATTTCGCGTGCTGAGCTTGCCCGCGGCGTCGAGTTTGACGTCATGGACCCGTTTACCCGTGAGATAATCCTTGTGCTCGCCCACCTCCAATGGACGCTCGA